GGGCGGCCGTCCGCCCCCCCCACAACTTGTATTCTAGTCCGCCGGATTAACCGCCGGAATCAGTTCCGATCCATTGGATATGGACACGGATGATACCACCGCCAGCAGGAGAGCCGCCGACGCCAATCGTGCTCGTAACGACCACAAGAGGCATCAACCAGCCACCGCCGGTGTAGGCACCGGAGAACGTCTGTGTCGTCAGTTCGACCCACTGATAGTTTGTGGTATCGATTGCCGCGACTGTCAGGACCGCATTCTCAGTCGAGTTCACACCAGCAACGCCAGCCACCAAGACCTTCTGACCGACCGAGATACCTCCCGGACCGGGCGTAAGGCCATTGACGAAAACGCGGTTGGAGTTTGCTGTCGTGCCCAAGATCACGTTTGTGATCTGGAGCGGTCCAGTCGGAATGCGGCCTGCAGGCACAACTGTGCCGTACGAGCCGCCCGCGATGCCTTGCGATGTCAATGGGCCGCCGTCAAGAACGACGTGGCTCGCAAAATCGTTTAGCGTTCGCGGTGGGTTGCCAGACCATGCTTCGATGCTGGCACGGTGTATGCCAACAGCATAGCCAAGACTGATAGTGCTTCCCAAACGATAGCGACCATAGGTGAAGTCGCCCGAAGAAAAGCCAACCCTGATTTCCGGTACTGTCGTTGTGCCAACCAGAGCGGTCGTCACATCGACACTGATGTCACGGACAAAACCAACGCGGCCTCTCGGCCCCATGATGTTGTGCGTGATGGCAGTGCTGCCGAAAGTAGCATCTTCGGCCCACTGATAGGTTTCGAAGTAAGGAGCGTTGTAAGCCATTGTGTTTTTCTCCTTACGCTGCGCTGTCCCACATGACAACCCTAGCATTCAGGCTGTCAGTGTGCACCAGACCAAAACCTCCGAGATAATACCAAGCAATGCCGCGAGAGCGGCCGAAATCGCCTGGAATCTTAGCTCTAATTTCCTCTGGGACGCAGATTGCTTCTGTGACCGTATCACCGCCAAGTATGAAAGCCCATGACGACAATCCGTTGTTCCATGGGTCAGCAATGCCACCCCATGGATCGTATGTTCCGGCTGCTGTCGCATCCGCCGCGCCGCCCTTCGGGATGAAGGTCTGCTCGACAAAACGACAGGACTCATATCTTCCGATTTCGCCGTTGAAGATGTGCCACTAATTCACACAGGGTCGCTGTGCCTGTGCCGCAGAAAGAGATGTTTCCAGTTGCGACCGCTCAGGACGTGAGAAATAGTTTCTGGATTGACGCCGTGTTTTTTGGCAATTGCCACTCTAGTCAGTCCAAAATCTTCGTCCTGATATATGGAAAGCACTTTGGCTTCGGTAAGCAACGCATTCATATTTAGTTCGCCAACCAAACCTCTCTGCTTTCTCACCATATCCTGAGTGTTGTGAGCGTGCGTACCTTGGAACAGGTGTGCAGGATTACAACACGGAGGATAGTCGCATGAATGACATACGAGCATACGTGGGCCAAGATGCCCTTTGAAATGCTCGAAACTAACGCGGTGCGCCATCTCGCGATGAACCACGTTGCCGCGCCGGACTTGCAGTCTATGATATCCCTTCTTACCGGGATAGGCAGTCGTGCAAATCCAGCACCCATCATCCAACTCTCTAATGCCATCGAGCAACATCTCGACCATAATTTCTCGAACGGATAACTTTGCTTTCCGATCAATCTCATGGGTCGTGATGCCTGTAGATCGCCAACGCTGATAATGTAGACTACACATGCCGTGCCCAAAGTGTGGACGGTCGCAGCCTTCAATACTGCACGTCGGCCGATCTAATCCTCTCGGCATTTCTCTTTCTCCTGCTGCGTCTTTCGAATCGCAGAGTAGACCATATCACTGACTCTTTCGAGCCATCTCGCGTTTCGGGGATGCTTATCCCCTACGGGCTTCCGCCCTGGTCGTTGAACCTTCCGCTGATCTAGCGGCTCGGCTGCTGATTGCGCAATCCGAACGATTTTCACCCTTCGCGCTTGCCCTTACGAGCTACGCTGTGGCCGTTCGGCTCTAAGCGGGTTCCAGCAATTAGCGAGATTATCACTCACCGCTCACGCGGCGAGGCGCCCATCACAAGCGAGACCAGTCTCTGTGTACTGATGTATTGTTTCGAGACTGTTCTTGAGATTTCGCCATGTCGAAGGATGAGAAACACCAACGTAGTCATCCGCCGTAAACGGTGGGATGTTCCTTTCTTTCATCGCATCGACGATGGCCTTGATGTGACCAGTGCCAAGCGCGAGGTTGTTCGTCACGGTAGAGGTTCCACCAGTGTCGAGCGTGATCGCGGTAGCAGAGGTTCCGCCAGAAGGTGCGGCGCGCAAGGCTGTATTTTTGAATTGAAGGAATGCTTCAATGTCAAAGTACTTGCGTGCGTCGTCCTTTAGCGTCTTGTCGATGATCGCGGCGACTTGATGCTTCGCCAACGCAACAAGCTTGCCGGTGTAGGGACATTTCTTCTTCGCCGCGGCTCTTTATCCGTGGCTTTCAACACGTCACCGTGCTGATGGGACTATCTTTTCGCTTTCGCGTCGCGCGCTCGTGGGCTGATTATTGTTGGGACTCACAGCCTAGTCTCTAGAGGTTCCGCAGCATCAAAATGCCCGCTGCGGCTTCCTACGGGATTGTCTCCGCTTGTGGAGAGTTTCCCCGTTTCACGCGATTTTACTTCGGCTCCCTTTAGAAAACCGAATTGCCAGCTTCATAACAGGATGTTACCGCCGCAGCTCTTTATCCACGGCATCAACCGCTCGCGCGGCTGCTCAGACTATCTCTTGACATTATACAACAATGGTTTACGGTTCAGTAATGACAGGAAAACCGTATAAACGACCAACAAAGAACGATCTCCGTTCATTGTTAGCAACGCACTCAATCTCTGATGCTGCCGCCGTGATTGGCTGCAACCGTTCAAGCATTCGGCTTTGGGGACTGGAATACGGCCTTATCCAGAAGGAGCGGCCGTACAGTTACGATATCCCGTCAGGGAATGCCTTGCTCCAACTCACAGAGCGCTATTCGGATAGTGAACTCGCTGCAAAATTCGATTGCACCGAGCAGACCATCAGAACTCGTCGCCACGAATCCGAGATTTATAGAAGCCGCGTGCGACGGCGATACACTCTCGATGAAAGCTTCTTCGAGAAGATCGATACCGAACAGAAGGCTTATATTCTAGGGTTCCTTGCGGCCGACGGAACCATACCGTCTGCTGGCCGCTCTGTTGTTCTCATGCTCCAAGCGAGGGACGTCCATATCCTCCGGGATATCCGGTCGGCGATGGGATCAAACGCTCGCATTTTTCAGAGAGAGATAGACCCGAAGTACCCCAATCGGGGCCCCTACAAGTTCATCTATTTCGGAAGCCAGAAGCTAGTACGCGACATCATCAAACATGGCGTCACACCTAGAAAGAGCCACACGCTGCAATACTCCAAGGTGCCAAAGCACCTAGAACGACATTACATGCGCGGGCTTCTCGATGGTGATGGCAGTGTTAAAGCGAAGTCGTTCTGCTTCTCTGGGACCGAAATGTTGATCGACGGCTTGCGCGCGGCGATCTTCTCTCATACCGGCATGATGCTCACCAAAGCCCATCAAGAAAATAAGCTGTGGCGATTGTCCGGCGGCAAGAAAACTAACGTGTTGAGTTGGATTTACAGAGACGCTTCCATTTACCTCCGTCGGAAGCGAAAGGCGTTTTTAGACCACTGGCAGTAATGTCCTGGGTGTTCGTGGGCGGATTATTGTTTCCTCACCGCCTAGTCGTTACACCTTCCGTCGCCCTGGTGATTTCTCACTACGTCGACGGCTTGGCTCGGGATTGTCTCAGAGAGAGTTTCCCCGAATTAACCCAGTGTTTCACTCAAACGTAAATCTGAGTGCGGCTATCACTAACCGTAAGCTGGTGTTGAATGATCGTAAATCCCGTTTCTGGGATTGGTGCCGATTCATCCAATCGTCGACCTTGGGTGCCAACATTGCTGTAGACGTCCCAGTTATATTTATCACCGCGGTTGAGACCTTTCTTTGTCCCATCCTCGGCATCGCAGAGCTGACGCATTTTTGTCAGCGGCTGCACCTGCTGGCGGAGCACATCGGACAATTCGTCCGAGTACATGTACCCACCTTCAGCAGGAATTGACCACAGTTGTCCTGCCACTGCAGAACTCCTTTCGGAACTAAGCCTCTCCTTCTCGTTAGACGGCGACTTTTCCACGCGGGGAGTTACGTCGCGCGATCTCCTGTTGGACGATCGACGAGCGATCCCGCGCTGCCGCGGGCTGCTGTTGATTGACCTTGGGTGATACGGTTCGGCTTGGCTGTTGAGGTACGGCCGTACGACGAGCGGTGCGGTCTACTGTTACTTCAACGCGCGGTTTCGCTTTGTCTGTCGTTTCGACCGTGGCATCAGTCTTATCGATCCCCTTCCACTTCAGATATTCGTCCCGTGCTGTTTCCAGCATTTCGGTAGGACTTCTGAGGCGGGCTCCTTTGGACCGATAGTAGCGATGTGCCGTGGCGATGTCGCCAGCGGTTACAACGCCGCTAGGGGTCTGGATCTTGTCGGGATCGAAGCCAATTGCTCGCAAATCCTCCTTTTGTAGTTCGAGGACTGTGGTTTCGATGACGGCAACCGCCTTCGAATCCGCAGCGAGATCGGCATGCTTGTCTCTGAAGTCTTGGAGCACCTTGTTTGTCCGAGCACCTTCGTCTTGAAAGCGCTGGTTTTCGAGCTCCGTAGTCACAACTTGCTTCGACGTAGCTGCAATGGTGTCTCGCAACTGCGTCTTGGCTTCCGCTGGATCGCCGAACTGTATAGTTTCGATCAGCTTATCCATCGGATCGGGGTGTTGATCCTTTGTGTCGGCTGTCTGTTCGGTAGTTTGCGTCTGATTTTGAACGGCAGGGTGTATGTCGTCCTGGCCCACGCGCGCGGCCGGATTCCTTAATTTGGCTAGATGGTCCTCGATCTCTTTGAGCTTGGTCTTGCCTTCCTCGAGGTAGCTTTCGCCAGCAAGCGCCTTCTGGGCGTTCGCGATCAATTCATCTTGCGTTAGCTCCATTTCCTTGCCACGAACCTTGACCTTGATCTTCTGAGGCTGGGTGGACGCTTCAACTTGCTCGGCGGCTGTTTCTTGCTCGGTCTCGGCCTGCTCAACGACCGGCGTGTTTGTCTCATCAAATTCAGGCGGCATGCCGCTGCGGGCAAATTCCGTAATGTCATCCGCGGCTTCCTCTTTCTCGGTAATCCGATCGGCCTTGAAACGCGAGACAATATCGTCGCGCGTCTTGTCCTTTACGCTTTTCGCTGTCGGTGACGGCTTTTGCTCTGCCGCTGGCTTGTCTGTCTTTGCCTCCTGGCGCGTATCGATAGCCTCGCTACCGCGCTCGCCATCGTCGAGTACGTCAGCCGCCGTTTTCTCCGTGGCTGAGTCTATCTTGGCTTCCTGCCGTGCCTTGCTCTCAGCATCCTGCTCAGTTTTGGAAAGTTCTGCCATTTGTCTTTGCTCCTTCTATGGTGGGTTAAGCGTCGAAATGCTGTTTTGATTGGTCGTCGACGAGGCCGCTATCGATCGCCTCTTGCTGGCCTTCGGCAGTCTCCGTCAGGATGTCGAGCATCTCATCGCGCTCACTTTCCTGCATCTCTACATCGAGCATCTTGCCTTCAGCAATGATTGTGCTCATCCACCCGACCAATTCATCGTATCGCTTAACCTCATTTTGCATGACCCTCATTTTTATCAGATCACCTGGGTCATCGAGATTTAGAAACACCATCTTTGTCAATGAATCAGCGGCTTCATCGCGCGCGCGGCGTAGCATTTCGATTGCTGGAGCACTGCCTTGCATAGTCGAAAGCTGCACCTCAAGATCTATGCTTGCCTTTATGATGCGCTTTTGTGCAAGACGCAGAATAGGATCTTGAGGCATTTCGATGATCTCTGGTGCTTAGGACTTGTTTGGATCGATAGCGGTTAGTTCCTCGAGCAACCGCATAATGTCGCTCAAGTCCTCGGCATCGTGGATCTGCTGGCCGTATTGCTGCATATTTGGCATTCCGAATTGATCCAAGGACGGAAGTTTTGAAACATCGAGACTTGCGGTCTTGCTACCGGAGAACAGTTCTGGCGGAGGCGGCGGGATAGGTGCCGCGGCTGGCGCTGCCTTCGGTTCATCTTTTGTGCCGCCGCGATCCCAAACTGGCTTGAAAGGTTTGTTGGGTTTAACGTCATACGGCGGAGACGGTATATACGGGGTGTGTAACTTCTTTTTGCCACCGCCCTGAGACGGTATGACGTCTGGGACTGGTGGGGGGAGTGGTCCACTAGGAGGTGTTTGTTTTATTCCTGCGAACGGCTGTAGGCCGCCTGCAAACGTATAGGTCCACGGATTAGGTTGAGCAGCCCAGGCCGCAAGGCTGATGCCAAGCTGCGTGCGTGCACGATGCGTAAATGGCGGGTTGTCGACCGCTACACCGGGGAAGAACGCGCTCGGTAAAGTCTGAATCAGCGTCCATGGTTTTGCCCATGAACCAACCATTCGCATTGCGATGAATGGCGGTTGATCGACAGATAGTCCCGGCGTATTCGGCGATAGCTTGGAACTTAGTTGTGGTAGTGGATCATCTGTCGTGTAGACGATGAAATCGCGAGTAATCAACGGTGGGTTATTGACGGCAACGGCGAGCAGCGCCGGGTTTAGTTTTCCCGGAAGTGTCGGCAGTGGATCTGGCGACTGCCACGTTCGCGTTACCGCAATAAGCTGGGTTGGGCGCCAACCTGATTGATTGGCTGGAACTGCGATTATTGCTGGCGACAATTTGCGCTGAATAGTCGGCGCAGGATCTGGCGGTTGCCAAGATGCAAGAATTACAGGCAGCGTAGTGTTGGTATATGGATTTATCGTCGATACGATCGGCGGCGGAATAAGCGCGGCAGCGTAGCGCGGCAGCGTCGGTAACGGGTCAGGCTGTTGCCAAGACCGAACAACACTCTCTATCCAAGGCCGGGTATAAGCCGTGCGCGCGCTAACGACCGGCTGCGGTAGCGCCGCAGCACCCTTCTTGGGCAGCACCGGCAGGCCATCGAACACGTCGACGACAAGGAAATCATTTTCAAATCCAGGCGGCTGGTCGACGCGAGGTACTGTGGCGGCGGCAAGCTTTGTCGGCAGGATCGGAAGCCCATCGGGAACTTCGTAATAGCTCTTAATCTCCGCGACCGCCTGCGGCACGCCTGGAGCCGCCACAACGGTCGGCGTCGGCGCGACCGAGACAATGACCGGATAGTATTCATCCGGCCAAGGCGGCTGCACACGAAGCGCCAGCGGCGGCGGCTGATCAACGCGCGTTGCGGTAATGGACGCCGGTAGGTGTGTGCCGCGTTGAGGGAGCGGATCATCCTCGCTGTAGACCGTAAAATCTCGCACCAGCAGCGGTGGCTGGTCGACACTGACGGCAAGAAGTACTGCCGGTAGAACCCTCGGACCATACGGCTGTTTGCCGCCGACTCCAGCGTAGGTCCACGGATCAGGCTGGGCCAGACAAGCGCTGAACTGTCCCGCTGGGTTCCAATCGCGGCCAGGATGCCCGAGCGGCGGATTGCTAACCTGCACGCCGAGGTTGGCGGGATTGGCGCGCCGCGGTTCTGTCGGTTGCCTGCCTCCGACAAACGGTTGCGGGTCAGGCGGCTGACACAGTGCAAGGATGGTTGCCGACGCGGCAGAGCGCCCAGCGTTTGTAACCGGGGCGTTGTTGACCGCAATATCGATAAGAGACGGTGTAAGCCTGCGCGGCGCATACGGCTGCTGCGCTCCGAAGAAGCCATAAACCCATGGATCGGGTTGCGCGATCGACGCCGCGATCGCCATTCCAAATGCGGTTCTGCTAAAATTACTATACGGTGGTTCGTTTACAACGGAAGCCGTTATTGATGGTGAAAGTTTTGTGTTAAGTGTTGGTAGTGGGTCTAGCGCGTATTCAACTTCAAAAATGATAGGTGATGTGCCAGCCTGCGTAAATCCAGTCGGAGTGGTAACAATAGGAAGAACACGAGGCGCATACGGCTGCTGACCACCAATGAAAACATATGGGTCAACTTGCCATGAAGCGGCAACAACCGCCGCAATAACGGCGAGACGCCCCATCTGACTAAAAGGTGGGTTGTCAGCCATCGATCATCTTTCAATTAGTAGACGTTGATGCCGAGTACTGTCATGTAAGTGTTGATGCGGGTGGAGAGTTGGAGCACTTGCGCCGCGTTTAATCCGCCACCGATATAGAACGCCGAGCACTGATCTGGCCATGGATCATCTTGTGTTCCGTTGTTGTTGCGCGAGAACAGCGTCATCGCCACGGTTGGGAGACCTGATGAGGTCTGCGCGATTGAACCGAGCGTCGAGCCGTTCTTGTATACGTTCACGACCCCCGAACTCGTTCGGGAAAACGTATAGAACCCCTTCATCTGACTATTCGGGATGGGATTTGGGGAGTTCGTCCCGCCCGCATTTGCATTGACGCGACCGCCCAGGCTCCCCGCACTAAATTGCGGGAAGATGAATAGTCCGTTGGTGGCGTCGATGCAGCCGATCGGGGCGAAAAAACCGGCCGAGCTATCCGTTGTGAGCGAATAGGCACCGAACGAGCCACTGTTTTGCGTGAGCTGTCCGCCCGCCGTCGATGGTGTGTAGCCGGTCGCAAGGAACGAGGTCGCGACGTTGTCCGACTGATAGCCGGCGTTGGCCGTGAACGTCATCGCGCCGTTTGCGGTCAATGAGAACGACGAACTAACGAGGTTCTTGAGCGCCGTGGCCGAGTCCGCTGCCGCCAGTATCCAGAGTGCATCTAGCAGGGACCAGATGCCGTCAGCGACGAGACCACCGATCAAATCAGCGTAGGCTTTCTTTCGTGCGTCACTCGGTTGGGTCGCCAGTCGCGCAAAAAAAGCAAGCGCTTGTGGTGCATACTGTGGTGCGTACGCATTGCGACCAATAACAGGAAAAAGCATGTGCTACACCGAGATGCTCGACCACGACGGGCCACAGTGTCAATCGGCGGCCATGACTGGGGGTTTAATGCTAAGGATGCGGAATTACATTGGAGAATTGGTAAACTCGGCAGCCCCATGTTGTCAGATCAACGGTGATCGTTGGCGCGGCTTCCGAACTGTCCACATAGCGCCATGCAAAACAGGACGAACTGCCACTGGCGAGTGTGATTTGATCTTCAAGAGTCCAACCACCTCCAGCGCTGGCGAAGGTAACATTTCCGCCAGTAACCTGCACGGTCGCGACAAGCAAATTACCGATGACACGCGATCCAGGTAGAGCCGCAGTGGCGGATGTGCTAGTACCTTCTGCCTCCGTGCCAGCGTTAACATAACTAGGCACGCTTCCATTGCCCTCTACCTCGATCAAAAACCCTGACCATGGATCAGTGCTGATCGCTACCGACACTGGATCGCTTGCGGCACCGGCGGCAACAAGAGGTTCATCGCTTACGCGCCAAGCGAAAGCGGCGTCGTTGCCACTATCCCGGCTTGTGAAGTTTGTAGGATTAGGAATGACGCTAGGCGGTCCAAACGCAGAGCACAACAGCGCAACGATCAAACTGTTGCCCTTTATGGAATTCAGCGCGGGGACGTTTAAGTTCGTACTCGATCCGATATTCTTTGACCGTGCGCCGATCGGGCTAAAATTACTGACCAGCAAACGGGGCTGCCCGTTTCGCTGCACATATGTCGTACCCATGCGATGAACCTGGATTGTTTAGGCGGCGACTTTTGCCAATTCGAGAAGTTCGCGCTGCACACGTCCAATGAGTTCCGGCCAATCGCCGTTCGTTTTTTGCTGAAAGACTCTTGTGCTCGGATACCATGGGGAATAATCAAGCCCTTGTATCCAAACCCAATATGTGCGGAAACAGTTGAGCATCACCCAGGTCGGAACCCCAACGGTGCCAGCCAAATGCGCGACAGACGTATCGACGGTAATTACCAAATCAAGACCCGCCATCGCGAGCGCTGTATCGCGGAAGCTTTTGAGCTTGGGCGATAGATCGGTAATCGGGAGCTTCGAGAACGTCTCCTTGTCACTGTCGCGCAATCCAAGCTGCAGACTGTAGAACCGCGCGTTGCTGTCCCGGATCAGCGGCTCCAGGTATTTGAGCGGTATCGAGCGGTAGGAATCATATCGGCTGTGCGGAGAACCAGACCAGCACAAGCCGATCTTCATGGCCTTGGGCGTGCGCCGCGCGTTGGAATTACGCCCATACATTTCGCGATGATACCGCACGTCATCCGTTAGCGGCACCGTTCCCCAGAATTCGTTGGTCTCTTTCTCGGTGATGCCGAGTGGCAATGGCGGCGGCACGGTTTCCATGGTCGTGGCGAAGGCATAGGCCAAGCTCATCATTCTGATCCAGCAATCGAAGTGTGGCCATGTCGAGCGATCTGTGGTCAAGACCGTCACGCCAAGATCGGAGGCGAGAGACGCCATGCTTGGGTCGAGGACAAGAAGAACCCTAGCCCCGATGTTGTGGAACCAAGTAATGTAGCGCAGGAACTGGATGTTATCACCTTGGCCCTGCTCGCCGTGCACTAGGATCGTCTTGCCGAGCAATAAACGGGCATCGCTCTTCCACTCTGGCTTGTCGATCTGGTCGATAAGATCGTGCCGGCGGAATTCGTAGTCGCGGAAACCGGGCCGATAATTGCCAAGGACCAGATTAGCAAAGCCCCGTGCGAACAGGGCCTTGCCATTGTCCGGTTCGGACGCAATCACCTGATCGAAATCTTCAACAGCCTCTTTGAAATGTGCTTCTTGCATGCGCATGAGGCCACGCCCGTAGCGGGCCCCAGTATGGTTCGGATATGACCTCAGTACGCCCTGGAAGCTTGCGATTGCCTCTTTCGTGCGCCCAAGCTCACCCAATGCCTTACCCATGTTGCAGGAGAGCGCAATCATTTCATCACGGAGCATCGCCCCAACATGCTGCAATAGGGCTACTGCTTCCTCACTTTTTTCGCGCGTTTCTTGCTCGAGCAGAGCCATCGCCAGAGCGTGGATCGTATTGGAATCGTTTGGCTCCGCCATTACTGCTGCTCGCAGTAGCTGCTCGGCTTCCTCATATTGACCAGCGCGCATAAGGCCGCCGCTGTATTTGAGCGCGACGGCAACATTTATTTCCATGGGTTTTTCTGGATGTTGGCCCACTACATTCGCCATGCGAATTGGTTTTCTCCCTCAGCAATCTGTTCGGCACCAATCTTGTCCATAAAGTCGGCTATCAACATGCCCTTACCGAAAGGTTTCCCATTGGCGTGCCGCCAGGTGTCATCCACAAAGACGATCGATCCGAAGTCGAGCGCCGGCATAGCCGCACAAAGCTCGTTCATGTGGTGGTGCGCCGCGATCAGCGGGTTATTGGCGTCGAGATCCCAGCTATCGAGGTAGAGAAGCTGGATCGGGTCGGAGTAGCGGTGGCAATGTGCATTAAGGAAAGCAACGCTATCGCCGCAATTAACCTCGGCGTTCCATGTCACCTCTTGCGCGGCTTTGACGGCTTCCGGCGAGATGTCGATGGACATAAGCTTGCCGCCGTAGGACTCGACATAGCGATCGAACATGAAGGTCGATTGCCCATCGCCCTCCCAATTTCCGGGTACGCGCAGGCAGCCAGTCTCAAAGATTCTGGCCGGATGTCCGTTCAAGAGTTTGAACACGGTGCGGAATGTCTCGGCGCGATGATTAAGACGCGGTGCGCAGTATTCTTCAAACAGCTCCAAGAACGCTCGCTTATCGGTATAAATTCCGACAAGGTCGGGTGCAGCGCTCAAACAAACTCTCGCCCGTTCCACGTCCTCCATTGCCGAGAGCCATCGCAGGAACCAAAAATGCGGACGTACCCATTCGATAACTTCTCGATGCGGCAGGCGCGCGCGCCAGTCTTGCGCATGTTACGCACAACGTCAAATTCAAATTCGCCAGTAGTCCAATGCGAACCCTGGTCAAAACCAAGAGTCCACAGTGCATTTTCTTTGTCGCGGATTACCAACGCTGGCGGGCACACCGTTCCAGGTTCACTCTGCGGGACAAAATCTTCATCCGGAGCCATGAACCCGCATTGTGCTGGGTTGTAGTGTGGTCGACCGGTAAGATGCGACGGAAGCTTTTCTCGCAAGCTCTCGTGCTTGAACAGATATTTCAGCCGGTTACGAATGCTCTGCGGCAACAAGGTTGGGATGGTTTGAATGCCAAACATGGTGATGCCCTAACTCCACCATAGTTAACGAAAACATAACGGCGGGCACTGATCCACAAGTTGGCCAGTACCCGCCATTCTGTGCTTTAGGTCGATTAGACTTCCCTAAAGATTAACCCGAAGGCCCAATTGGTTAGTGTACTCGGTGCGACCGGGAAATAAAGCTCCAGAGAATTCCCGAGGCCAGCCGGATAGATTTTGGTTTCCGGAGGGGTCGGAACATGCAGCCAGCCGTTGAGTACGTTGAAGGCATCATCCCACTCAACAGTCTGCGTGCCGGCGCCTTCGGCCGATGCGTTCGTGCCTGCAGTTCCGATGGCTCCAGCAGTACCGCCAGTGATAACAGAAGCGTTGGGGTCGGCTGCCTTCAGCTTGACCGGGGTTGCCGCTGTCAACGTCGGAAACACCGATGCCTTCTTGGCCAGTTCAACGCGCTGTTGTGCCGAAGTAGCGTTGGCGGATTGACCAATCCAGTAGCGCAGAAATTCAATATTGAAGTTCGCAGCCGCTGCCGGATTTACCGCGACTAAGGTGGTAGCACCGGCGACTGTGATGCCGCCGGCCGAGATAGAGAACTCGCGTGCCATTGATAATCTCCATTATGACACAAAATGCCCAGGCCAGCGGGCGGTTAGGCCATCTCTCAACCGACTAGCCGAGAGAATTAATAGACGTTGATGCCAAGCGAAGTCATGTAGGTGTTAATGCGCGACGAGAGATTGCTCGCCTGTGTCGCGTTGAGGCCGCCGCCGATAAAGCCCGCAGACATTTGATCGGCGTAAGGATCTGGCGTGGTGTTATTGCGCGCAAAGATCATGATCGACCGGTTCGGCAATGCCGATGACGCGGTATTGAGAGGATCTGTTCCGATTGAGGTGCCGTTTTTGTAACAGGTCGTCAGGGCGGAAGTCGTTCTCGTCAGCACCCACATGCCTTGATGCTGTGTATTTGACCCGATGCCCTGGCCGCTATCCTGGTTAATTCCCTCGAATGTGTTGCCACCATTGTTGGGATTAAAGAACGAACGGTGTGCTGCACCTGTATCTACGCAACCAATCGCGTCATTTGTCGCACCACTCGTGGTGCTGGCGGTCAGCGAATAAACACCAAGACTCGCACTGTTGAGCGCAAACTGTCCGCCCGCCGTCGATGGCACGAAACCGGTATCTAAATTGGATGTGCCGACATTGTTCGACTGGTATCCTACGTTCGCTGTGAACGTCATCGCACCGTTCGAAGTCAACCCAAACGATGACGATTTGAGATTGGCCAAGCCGTTAGCGGAAATATCGGCGGCGAAGATGTAAAGTGCATCGAGCAGAGACCACACACCATCGGCAACAAGGCCGTCGATCATTGCAGCGTAAAGGCTCTTCCTCGTCGTGCCGGGATCGGTGATGCGGTTAAAAAACTGGCTCGCTTCGTTGGAATAGCCAGTGCCAGGGGCCACCCATGTGCCGCCGACCGGGATATGCTGGAAACCGACGACAACGGGAATGATGGCCATGTGGGTTAAATCGCCCCGGCGCTATCGTCTTGCGGTGCCTGCTGCAGCTCCGGTTCCGGCAACGCGACGACGCCGTGCACTTCCGTGTTCCCGCCCGCCTTGGCGATCGAGGCGATGACGTGCTTGGCGTTCTTGAGCGAGCCGCACCAATTGGCGACCGGGTCGATGCCGGGCATGCGCGCCACCACGCAATGGCTCAATGGTGTGGCGCACTCCTTGGCGTGCACGTTGCCGAGGCTGTCAGTCACTTCATATTTTGGCATGGTCAGTTCTGTTCGTAGGAATTGTGAAGTTGCAGTGCTTCGGCGGCCGTCAGCGCCTTTGTGAATGTTACGAATTGCTCACCAGCACCCTGAACCGCATTTAAGCCGGAGGAATTTTGCGCCATGATGCAGTTGCCGGTGCTTGGTGCCGACACCTGGGCAGTGCCGCCGAGCGAGACCGGCAAACCTCTGTGGTAGACCGTGTATGTCCCCGCACCGTTGTAGGTCACGATGAAGTGGTCATAGGTATTGAGCGAGAACACTGCCGCCGCTGTCGCGAACAGCGACGTGGGACCATTTTTTGTCGCGCAGAGAGCGCCCGATGTTGCGGTGTGATCGATGACGAGGCGGATTTGCGTCGTGCCGTCGTCTAGGTTCCAGATCGTCGCGTTGCCACCGCCAGATGCGGTCATGCTGCTCGGCTTGACATAACCGGCGATTGACCATGCGGAGGTCAATGAAGCGATCGGGCCGCTAGGCAGAGAAATGAGGCTATTCGCCGTCCCGTCGCCAAGTCTGGCTTGATCGCACAACGCGCCTATTGTGCTGCTGATCCCAGACCCAGCCGTGCCATTCAAACTACCGACGACATCGGTGATGGTTGTGCCGCTGACGCGCGCATCGTTCATCGGCCAGCGATGCGTCAGATTAGTCGTCGGCCCGTCCCAGCCAGCGCCGGAATTCCACAGGCCGACATAATCGATCTGCATCGTTTGGTTGGTCTCCGTCTCTATGATGAGAAATTGATGCGCGAGCTCTATCAGACCCGTCTGTGATCCTGGCGCCCAGGTGATATCAGCGCCGTTCTGCACGCGATCAATAAAAAATTGCAACAGTCCAGTTCCGCCATTTTTAGAACCAGGCGCCATCAAGCAGCCCCATGTATGGAACTGCGAAAAGTCGATCGGCCCGCCAGGAGAAGTATAATTTACGCTTCTATTCGTGATATTGTCGTTGAACCCAGGATCAATGAACCCATGAAGCGTCTGTCCAAATCCGTTTTCTTCAGTATCGATTTCCGCCCAGGAAACCGTATTCGAATTACCTAGTGGGTTCGGAACGGCGTTGCATTGCCAATTCAAATAGTCCGTAGACCATAGATTGATCTGCGAATTTCCGGTCGTTAAGGCCGGATTGAATTTGGCTTTGTATTCGATGTAAAAACCGTCAAGTCCGGAAAATAATTGACCGACCGCCCCATGATTGAAAATACCGTTCCCACCACCAAACGCATTTGCAATGTTGACCGCTGACCATAAAGACGACCTGGTCGCGCTTCCAAGCGTCAATATAGAATTAGAAACAGAAACCGTCGGACCTTTGTGTTGCGGATTGACATACCACTTGAATCCAGGGGCAACCGTTGAGTTGACATCGATCGTGCTGATCGAGTCGAAATGGTCAAAAAACGCTTGAGTGGTGAAGCCGAAGGCGGTCGCGAACGACGGTGGCTGGACAGTGTTGGTCGCTCTACGCTTGAGAAAAAACTTCTTGTTCATATCGCGCTGCCGTAGAGCGTTGCGCCTCCATCGTCGGACCAGATCAGCGCGAAGTTCGATCCGGCATTGAGGAACGTGACGCCCATATCGGTGAATGTCGTCGAAAACCCGCCATTGCCGAGCGCCCAATTGATCGTCGGCCAAGTGATGTGCGTACCGGCGTTGATGAGGCGGATTTCAATTTCGCCGTAGGTTCCGGATGCTGGCCAGTTGCTGAAGGCAATCGTGAGATTGCCGCTGAGTTGCAACTTGTGTTTTGGGCCCTGCGAAACGTCGAAGGTCTGCGTGCCGGCGCTTTGGTTGCCCTTGTCGACGACGATCGGGTTGCGCATGAAGTACGCAACCTGCTCGGCGGTAAAGCCGAAATCGTTTGCGCCGACAACGCCGATGAGCTTATTACCAGCAGCGAGATTGGCGAGAGATGGCGTGAACGCGGAAAGCTTGAGGCCCATGGATCAGCTTTCCTGTATGAGAACGGTTACGCCGTCCTCAGCGACCAGCGGCGTGATGCCGTCCTCCGCGAGCAGCGCGTTGTCCGGGGCACCAACAGACAGGGATGCGGTCTTTGATCGCCGGATTTGCACATAAAACGGCGCCATCGCCCAGATGAGCGATGCAATGACGATCTTCATGACATGGCCTGTTATGGGATTTCGGTTAGTTCGACGTAGGAGCCCACGAGCACGCTCGATGCCGCACCGTTCGAGACATTCTGCGCAAACTGAATGGTGATCGTGCCCGTGGCACTAACGGTGATTTCGCCGTCGATATGGACAGTCGCGGTGCTGACGTTGGTTATTGCGGCTAACGGAGTGCCAAGTGCTGTCGCCCGTGTCTGCCCAACGACTGATCCGCCTGAAACAACAACGCCCTCAGTCTGTGCGCTGCTCGCGCCCGCGGTCCCGGAGATTTGAATCTGGATACCGCCTGACGTGTTGGAGGACGTGAACAAAACAGCATGGATTTTGTAGGCCACACCCGTAAAGCCATAGAGTGCTAGGCCAGTAACATTGGCGGGCGTGGTGCTGCCGGTGACATCGTATTGTGCCGCGACGCGCGCGGTGCGGGTCTGTGCCGGGAATGAGAGCACAGGCCGACGTTGCTTTATAGTGGCGCCCGTAAATGTCGTCCCACTGGCGCCGGCAAGCACGGAGTTTGTCGTGCTCGCACGATAGACTGTAATGTATCCGTCGTCGAGATAGCAGCCGGTGATGATGTACGAAACCGGGCCACCGCCGTTATCGAGAATGATCTCGAGGCCGTTGTAGAGCTTATTTTTGATGAGATCGGAGCCCGACGTGACGTTGACGATCTGCGACTGGCCCTTATACGACCAGTTGATATTAAGATCGGCGTACCAAGAGAAGCCTGATCCACCGATGTCGATCACATGGGTCGCGCCCTGCCCACCGATTTGCGCGATGCTATTGAGGCTCCCACCGCACAGTTGTTGAAGCGTGCCGCTTAAAGATGAGAGCGCCGTGATGTCTGCGGACGTGAGACGCGCATGCTCGGCAGGAACCGGGCGCGTGCCGTAGTATTTTGTGAGCCTATTTCCAGCAAAGCGGGCAAGTGACGGATCGCCCATATCACCGGTGCAAGGGCCCCACACCGGGAAATCAATCTCGCCAAAGCCAAATGCTTTCGTCGCTGGGTTTGCCTGTGTCGTGAGCGAATTCTCAAAGCCAGGACCACGCGCGCGCGAGGTCGCACCTACATTTGGCGTGGCGTCGCCGACGTAGCGCAGGTTGGCACGCGAGAACCCGACGCAGTTTTGAACGATAAAGCGATTAAACGATTGATCGTTCGGTGCGTTGTAGCCTTGGATAATCACGCCCGCGGTCGTCGAATCCGATGGGTGCGTGATGAGGTTGCTGTTCTTGAAGATGATGTCGCCATTGTTCTGCTTGACCCAAGCAGTGTGCATATTGATGTTTTTGGTTGGCGTATCGTTGTCGGTGACGCCGGGGTGCCAATTGACGATGTCCAGATTCTCGAACACCGCGCGATCGCCGTTGCCCTGTCCCTCGTAAAGCGCACAGTTGAGGGTGGTCTCGATGTGGACGTTGTCCATAGCTATCTTGCCCGCGCACACGGTTGCGCGCTGACCGGCGTAGATCGTCGTGACGGCTGCAAGTTCTGTGGCGATGGCGGTTGCTGTCGCGGCGACTTCTTCACCAAAATGGAACCACAGCCACCCGAGATCGAACTTGTAGGTGATGGAGCCGGCCGTATAACCGGTCTGGACGCACGGGACATAGCCGAAGCTCGGCAGTAACATCACCATTGCATTGTAGTAGTAGGTGCCGTCCAACAACGCCGCATAGAGCGAGTTTGGCGTGACGTTCATCGTGAACGTGTAGTTGGTGAAGCTAGCCCCGCCTGGAAGCGTGTCGGTGAATAGATTGAGCGACGATGCTCCCGTGACGGTTATTTGAACGCTCTGTTGGTCGGCGGGCCCAGCCTCGCCGTCGAGCATCGTGAGATCTTGGCCTTGATTGTAGAAGCAATAGAGCTTTCCGGTGTGGTTGCCGCCCTGCACCAGGTTCGCGAAAGACTGACTATTGATAATGCGGATGGCATAGGCGCCTGCAAACTCGCAATTGACAAAGCGATTATCTTCGGCCAGCGCGCTTTCGCCGTTCTGCCCCATGGTGACGCCAGAATAGACGTCGCGGATAAAGCAGTCCTCGATCACAGTGTCGGCAGCGCCGCCATTGCCGGATGCAATTGCAATCCCGGTGCAGCGTGGGTCTAGCGATCGAACATCGGTCGCAAGACCGCTGCGTGGCCCGATAATCGTTGCACCACTGAAGCGGTTCTCGGTCGAGGTGCCGATCCAGAACATCGGCGCAGTCTGCCAGCTTCCCGTTGGATAGAACGTGCAGCCGAAATCGCAGATCACTTCCATGCCGAGGTCAAAGACAGATGGCACCGCCGTGACGCCAAGCTTCTGATTGGCCAGCGAAATACCAGCGCGTAGATTGGCCGGATCGTCGATGAACACTGGCCCATCTAAGAACCATGTCCCGCCGTTGGCATCTGAGCGCGGGATGCGCAGGCGTCGAATGCCTTGCGCCTTGCCATAGTCGACCGCGGCCTGAATGACGGAGCGGGCGTTGTTGTTGATGTCGCCGAATTCAGCGGCGTTTATGTCGTACTGGCCCCAGCGATTGGCATCAGAGCGCAGCGATGAGCCGCCTGTGATGATCTTAGGGACATTGACTATCTGACTGGCGCGAACTTTGAAATTGTTCGTGGCATCGCCAAGCTCGCCGCGATACCACTCGGTATCATCCAGATTAAAGCGCGTGCTCTCATTGCCGGTAGTTTTGCTCGTCATATACCGGCTCTCAATTCTGGGTCGCCATCAGCACGCAATTCAATGCTCAGATCGGCACGCAATTCGGCATTTCCTGGCGGTACTGGTGGGACAGGCGCAAATGTCGGGCCGCCGAAACGGCGCTGATCTACAGCATCCATGCGCCATTCTTCATTGCCTTCCCACACCAGCATTTTGGGTCCAGGCATAACGGAGTCCTAGCTATTTGATTTCAGGCTGCGCGCTTTTGACCAGCAGATATTGTGAGCTCGTTGCGCAGGCGCGTAATAACATTTTCCCAATCGCCGATTGTTTGCTGGCGGTATAGTGTTGCGCGCGGATACCAAGGACTATCAGTCCGCTCTAATTGCCAGCGCCAATCTGTCGCGAAGGCCGGGATAAGGATTGAAGTCTGCACGCCGAGCGTAGCCGCAAGATGTCCAACCGCGGTATCGACCGAGATAACACGATCAAGGTTGAACATCGCTGCCGCTGTATCGCGCAGATCATCAAACCAGTAGGCACGTAGATTTGTATGTTTTTCTTTGAGCTTGGCGAAAGTCTCAGTCTCTCCCGGCCGCATCTGCTGGAGACTTACGAATGTGCAGCCGGGCGCCGTGAATAGTTTGGCAAAAACCTCTAGCGCGATCGAACGATGCGCGTCATTTTTATGGAGAAAGTTCCCAGCCCAGCACACGCCGACATTGATGGTGCTCGACGGCAAATCCATCGTGCGCCGCCATTGCTCAACCCGATCCGCCATGATCGGCGGCGGCCAGGGTGCAGGTATCTTGCTCTCGTGATCGATACCGAAGATTAGCGGCAGCGACATTAATGGAACCCAGTAGTCGTATTCGTCCTTGAGGTTGGCACCAGTCGGCATAACGCGAACACCAGGAACTGCTTCGAAGAACGGCCGCGTTGCGCTGTGGCAGATAACCACCACTTTCCCGGTCCATTTCAGCAACTCTGGCAAGAACCGCAAAAATTGAATGTCATCGCCGATGCCCTGCTCGCAGTGAACCAAGATGCGCGCGCCTACAGTCTGATCGATGTTCTTGAGCTTCTTGTCGGCCGGCAGTCCAAGGTTAATGACCTTGTTCTCTGAGGTAAGCATGCGAGCTTCGTAGTCCTCAAATCCCCCCTTGAGGTATCCGAGCAGAAGGCGACCCATGCCACGATTGTAGATGGCGTCAGGATCGTTCGACTTTATCGAGAGCGAACGATTGAGTGCATCGATGCCTTCTCGATGCCTGTTGAGGCGCAGAAGCACAATGCCGCGGTTGTAATGCGGAAAGTGATCGCTCGGGTTGATACTGATGCTTTTATCGAGGGCAACTAGCGCATCCTTATATCGGCGCAGTTTCTCGTAGGTATTTCCGAGATTGTTGTAAACCAAAGACTTTGCTTCGATCGATATGTCTTTCTTGCGTTCGGCCTGAAACGCCGCGCGCTCGAGATCAACAACACCTTCCTCCCAGTGTCCAAGCTGGGATACGCAAAGCCCGTAATTCGTCAGCGCCAGAGGATGCTTGCGGTCGATCTTGCGGCCGCGCCAGAACCAGTAGAGCGCTTCGTGATAGCGCTTGAGCTCGAAAAATGATGAGCCCAGACGCTCGATCGCTTCGAAGTTCTCAGGTTCGTGCATCAGCACGCCACTAAAGAGACCAACCGCGCTTTCGTGGTTTCCAGCGAGTGCAAACTGCACACCAAGATCAAGAGCCTGACCTATCGTTAGGTCTCTGGTTTCCTCTCGCGCCTCGGTCATCGCGGACCTGCCAGTGCTGGATATTGGCCTCCGCCAGTCTGCTGCGGCATGCGGATACCTGAGATTCGCCCAGTCTTAGGATCGCGGGTAAATTCCAGCTTACCAGTCTGGATAAGCTGCATAAGTGCCTGAGTTGGTTGCTGTTCCGGCTGCGCTGTGGGCGGTGAGGACGCGGAGGGCTGTTCCTGTGGAGCAGCACTAGGCGCAGCGGAGGAGCGTCCAGCATTGCCCGTCTCAGCGCCCCCACCATCCGGATTCTGCGCCTCTGCCTTAGCCATGGCTTGAGCGTGCGCGTCGTTGGCGAGATTCCGGCGATGGTCAGCTATCGCCAAACCATGTCGATGTCCATGATCCACCGCAGAGAGATGCTGATCGTTATGGCGATGTCCATGCTCAAATCCGAGCGTATGCGCGTCTAGCTGTCGGCCCATAAATTGGTCAACTACGTTGGCCTCCAGTTCTCTCTTACCGAGCGCCACCTTACCGATATTCGCAATTCCAGTGAGGAAAGCAGCCTGACCGGTGAGCTTGTCCTTTTGAATTTTGGCCATAATCTCTTGTTGCTTGAGATCGCCCATAGGATCTTGGCGAGGGCCTTGGTTCATCTTGATAAATCGTGCGCCGCCATCTTTGTAGCCAGCCGCGCCCCACACCTCAGTCCACATCGCCTCTATATCGATCTCCATTTCGCCCTTTTGAAACTGAGGCGACTGGAGAGCGATCGGACCTATAATCGAGGCTGCTGACTGGAATTTTGCAAGGCGCTGTTGCGGATCACCAGAGCCGAGGCCGGCCGAGACACGAACTGTGACGTCCTGCTCAAGCAGTTGATCGTCAATCTGGTTGATGCCGTACTTCTCGAACAGTTTGGCCTTCTGCCCGACAAGCCCGAGCACAATGGTGTCGTTCTCGTAATACTGCTCAAGCCGCACAATCTGGGAGAGTGCTCTGACCGCCCATGTTTCAATCCATACACGAATGTCGTATTCCTGTACGGCATTGGCGGCGCCTGCGGCAAGCTTGAGACCTCCGAGCGTACGTCCGAGAGAATTGTGGTCCGCGACAGTGCCATAGTTCTGCTGGCCTGCGGCATCATCCATTTCGATGTTAAGCTCGCGGGTCATCTCAACGCCGGCAGTGCCCATCTGCGGCGGGTTTTCCCAAGTCACATCGTCCTTGTCGTTGACCATGATCGATGAACCGGATGACCGGCGCTTGACCTGATCGAGATCGATTTGCCGCCCACGTCGCACTTTAGTGATCGGCATCACATTCTGCTTGGTGGCGTCGAGCATCAAATTGCGAAGATCGTTCACCTCAAGCTGCAGCGGTTGCCAGCTTTCAACTGGTGACATCGGATAAATGCGGTGGGACTCGAGCGAGCCGTAACCGATCGAGATAGGCCGCTCCCCAAATTGCTCTGGATAAACATCGCGTACAAACGAAGGATCTGTCAGATATGCTTTGTCCCCAACCGAATAGAAGCAGTAATCTTCTCCATCGACACGCATAAATGTCTCATAGACCCAGATAATCTGGAAGTGTGTTCCAGTCTGTGTCTCGTCGAGGCGATCAAGACCCATTTCACGAGCGCGGCGAATCGCCGCCATATCGAATTTGCCACTCTCAACCGAATTCTTGAGCACTTCCTCGGAAACCGGATTCCATGGGTTGACCGGTGAATTCTGTTTTGACTTTATTTCCTCAAGCTGCATCGGCCATTTGATGATGAGAAATGCTGAGGTTTGGGCTGGATCTGTCCAATCCGCGGCCGCATCGATCACTATATTCTCAGGCGGGATCAGAAGCATATCCGGCCGATCGACGTCTAGTTTGTAGACGTCGCGTTTCATCGACCTCACTTCGCCAGTTTCTTCATGCTCCTTGTCTACGTTCTCCGTATGAGACTTGCGAAACTCCTGCCGCCAACACTGCTTTGTGGCGCAGATGCCAGTCAACAATGAATCCTGACGAGACCCCATGGCCACTTGGAACCACGGAAAGGCTGCTTTGCCGGATGCGCGATCAGTGCGGTAGTTGACGAGTTCCTGCATAATCGCGGCAGATGCGCGGTTACGTTGGTCGCCTTCATTTCCAGCCGTGCAGTTAATAGCGTCAACGCTATTGAACAGCGATGCAGCAACCGCCGCTAAGTCCTTCCGAACTGCCGCGCGCGTCTTTGGTACAAATAGCTTTGAGCGGCCTCGCCAATCTGGTCTGGTGTATTTCGACCCAACATAATGCTCGTTGTGGTAGGCGCGCAGCGATTGCGACCATGCCCGCCTGTTTACTTGGGCAACATATAGCAGCGCCTGAGACTCCGCCTCGCGAATGAGGTGCAGAAAGTCGATTGATTCCTCGTCATCGTCCTCGATACCGTTTGAACCAGCGGCCTGTTCCTGTGCATTATTTTCAAGCTCGCCCAGTCCGCGCGTCAATCCGTCCTCGCCAGGAGGGGTACCGTCAGAGTTGATCGTAACAGGAAGTGCCCGGTTTCCGTCCGTACCATCTTCGCCGTGCGGCTTAGCGGTCAGCATTAGTTTGGAACCTTACGGTTCGGGACGACCAGAGCCGAGTGCTTCTCGCGCGCGTCGAGAAAGCTATCGAGGTTGAAACGCCCGCGCTCCAGCCTATAGCGTTCGAGGATCTCGCCAGCGCCAAGATGCATGCCTTCGATGACATCGTGCGTCTTAAGGTTTACGACCCACCAGTGATTCACCCCCATTAATATGGGGATATTGAATTTAACAATGCCCTGCGCGAGATCGGCAATGCAGCCCCACAGGTGGCCAGGATAATGCTTGTTGAGCCATTTCATCATTGTGGCCGCAACCTCGCGATCCTTCTCACGATATGGATCGTGCGCGTATCCACTGTCAGGCGTTGCCGGCGCCTCGTACTTCTCCAGTACAACGCGATCATTGCCACCGGCGGTATCCTTGAGCAGGATCTTTTGGCCGATGTCGATAGGATCGTGAGGCATTGATTATCCTTTGGGCTTCTGATCTCGCCACTGCGATAGGCTAATCGCCATCGCTCGATAGCTTACCGAGCACCTGAAATAGTATGCGACCGCCGATATGATCGACGGCATAACAACGCTAGCCATGTGAGATGTCCTAAGCGACCGCTTTTACCGCTGGCTTCTTGATCTCGAACACATCGGAGACCTTGCCGGTGTATTCCTTGCGGCCGGCGTGGATGATAGCGGCTTCCGGATCACACCAAATCTCACCGCCGATGCCGAGCCAACGGCGGCAGAATGAGAAATCCTCGGACAATCGCTCTCCGTATTTTCCTTCGCGCTTGTCAATCATTTCGATGAACAGTGCGTATTCCTCATTGTCGCCCGCGTTGTACCGCAGCGCCGGATATGCCTTGCACATCTTTTCAATGACGGATGCCTTGAGAAGCACAAAGGCAAAGCCAACGTCCTTGATCTTGAGGAACTTGGTATGTGGGTGAAACTCCTGCGGGTCTTGAAAGAAGTTACAGCACAGTTTGGTTTCGTCAGCCTTACGAACGCCGACGACGCAAGAGAACTCGTGATCTGCGGTAATCAGACGCACAATCTGATCTGTCTCCCAGCCCATGTCTGCGTCAATAAACATGATGTGGGTTGGGTTTTTACGCCAAGCATCCCACAAAAGCTTTTCGCGAGCCTTGCCTACGTTGCTACCGCCAGTCGTTTCGATGATGTGGCAATCGAACCCACGATGGGCGAGCTCTACCATCGTGTTATTGAGCGATTTATGATATCCGACGTCTACATGCTCATCGCCAATCGGAACCACGATGTAGAGCTTAACCTTCTTCGGATCGATGGTGCTAACTGTTACGCCGAGAAACTTGCCTACGCGCTTGCTCATCTCCGCGCGCTCGTTGCTTACCATCCATTCCTGGAAGATTGCGCGGTCACTTTCAAAGTCGGCGGAGCCGCGTTCGTAGGTCATATCTCTCTTGGCTGTGCCGTGTCTCCAGTGTTTATGCTCAACAAAGACGTCAGGCAGAGGCTTGAGGATGCCAAAATCCTTGGCGACCGTATCCCAAAGATTGTCCTCGAAATTGTGCTTTACTGCACACGGGACGAGAGATCCCATCGCGCGGACGAGACCACCACCAAAAGCACCGGCATTTCTGAACAGCGGAAAGTTTGGCTCTCCGTTAGGCACAACAATGAAGCAATCACCGGCCGCTTCCTCCATCGCCTTCCACCAGCCGGGCGTTACCGGCCAATGGTCGTCGCAGAGAAGGCCGTAGAATGGCTGGCCAGGAAACTCACTGGTAATGAAGCGGTGGGCGTCAGCACAGCGAGAGCCTGCGGGAATTGAAACGAGTATCCACGGTCTGTCCGGGAATCGCAGGTACTTCTCGTATTCTCCCCTGGCGGGGTCGTCTTTATTGACGAGGACATTGACCTGAGATGGCCAACCTCCCGGAGCGTCGAGCAAGTCGCGAAGTCTCTCTGGGCGGCCATAAGACGGCATAAACCACATGCCGCCCTCGTACCCTGTAGATAGTTAATGGTCAATGACTTAGGAGAAGAACGACACGACGAGACCGTTGGTCAAGATGTTGCTTTGCGCAGCGGAAGCATCGAGACCTTGGACGGAAATGCCGATGGTTCCTGTATCTACGGAGGTGTCGGTTGTAGCCTTCGTGGCGGTATTCACACCACCGGAAACACCTGTGAATATCGCGGTCTGTGCATTCGCAGCCGTTCGATAAACATTGGCCGTCATCTGCCACGATGAACCGCTTTGCGTGACAGCGCCATTGTTGATGTTCATGCCGCCCCAGTTGAGCTGCATGGTCTTTGGGGCAGCGTTTCCGGCAAACGTACCCCAGGCAACGACCTGGATTCTATTGCCGTTGGTGGCAAGGGTGCTCGCGGCGAGCGTGTAGCTCTTTAGCGTCTGCGTGGTGTTTGTCGCGCTCGAACCGATCTGCGTGACATCGCTGCTCAGCACAAGCTCTGGGCCTCTTGCGACAGTAGACGATCCACCAACGGTGACTGCCCCGGTATAGAGGTCCGTCATCATCGTATTGAGAGCATTGATAACGGCCGTCCAGTTATCCCCGCCGTCCGTTCCATCCCCCGTATTTGGAAGCATGTGTGAGAAATTTGGGGCTCTCAGTGTGGTCTTAGCCATTAGCGTGTCCTTCCAATAAAAAACCCGCCACATGGCGGGCGGGTTGAATTACGGTGGTGTGTTCGGTTCTACGCCGTTAGGCCGGCAAACATGATGCCAGCGACTTCCTCAGCGAGCTTCTTCTGCTCGATCTTGTCGATCGGCAAATCTTCAATATGGATCTGAGCATAGCGCGTGCCGGGCGGCATCTTGTCGAGCGACGGCATCATTGTCTTGCCAGTCGGGTCAAGAATGACGATGAGATTGGCCATCAATCCCAACTCCCAGTCGGCACTGCCTTAAAAAGCCCTGGCACGGCAACGCCAACAGTCGGCTTGAGGTTTGCCTGGATTACGGGATCAAGATCGCCCTGCGGCTGCCCGACTGGGTAAATGTTGGAGCGGCGGTTGTAGAGTCCACGCACGTATGGGTCTGCTAGAAACGCCTTGCCAGAGGCCATCTCATATTCTGTCTCTCGATGTTTCCGATGTTCGAACGACGGGTCAGCCTGACTCACCAGCGCCAAATACGGCATAACTTTCGTCGAAACTTTAGTCGGCGGACGATAAACCGGTGCTGTCATTGTCATGCCCTCGCAAATTCACCATGCACTGTTTTTGCTCCAGCAAAGCGGGCCGCATGCGCTGCTTCAAGCGTTGCATGGTATCCAAAGCTATATCTCACGCCATCACGATAGGCATAAGCGTGATACGGGCGATCTTTATTTTCATGGATGAAGGTGACGCCCTTAACGCCAGTCATACTATTTTTGTGAGCATCAGCGTTAACATTGTTCTGCCCGCGCGTCGCCTTGCGTAAATTGTCCCATCGATTGTTGCTCTTGATCGTATCCTCATGGTCAATCTCAACCGGCATCTCACCTTCCATCCAAAGCCACGCCAGACGATGTGCAAGATAGACAACGCGATCAACACCAATCCAGATATATCCGCGATCACATTTATAGCCAGCAATCGCCCCTACTGAAGCGCGGTTGCTTCTACTTACGCGCCATGTGAACAAGCCTGTCTCTTGGTCGTAATTGAAAAGTTCCTTCACCCGCGCTTGCGTTGGCTCTGGCGTGGTCCGCTTCCGGCCCATTAAACTCTCCACCCATCGCGAAAATGAAACGTCATACCCATGTAGAAGTTGCAGCCGCACTGAGCACACTTGGGTGGGACATCGCCGACCATCGGTTCCGGCTGTGTCCATTCCGCAATTGCGGCGGGATTGAATAGCGTACCGCGCTGTACGTCCTCCTGAAAACGGGCGATCTTGTGCCCCCACTCGCAGGTAATCCAGTCTCCCTTGTTGGCGTAGATGTTGTTGACGTATTCGGTGATCTTGCGCTTGTCGTAGGTGGGCTCGACCTGTTGGCGCTCAACCTTGATCGACGTCATGGTTTTTGACCGTAATCAGTTTGTTGCAGACAGCTTCACCTTCTAAGCTATCCAAATCGACGTAACGCTCGCCATCAAAAACGATGAACTTGCGGTTTGGTACTACCATGATGGTGCCGACCGGCAAACATGGAATTGGGACTACGGCTGACATGGTTTCTGCAGCCATCGGCTTTGCCACCACGGCCGCGACTGGCGCAAGTCCGAGCCACGCTAGAAGCGATCGCCTATTCATCGGTCTCAGTCTCCACCTTGCTCGCCTTGTAACCGCCCATCCTGATCTGGCGATGGAAGTATGATCCTACACTCTCGCCGTTGTCGGCACATTTGAGCATGTTTTCGTGGTGGACCGGATCAACACCCTCGTAGGCGTGGACTGCGCCGCTATGGAACTGGACGGTGAGTGTCTTGCTGTCGGGCGAATATCCTACGGCTTTGATGTTCGAGGATTTAACTGGGGTCATGCTCCCATCCTCCGAGTTTCTGCGCGTTGCCGTTCACAAACCTGATAGCGCTCCATGGTCCGGCCGAATATACAAAAGTCGGGCACTGATAAAACTTACTAGCATCCACGAATGTCTGCCATGCCGGATCGATTATCATCGTCGGCAGCGCCACGGCTGCGACCACAGCACTAGCACCGGTCATAACAGCGCGGCGAGAAAGATCACTCATTGCGGCTTGCCTCACGCTGATCCAAGGCCGATCGCCCAGGGCGCGGATCTCCCATTACCTCCGCCGTGAAGTCTTTGCAACGAGCAAACGGCACGACCGGCTTTCTAGTCACAATTTCCTCAAGCAGGCGGAATGATTCGCGCGGACTGGGCGGGCTAGCGGCGATCTCTGCGGCCACAACCGCCACAGCATCTTGAATGTCCTGCGCCTCCTGATCGGCTGGCGTATCAATGGTGACGTGGTTTTCGCCCTTGTAGCCTTCCCCGATCCTGCACCGGTATTTGACCTCGCGGCCGGTAACACGGCTGACCGCGCGGAGCACATCGTTGAAGATGTCGGCCTTGAACCATTTGCGGTAACTGATAACCCGCATCGACGAAATCATAAACGAATTGGCGGAACTGCCGGCCCCAACCATGCGCGCGATCGATGGCGCAGGGGTATTCTGGTAGACCTTGACTAGCGCCTGGGCTGCATAGTGACGCGCACGTGAGCCCCAGGAACCCTGCACAACAGCCTCCGGTGATTCGTTGGTGTGCTTACAGGCCGTCACGACCGCCACAGCCACGGCATCAGCGGTGGGGTATTCGACGGTTTTGGTCGCGTCAGTCATGCGTCTCGAGCCGATAAATGACATCGCAAGTGAAAAGGCTTCCCTTAAGATATGGGCGACTCCACGAACGCCAGACATATTGCCACCATATCAATCGACCAGCGACCCTAATTGGATACCACGCAAACCATCGTTCCCAGGTTGTTGGCATATCGTCGATCGTCACGCCGCTTCGTCCTCTATTGCCGTGTCCGGAACCTCTGGGTCCATGTCCAGAGGTTCGACGCTCTGAGTTTCGTAAACTGCAGGCGGCATCGGATCGATATCATAGATGCGCGACACAGCGTCAATCAAATCGTCATGCGGGGCGAAGGGGTGGCGAATCATCTCGTCGATGAAGGCCCGCGTCAGATCGTACGCATCCCCATTCTCGTCTTTGCGGCGTAACGCCTGAACAATGCGGTAGGACTGCGCCGTGATCTCGCAGTTCTTCTGGCGTTTCGTCATACCCTTGTGGCGGCGGTAGACGATCTGCCCGATATGATAGTTATGCGTAAGCCCCTGTTCTGCCGCTGCCTTTTCGGATCGCTCGTTCCATACGCTCCAGTAGCACATGCTACCAGCACGGTTATCCCCAAATTCAGGATGGTAGGCGATGACCGGTAGATAAAATCGGCCCTCTCGGATGTCAGGCTCTAGGCGCCCAATGCGATCATCCTTGGAATGGCCGCCCTGGCGCGGGGTGTTTAATTCCTCGATCTCAAAGACGTTGTTCTCGCGAAGCTGCATATCCTCGATGACCTCGAGCTCCACGTCCTTGCCGTAGCGTTCCCACCCAACTCTGACCATCTGGACGCCTGGGAACGTCTCCCACCGCTCCTTGAACTGCTTCACGAGAGCCCAGCGCTCGGACAGCTTCATACGGTGGCGCGCGCCGTCGAGCAGATACTTGTTGCCGCCCTGATCGATACCTATGACGGCAACCGCGGTACGATCCGATCGCTGACCGGTGCCCTTCGATGGGTCGACCAGGATGTAGACGTTCATCACCGCCGGGATCACATCGTATGTCGAGAGCCACAATGCGTTAAATGTCGCCTCGTTACCGGCAATTGGATTGAGCAGCATTTGTGCAGAGACGACCGAGCGCTGATCGTTCTTGATCTGCTTCCAACGCTCTGGCGAAAGAAACACAGGGGCTCCAGTGAGCGTACCGTCATCTGTGGCTGGGTAAATGCGAGGCTTGAGCGATTTGCGCTCGAGAATAATCCCGTATGTATCAGCAAATGAATATCTCGTACCGGCACACCACTTGCGTACGGCAAGATGCGAGCCGAGGTTATCGGCCATTTCCCATCGCTCTGTAGTTTTCTTGATTGCCTGCTCGGTGATGTAGTCCTGCGTTACGATGTCGTCGTAGACGTGTAGATCATAGTGGCGTGATGTCGGCTGGCCGTCGATCAGACCATGTGCCTCAATCGTCGCCTCCTTCGGGTTGCTTCGGCGTTTGACCGTGATACCGCGCGTGAGACCCCATTTTGCCGGCTTCCCGTCCACCCCTCTCGTTCTCGGGTTGCGATAAAGCACGTCCCGATAGACCTGCTTGAGATGTTCGTTGCTCTCAAATTCCTCTTTGATTTGGTTGAGGAAGGCTTCCGCGATCGCCTTCACCACCGAAAAGACGGAAACCTTGATCTCAGGATTACACATCACCTCCTGAATAACTCCAGCGAAGGTAATGATTGTCGATTTATACCCAAACCTAAACCACAGATCCATGTGTCCATCTGGATCGGCCTCAACCTCGCGGCAGCGATCAAACAGCCACGGATGTAGCGCATCAACGCGATTACACAGAGCGGTAAGCAAAAAGTATCTGTCATTCGCGCCTAGTAGTGCACGGCCATCCAAGTCCAGCTTTGGAACCTCTTTCTCGTACCAATCCAGCGTTTCCGGATAGTCTAGGGTGTGGAGATCGTTGAGGATGAACTGGCCGAGCCGCTTGTTGGCTTCCGTTGTCTCGTAGCGCCTAGCTTTAAGACCCCTTGCCATTTTTGTATTCTCGCCCGGCTTTCTCGAACGCTTCTAACTGCGCTTGCAATGGGTCTTGATGAATGATCTGCGGCGGTGATTCGTTCACAAGCTTAGCATCGTCACCGTTGGCTAAAACCTCCGGTGATGGCTTCCATCGGACGTCTGGGTTTTCCCCGTACTTCTCTGGCATCTCCTTTTCCAGGATAAAGGTGATGCACTTATATTTTACGCTATCGTCGTCGGTAGTCTTGATGAGTTCTCGCAGACTGTCAGCGGTACTGAACGTGCGCCAATTGCAGGCCAATTCGTACCCCTCGCGAAACTCATGATGCTCCCTGAGCCAGTTGTATATCGACCAGTGTGACGGCATGTCGTCGCGCCGAGATACAGAAAGCAGCGTTTCGCCAGACACTATAAGCTCCAGAAATGTCTGGACAAACTCTTTAGAGTAGTCGGTAGGGCGGCCCTTCTTCGGTAGCACTGCCATAGCGCCATCGAGAGCAGCGCGACTTTCGGTTTCAGCGTTCATCGTTCTTTCCGTCTCGCATGCCGCATGCGCTTCTCGGCGTGCGCACTGTAGGTCGCGTGCGCTACTGCGGCGTTAGCACCGCGCACAGCACGTCCTTCGTTTCCGGTGCGCGCCAGGATGCTATTTGCAACCGCACTCCACTGCTTTTTCTTCTTCGGGGTGCTGGCCTTCTTAGTGTGGCGCGAAGGACCATCGTTTGGAGACCACGGCATTAGGGTACTCTCACGAGCACGCATACGTACCCGTTCTTCGCAAGCAATGGCACCTCATTATCGAGGCAAGCGACCGGTAACGGCGCCGTAGGCCCGACCAGATAGAACACAGCGGCAATCAGCATAAGAAAGCCGATAAAGGTGAGAACTTGCAGCGGCGTGCTCGACGAGAATGGTGGCTTTTGCTGCGTCATGCTGGCTCCTTCGGTTCCTCGTAGATGCCCTGCTGAAACTGGTTCTGCGACATCCACTGAACTCCGCCCATCAGGATACCGACGACGCGATCGGCATCATTTGTTGCACCTGACACAAATATGCTGCCGTCTCGAGCGCGGCCAACAACGACCACATCCTCGACACCTTCCTCGATGGCCTGTTGCAGGATTTCATCACTGCGGAGCACGGGCCCAGTGAGATCGCGGCGCTCAACGCCGGGAAGCGGGATGACGTCGCCCATGACACCAATCCTCAAATGTTACCGAGAATATCTTCCGATTCGTTGGCGCCGGCTATATCGGTCGATCGCGGCATGATCGATCCACGCACAGCACCAGCCCCAGCGTCCGAACGAGCGCCGGCACGCATGGCCTGCTCCTGGTCGGGGGAGAATTCCACCTGTCCAGGCATCGGCCGCGCTGGTGGCTTGCGTGTCGGCACACCGCGCTCATGTGGCTTGACTGGGATCTTACGCTGTGGCGGGTGGTTTTTCTTGTGAGCCATGATGACCTCCATATCGAAAACGATGAGAATTACCCCATGTCCAGGTTCATGGGAGATCGAAAAATCGCACCAGCGGCCTCCTGTGAGGCTCGGAATTCAGCCAGTGACTGGCTTTTGAGGCTTTACGGCCGCCAGAAGCCCCTGGATAGGCGGAAGCAATTTGCGCTCCTCAGCCATCGCGGCCTCGAGTTTTGCTTGGCTTTCGGATGGATCAGACGGCATCTCGGCGGCGCCCATCTCGATAATCTCTGACTGCTTGACGATGATCTCTGTGCCTGGAACCACGCGCGCGCCGTGCTCCATGGAGATCATGCGCCAGTTGCCGTTGGGTAGTTGTTCGATCGGATTCGCGTTGAAGGCAACGCCGTGCCAGTTGATGCGAGCCATGATGTTTCACTTTGGGTCGGGTGGGATATCTTCGCCAGTCCAGTCGGCCAGTTTCAACCATACGTGCCAGTCGCAGCCATCCGGATCCTCGGGATAGTTGTTCCCCTTCTTGTGCCAGAATGATTGTGTGACCGTTCCATCGGCGTGGACATGATGAAGCCCAATGCCGCTTACGCTCCCACAATTACACCGAATCAGTGGCTTTACGGTTTTGCCATTACCATCGACCGAGCTAAACCAACCGGGCTTCCCCTTAACCGGGTATTCCTCCCATACGCTGCCTTCGTGCGATAAGTGCGGAATGGTGATCGTTTCCGCCATCTCACGCTCCAAGCTGGCTTTGCAGCCCAGGTGATGGAATGCCCTGTCGATCCGGATACTTCGACAGATCGACTTCCTCACCCCAACCTGTCGGCGCAGCGGCGGCCGGGGCGGAGGTCATGTCCACATTCTCTGCAGGATTTGAGGGTGTTGAACGTGACGTGCCTCCGCCCGTTTGGCCAGCTTGAGCAAGTGCGGTAGGTGCTTTCGGTGCTGGCGCTTTGGCCCAGGTAGGTGGCTTCCATGGTGCAGTTGTGCCCGCCCATGGTTGCGGTGTCTGGGGTGCCTCATCTTCTTTGGCTGCAATGCGCTTAGACACGTTCTCAGGCTCACCGAATTGAGCAAAGTCTACCCCTTGAGGATTTTCACCGTATTGAGAGAAATCGTTGCCAGCGCCGCCCGTACCGCCAAACTTGGCCTGTCTGCGGTCGATGTCGCCCATGATGTTCGAGGCGAGCCCGCCCATGTTCTTGCCGCGTGCCAGCTCCGGATTGATCGAGAGCTCGTAAGGACTGAACACATCAGCCGGCGCGTGGTTGGCGTGCTGGCCGGATAAGACGCGCGCGGCGCGCGGTCCACCCCAAAAGTGACCCAAATAGGTTTCCCGATCAGTCGGCGCACGCCCAAGGTGTTCGCCCATCTTGGCCTTGAGATCACGCATGAAGGCAGTCCAGCCGCGGGTCTGTACCTCCGGATCGGTGCTGTTGCCGATTCCGTACTTGCCACGCAGGTCGCCGCTCATCTGGAACAGGCCGTGGATTGTCTTTGAAGCGTGGGCGTTTGGATTGAAGCTCGATTCGCGATCGGCCACGGCCAACGCGAATGTCGGATCGATTCCTTCCTCTCTGGCAACGCGGACTATCGTGGCCTGGATGTCCTCGCGTGCCATGGTGATGTCTCACATAAAACGGTTAGCCGCGGGCGACAACAATGTTCGGGTCATAATTGCAGAGTTTCCGCCAAAGCTTCGGCTCGTCTCTGACAACGCCAAAATACGATTGCCGCGTCATCTTGTTCGTAGCGCAGGCTGGGCCATCAATCGTGCGCCTCACCTCGTCTCCCACGATCATTGCCAGAATGACACCTTGGAACACCACAACGCCAACACAACCACCCGTGCACCATGCCCCGCCACCACCGCCACCTGATGCCGCCTTTGGCGTGGCGCTAGTAGCGGCCTTGGGCGCGACGGTCGCCACCTTAGCGACATGCACTACTTTGACCACCTTCACCACTTTGACGATGTGATGGGCATGATGAGCGGCGTGATAGACCGTCTTTGCTACGATGACGTGATGACCACCCGCAACGGCAGATTGGGCGAGCGCGAACAGAATTGCAGAGGCGGCGACGAGCAATTTCATGGCGTATCCTATTGTTCGAGGGAATGTCTACTCGATACGCCACAAACTAACTGGCGTGCTGCCCTGCATTTCTTCCCACGGCAGGAGGGAAGCCCCATGTTCGGACAGCACGCCAAACTACATGGTGGGCCCGGCGAGCGAAAACACCGGATAAGCGGTATGCTTCCTCGGTCCAGGAAGGTTGGGGGATGGGAACCTGGATTACGAGACCCACCAAACACGCTGTTACGGAGTAGGTGTTGCCGGCGCGATGCTATCAAGCGTAGCCGCAGCGGCGCCAACCGCATCGGATGCCGCAGTGACATCGGCCGGGTTGATGGAGGAAAGCCCAGCCACGCGCACCTGCAACGCTGCTACCGATGTCTGCAGTTTTCCGAGATTGCTCTTGAGAGCGTCAATTTCGCCAGCCATGTCACGTATCCTCTGTCGTAGGTGATAGTTTTCAGTTTCTAAGGCAGCAACGCGATCAACTGTGGTGTTGAGGCTGAATATCTCGATCAGCCAGCCGATGGTGCTTCTGATAGGTCTAAAGCGCATGCAATCCAGTTACACCCGTTTCGCGGGCGGAGGCAAGTTCTCAAGCTGAGTCGGTGGACGATCTTCCCAGCCATACGATGGCACCCCAGAAAGTCCGCAGTACCCGAGCTTCGAATGTATACCGGCCTTGCGCCACGCCATGCAGCGGATGCCTTGGCATCTCGGCATATCGTTGAGCCAGCCGCCTGTCATGATCGGACAGATGTGCTGTTTGGCCTCGTCCTCATGCACGATGCTCATTTCCAGCCATACCACCAATAGCGAATCTTCGGTCCTGGCGGAAGATCATGCGGTTCATGCTTCCCACACACCATCGCGTCGAGGTTCACGGGCGGAAACTGACTTTGAATCTTTCCGTCCTCAAGCCACCTCATCTCGGGCGGAGAAAGACGGCATACGCCACTGGTCTCATCGGGATTCGCCGGGGCGCTGAACCGGCATGTGCGGCAGGATTTTTCCATCTAAGCCGCCAAGATAAGAGCCATTTCCTCATCGGTCGGGTCAGGCCATCCTATTGTCGCGGTAGCCGTAAGCCGATCATCGGCCTCTCTTACTCTGAGTCCTGCATTTCTGGAAATGCTGGCTCGAGCTTTTACACCGTCATCTTGCTCGACAAGCCGCGCCGAGGCGATCGACACAACCTCGGCCAGATGCTCGGCAACGAGATCGCCGGCAATCTTGGCGCGCTTGGTATCACCTCGCGTGAGCTCGCGCGGTAGCGGCTGATCGCCAGCACCATGCCGACGCCGCTTACCGCCACCAGGAAGCTGTGTAACGACGGGCTGCGAGACGGTCGCTGTCGCCGAGAGCGTATCATCGGCTTCCGTGATCGCAGCATTCGCCGTGATTGGACCAAGCGGCTGCGGAAGCGCGCGGCCGGCTAGAGGCTGTTGACCGCCGAGAAATGGCTGTGGTTCAGGGGACTGCCAAGCTTGCAGAACACCAGATAGCCATGTCGGCGTATATGGGACGTAAGTGACAGAAACCTGCGCCAGATACCGTGGCAGCGTAGGTTGCAGGTCTACTGGTTGCCAAGCCTGGACAATCGGTGTGGCGGTAGTATTTCGCCCTTCATTTACGAATGGAGGTTGGTCAACACTCTGGCCGGGTATTCCAGGGGAGAGCTTTCTGATCTGATGTGGCAGGGGATCGGAAGGCTGCCACGCTTGGATGACCGCAGAGAGCCATGCCGTGATCGAATATGGCGGATTTGCCGCCACCACTGCCGGCGCAAGAAGTGCAGGATTTAGCCGTCGTTGTTGCTGCGGTGGTGGATCGGCTGGCTGCCACGCCGCAATGATAGCAAGATCGACGAGAAACTCGGGTGCCGGATCGAGCCATTGCTCGCTGACGTAGACGCCAGGAGCAAGAATGTAGCTCCTTGTCGACGTTTCTTCAACGTAGACACCAGGCGCGACAATATATGTTCGCGCCATGGAGTTAACTCAATACAATTTTGGGATCTATATAATACGTCGCGCTTGCCTTCGCTGCCTTGATGTAAACGTATATCGGCCCCTTAAGCTGTGGCTGCGGAGCTGAGAGTGTCACAGTCATTTTGAAGCCGTTACCGGCACCGCTGCCGCCCCATACCGAGGCATCAGAGGAATAGGCAGAAGGCGAAGCTAGATTATTTGCTTTGGTTGATGTGGCGAATGAGCCTTGCGGATTTCCGCTTGCACCGAAGTACACGGCCTCAAACCAAATATCGTCGTTGTTGATTGTGCCGCCGCCCGTAGTCGTTCCGTAGATTGTGATAATGACGTTTGAGCCAGTGGTGTTGTTCCAGATTGAGGAAGGCAAGCATTCAAATGGGAGAACCCATTTGCTATTTGCTGTATTAACGATTTTCCAACTTATCGGCGTTGTGCCATCGGTCGCCCCACCGGTGCGGACTATGGTTGTCTCAACAGTCTGGGTGCCCTGATATTGATAGCGTTCCTGTCTATAATTGGTGCCGGAACTATCTGTGCCTATAAAATCGGCCGTCGCACCAGCTACAGTCGGTGTCGCACCAGTAGTCACGGAGGCACCTAGCTTGCAATCAATGAATGACACTAGGTAAGGCAAACTTAATGCTGGTACGATGGTTTTACCTGATCCTAAAGCGGATAAATCCACTCCAGTCACAACGAAGCTACCGCCGGTTATAAGGCTCTGATACGATAAAAAAGAGGTCGGCAAAGTTGCGCCCGTGATGGCGGATGCGGTATTTCGCCAAATAATCGTACCGCCTCCTATCCTAAGACCGTCTCCGGTGTTTGCAAACTGCATTGTGGTATTGACGAGTTCAATTTTATTTCCTTGTAGGAGTATCGCATTATTTGAAGAAACCGTCCCAGTTTTTCTAAGTGCGCAATTTTCTAATTTAATTTGGCTCCCAGTTAGCCAAATAATATTAGTGGTTGCGCCCCCACCACCAGAATCGAAAATGATCCCGTAGATATAATAAATACCAGATAGCACGGGAGCATTCACGCTAGTGGTATTGGTTATGGAGGCTGTAGTTGCAAGATTTGCACTGCCAGGTGGAACCGCAGCGGTATGGTCTACACAATAAATAAGAACCGGAGAGGCAAGAGTCCCTGCGCCAGTCAATGTAGTCCCAGATGCTTGCGTCTCTGCGTGATTATCTCCGACAAATACTTTATTTCCGGCCTGTACCCAATTTGTTGTTAGAGCATTCGCCAGTCTCGCATGTGGCGCAGCCCATGCAGAGAACGATGGGCCGAGAGTGACCCAGGTGACGGTGTTGTCTGTGGTTGTTGCGCCCGCCGTTGTGTATGCCGCCCAGGATGGCTCCGCGCCGTTACCTGCAGTCCCCGCAACCGTGCAGATCAGAACCAGCGTACCAGCGACGTTCTGAATGACTTGCCCGAGCGTGATCGCTGAATTTTTGATACTCGCGTTGTTCCACGCCGGTGTATTTGCAGAGAGATCGCCGTTGAGCGCAGCGATGCCTGTGCACTCTTGCCACGTAATAGTTGTGTCAGTTGTCTTGCCGCCTCTCGTGATGACCCACGTTGGCTCCGATGCGCTCGATGCAACGTGGCCAGCGATGGCAACAAAAACGCGCTCACTCCCGACAGCAGGAGCAGCAAGTTGACGTATTAATGTACCGCAGTCGTAAGTCGTAAGTGCCGCCCATTGTGCAACACCGTAGTATCCGGTCGATGAGCCATTGCCGTAGTTGACGTACCAAGCATTATCGACGAGGGCCATTTACTGCCCCACCGATGCACGAATTGAAGCCGCAAGCGTTGCCGCTGGCGTTAACTTATTAGTGCGAAGCGTTGTCACTTGCCCCGCTGTCATCCCAAATGCTGTCTGCAACTGTCCGTTGGTCAACGAACTCAGAAAATCCCCGATCATTATCGCCTGATCTTGCGTGGCTGTTTGATATGCCACCCGAAGCGCCGCAAAGTTTGCCGCTGCAGTCGTGTAAACCAGCGTCGTTGTGGCCAGTGAGCCCAGCGTCGTCACCTGAGAAATGTTCTGTGATATCTCGCTCGCCTGAATATCGGCCCAGCATTGCGTGGCATAAGCCGCTAACGCTGCCGCCGTATCAAATCCAGCCGCCGCTAGGTATGAGCGGTAATGCTCTACTCCAGCCTGATCTTTGTGGATTTCATAAATCCAGCGCCGCCCATCGGCCTGCACATCGTTGCGTGCGATGACGGATGATACGATGGACATGACTACGCATTACCCGCATTAAGTTGGAACGTCGCGACCGTAAACGTCTGCCCGACCACCACGTTCGAGTTATCCGGAATCAGATCAGTCGTGCAGTTCCCCTGCATGTGGCAGGTCGTGGCCGTGGCCTCATAGATGCGCCAGGACGCGGCCTGACCACTCCCGCTCGCCGTGGCTGACCACGTACCAAGCTTCGCCTTTGAACCGCTAGCCGCCGCCGCCATCCAATCTGCGGGTAAGTTGAGCGTGGCAAGAAGCCCACCAGGATCAGCCGCCGCGCAGTTTGCAGGCTCGGCGCCAGAGAACACCTTGAGCACCGCGGAGGCGCCGATCGTGCTCTCAACGACGTCAAGGCGCGCATTTCTGACCGTGACCGAGTACTGGAAGCTCACTGGCGTGCCTCTTGCGGCTCGATCTCTGGCGCGTCGGGCTCATCTTCCTCGACCACATCAGCCACAAGCTGGCCCTTGTCATCGCGGCGCGTCGTGACGGTTTTCTTGCGCTTGCGGCTCTTGGGGCCCTTGGCAATCGCCTGAGATAGGCGCTTCTCGAGGTCTGACATACCGGCGGTGAGCTTCTCAATCTGACCGGCCATCGTAGATACCGTGGTCTTGAGATCCTCGTTCTGCTTGGCGATCTTTTCAGCCGGCACGCTTTCGAAGTCCTTGCACCAACGATCTGTTCGCACGAGGCCCTCCACTTCATGGCAGGGTGATAGCTCCTGCGTTCGATCATCGGCCAGCCAATATTTGCAGCGGCTGCAGCGATCCTCACCGTCAGACTTGGAATAGTCGACGGAATGCCGCGATGCCTTGAAAGCGTCCTCGACACCAGAGTCCTGCAATGTTTTGAGTGCTGCCTTATCGTGTTCCTCGTCCGGATCATCGAGCATCGGCGCGCAGGCTAAATCCTTGGGCGGATTCTTGAGCTCTTTGCTCTCGCAAAACTTGATAGCCGCCGCGAGCCCGCGCTCGTATTTGGCCGGTGTCCCGCCCTTGGCGCGGACCTCCTGATGCTCGGCAATGGTAGCCAATCCATGCGCCGGATCGTAGGTGTCAAATTTGTTGTCTGCGTCGATGGCTGTTTTCTCGATGCCCTCGTGCTGCATGAGGCACGCGATGGTGTCCATCGGAGACAGGCCAGTGTCGATCGCGCCAATCCCAAGCTTCTTGGCTACCTCTGGATCGAATAAAGCGTGAAAGAAGTCCTTGTCGAGGTAACGGATTGTGCCGTCGACGTTGTAGCCAGCGAGATCGTGGATATCGTGGGTAACGTCAAAGCTTTTCCAGCGCTGCCATAGCCTCTTGAAGTCGTCAGTCTTGGTTATTTCGTCGAGCTCGGCCTTGGTTTGTTTGTTTCCGCGAACGTGTGGATGGCCTGCGCTCATGCGTCATCCATTGCGTTAGGGCCGCTGTTCTAACGCCCTCTTGATGGCGCGCCGCGTCGTTGGGTGATTGAAGTCTGTAATCGATGACATCGCATGCCATGAGCGGAGTAGGTGCATGGCAATCTCAAGCTGGTCTGGCCGCATCGTCCAATAAAGCTTCTGTACCTTGACCGCTTGCTCTCGATTATCTTGATCTAGCTTGCGGATCGTAGACGCCGCACTCATGTTGCCTCATCAAGTTTCGTCGTAGGAGGCCACGTAGAAAATAGCCATCAGCAGCGCCAGAACACACGCCGCGCCGAATGGCCAGCCTCCTTCAACAAGCGCCAAATACAATATTCGAAATGAAAAAATCAGAACCACTACGCCTAGCGGAATAAGCCAAAGCGCAGTTATGATCTGAAGGATGTTCACGACGCTGCCTGCCGCGCCAGTTCAGCATCGGCGCGCGCCTTGGCCTCAAACGCAACCTGCTCGGCCGCGAGATCGGCCTTCTTGGCGCGCCATGCGTCGATGTACGGTTTGAGCAGATTGAAATCAAAAAACGTCTGCTTGGTGCCGTCCTGGCGCGTGATGACGCCAAACTCTCGAGCCTCACCGCTGAATACGCCCAAGCCCCATTCAACGGCATAGATGGTCTTGTCAACCATCGTGCCGTGTACGGCGCTGAGATCAAGCAGAAAGCCGTGGCCGTCGACAACCATGTATGGCAGATCGTTTTTGCCGTCGTTGGTGATGGAGAGGCGCATCAGGTTGTCTCTTTCGCGCGGCTAATCGGCGTTAGTCTAACGCGATCGCTCGATCATGTGAATTCTGCCGCGAACCCACGACATCTCGAGCCAATTCTTGGGCGCAAACGAATCCGTCCATTCCTCATAATAACTGGGCTTTCCAGCGGAAGTACCGCGGCCGCTGTAGCTAACGCGATTGCCGACGTCCTTCAAAACACTAGCGCGCAGCTTGATTTCCGTGAACTTCTCTGCCGCCCAGCCCTGTACCAAATCGCCCGGTGGTGATCGATAATGCCGAACCAAATTGATCTGGCCATCGACCTGAGAAATCACGAGGCGCTCACCAACTAACAACACACGCGCGTCGTCCCAGGAGTTTGCGATAACCCTTATGTGGCCGTCATTATCGGCGGTTGCCGTGATGCTGATATTATCGGCTTTGAGCATAATCTGCGGTGGCTTTGGAGTTAGCTTTGGTGTGATCTTTTGGGATCGTTTAGCAGCGGCGGATGGCATGGTAGCTCCTGTGAAAAGCTCAAATCTCAGCAACAAAATCTCGTATGCGATAGGTATTCGATTGCCGCAATCTGAGATTTTACCTCCAGGCTGAACTACCTAGAAGCATGAAATATCGAACTGGTGGGCTTCCTTGTGGGTCGGATATTCGCCGTCAGGGGTGATTTATGCAAATCAGAGCCAAATTATGCAATCGGGTTCCACCGCACGTATTTCTTAGCGCGTCACCCTTTACGGCTTGGGCCTGTGCAGGGTCACTCTCCCAATTCCAAGCCGAACCGCTCGTCATCTCAAGAAACGAAAAGACCAACGCCGTGGTGTCGGGGGACTATCGACGGCGCTGGTCTCTCGGTGGGGACCTTGGAGGTTGCGTATTCGCGAGCGTGGGACTTCACGCTTGCAATTATTTCCGTAATTCATTTCAAGTGATTCGTCAATGCTGATGCCATCGAAACTATCAACGTAGTGAACAATTTCCGAAATTATCTCACTCGCAATGCAGCGGCGCGCTCGTCAACGGTAGCACCAGAGCGGATTTTGGCCTTGTCACGGATAAAACGCGCGCGCTGCTCTAGCGTCTGCTGCGTCTCCCAGGCGATCGCGGCGTCATGGACGGTGAGCGTCTGGTTGAGTGCGCAAACCACTTTGATGAAGCTCTCACGGCCGAGATTGGCTGGACGAGGGGCCTGTGGCTTAGTGTCTGATGGGCTGTCGAGATGGGTGTTGAAGTGCAGCGGTGTGCCGGCGCGGCGGTTGGTATCCTGTGTGCGGTCCTCGTTCGTGACCCCAAACTTGAGGGCTACAGCCTCTAGGCACTGACGAATGGCATCATACAATGTCGGGTTTATGCTCTTGTCCTCGACGCAAAGTTGCTCAAGCGTTGCGCGTAACGATCGAGGTTCGAGGTGCACCAGTGTGGCCTCATCGTCTATGAGCTCTTGCAGCTTGTCGAATGCTTCACTCGCTGATCGTATGCTTTCCTCAAGATCACTCAATGTCGCTGGCGCCATCAGTTCTTCAGCTAGCCCAGCCTCCCCGAACCCACCATCTATCGATTGGCCCTTGGGCACCCGGCGCAACTTGCGTAGACCCTCGAAACGCCCGTAAATCTCGGCTACTCGAAAGCCTGCCGCGGTCTGGAGATTTGTTAGTTCTGCGAAGCAATTGAGGCGGCCTAGTTCGGTGGCCAGCCTGGGGTCCATGGTGACTTTGCGCCCGTGCTGTCTGATGCGCTGCCATAGCGCCCCTGACATGGGCTCTGCTGTTGGCTTTGCCGCCTTGCGCGGCTTGAGTTTCCCACAGTCGTAGCGATCGCCATTTTGAGGTGGACGGCCGCGCCTAGCTGTAGCCAGCATCGACAACCTGTGAGGTTTACGCGGTGAGGTTTAAGGCCAGACAAATCTGAGAGATTTGACGGTAAGCCATAAACCTTAACGCATTCTTTCACTTATGAAGGCCAAGGCAGACGTGCGCTGGATTCTTGGGGTCAATCACCACGTACGACCACGCACCTGATGGCATCGGAATGCGAATGAGCAGAGAGCCGTCATCGTAAACCCGCCGCACCTCAACACGAATATCTAGTGTCCGGTACACCGGTTCGTCTCCGCACGATTCCGACATAGGGAGGAATGATTAAACTGGTTCGTGCTGAAAAGCTAGTTCTCGGTATCGTCGCTGTTGATTTGTTCGTGCTGATGACCGTTAAGCGCAAAGCCGTGGGGATCGTATGTAGCCTCACCTTCCACCTCCGCGTCGACGGCCGCGCGCAAGGCAAGCTCAGCAACGTAGTTCGTGATGCCGAGGGAATCCATCCATTGCAGCACCTCCTGCATCGTGAGGCCGCTGGCCGACAGCATGAGGCCGATCGCATCGATCTCATCAGCCAGATAGCGCAGCCGGCGCCGCGCGGCGCGCAAGCCAACCAGCAGACTATCGCGCTGGCCATCGGTCATCGTGGGTGCGTTCCTAGCGTTTTCTCAGTCTCATCCGCTAAACGTCTCTTGCTCTTGGCCCACTGAATATTTTTGTGCTTGATCCAAGATCGCATGGCCATGTCTGGCGTCATCGCGCTCACATGGTTCATGTGATTGGGAAAAACGGCAAACTTGTCCTTGTATTTCATTGCTGCCCAGCCGATTTTATATGACTTTTCAGCCACATACCCGAGCAGCATCGCATAGAACCGCTCCTTCTCGGCCATCGTGTAGTGACGCTTCTTGCCGTGTTTGAAGCGCTCGCCAGCCGTGATCTCCGCGAGCTCGCCATCTTCCTCAACATACGAGCTAATGATCCTGTAGACGTATCCGCAGTTTGGGCATGTCAGGTTCACCTTTGGTGCTAGGCATGAGCACACGGGGCAAGGCTTTGGCAACGATGGCTTGCGCTCAGCGCGTTCGACTGGCTTGCCGTCGTGAAGATGATCGTGGTGAATGTCAGTCACAAACCCCAGGCGCGCCGTTGTGTCGCTGTGATCAAGGATAATGCACTCGTTTTTCCCCTCTGCAGTGCGCAGCCCTCGACCAATAATCTGGACAAAGAGCATCTCCGAGCGCGTCGGCCGCGCCAGCACAATGCAGCGCACATCGTAGTCCACCCCCACCGTCAGCGTTGCCACATTGCAGATGACGTCGACCTCACCATTGTGGAACTGGCGTTTGATGGCCGCGCGATCGAGGATGGACGTTCGCGCATCCTGGTAGGCACAAGACACACCCTCGGCCTGAAACCGCGCCTGCAGGGCTTGCGCATGGGCACAGTCGACACCGAAAACGAACGTCTTGCCTTTGCCCCAACGCTTCTTCCATGTCTCGATGATATCGGCCGTTAGCGTGCCTTCCTGCATCGCCGCAGAAAGCTGGCCTTCGTGGTAATCGCCAGCAACGATCTTCACCTTTGAGAGATTCGGATGGCCTGTGGCGAACACCCTGAATTTCGATAGCAATCCCTTCTCGATCAGCCCCTGCGTCGTTTCAGCAATCAAGAGCGTCTCAAAATACTTGCCTAATCCCTTGCTCCATGGCGTGGCACTCAATCCGATAAACGGCACGCTTTGCCACGCTGGATCTGTCAGCCACTTCTTGTGAAATTCATGCAGCACATGGCATTCGTCGAACACCACGATCTGAGCATCCGGAAACTTTTCTCGCGCATGCAGCGTCTGAACCGAGCAAATCTGCACCGGCTGCGCCCAATCCGTCATGATGTGATCGGCCTGAATCACCCCCATGCCGGTGATTCCCTGTTCTCCGAACGCCTCTATGGTTTGATCGATGAGGCTGATCGAACTTACTACGAACGCTAATTTGTTGCCCTTCTTCTGCGCTCCCTCAACGATCGCCGCGGCGAGCCTCGTCTTTCCGCTACCCGTTGGCGCCTGCAAAACGATTCGCTTCACCCCTTGCGCTACCGTCTGGCGCAGCGCCTCTAAAGCCTCAGTTTGGTGTGGCCACAATTCCATCTGTTCCCCCTCCGTATGCTCAAAAAACCAAAATCCGTATCGGCAATCCGCAATAAATGAGCATACCGAAACGTCGTTCCTTACTTCTTACCCTTGCTTCCCTGAAGGCCACTTTCTTGTGAGGTGGCCTGTTCCTATCGATTCGTCACCGGGGCCGCGCGCGCGTAAAACTGATTTGCAGAAGCCTGTCAATCCCAACTGATACTGCAAACGAATTTCTAACAACAGTAAGGCAATGTATTAATTGCCATATTTACTTGTTTCGGTAGCGAAACGATCGATCTATATCTTGTGTCTCTAATCGGTGGGCGACTACTAGATGTAGTGGGTGTAGCGAATCGCAGTTCGTTTCGGGTGCGAAACGAACATCTATATCTAGTGGTGTGGATATCAGAACATACTAGATGTTGAGATTCGTTTCGGCCCCGAAACGATCAGGACTCTCCGAACATCACGAGTTCCCGCGGCGCGCGCCTACCGTATGTAGCGGCCGCCCACGAGAATATAGCCAAGGCATCGGCGCGGTCATGCGAAAAGCACGTCGCCGGCATCAGTTTGAGCATGTGGCAGCGCTTCACCACTGCAGCCTTGGTTTCCTCGCGGTTGCCGACGCGGCCGACACCGAGAAAATGCTTGCGTACTGTGGCGGGGTGTATGTCCTCAACAGGTACACCAAACCGGTGTGCGATGCCCCTGACAACGCCGTTCAGGCCCAGCGCCATCTCAACTGACTTTTGCGAATTAAACCGATCCCGGAAGCCCTGCAGGGGGAGGTGGGCCTCTTTGACGATCAGCACCGGCCGCACCGATTCTAGCTTTTCGGTCAACCAAGCCTGCATGTTCCCGAACGCTACATCTTGTGGCTCGGGCGGCTTCTTGAGGATGACAGTCCCTGAAACTGGGCATGCGCCGTCCCCGCCGAAAGCAAATCCAGTAGCGGTCGCGAGATCAAGCGCTAGGATAATCACCTATTCGGCAGCTTCCCGAAACGTGGGCAGCCGCTGCTTGAGCCCCTCGCCCTTTTTGGGCGGTTCAAGCTTCTTGACGTTGCCCAGGCGCTCGGTGTTGAGGCTCATGCGGCCTGCGTGGAATCCGTCCAGCCACCGCGCGGCCGCTTTCTGCCTGTGGTGCTCTGGCGCGCGCGCCGGCAAGTCCTGGAGGGCAGCACGGCGGCCTTCCTCAAAAACCGCATCCTTGGGCTCGCCAGCCCCAAGCGGCATGTCGATCTGAATCCCCACGCCATTCCACTCGGCAATGCGATGGTGCTCGGCAATGCGGGCCTGGAATATGGCTTGGCCTTCCGGCGTCTTGAGTTCCACGCTCAATTTGACGGCCGACATGGTATCGCCGTCGTTTTTGAGCAGTTCCTTGAAGGCTTTGATTTCGAGCTTGAGATCATCCTTCTTTACGAGGATCTTCTCGAACACCGAAACATGCTTCCAATGCAATGCCTCGAGCTCGGCGTCAGTCGGTGGCACCTTCGCGGCTGGCTTGCTGGTAGATTTTGAGACGGTTCTGGATTTTCTCATGGGTAATGGCCTCTAGCGGGGGTTAAGCTGAAATATCTGATGCACCGTGCTTCTAGGACGCGCGATCGGCGCCGGCCCAAACAGGTGGCAGACACAGCCGATCTCGGAATCCCAGACTGCGTCGACAAACAGTTTTGGCCTGATCTGCACGCGGTAGGTGTTTTGCTGGTTCATGTTGAAACCAATGATCGGCGCGCGCCCAACTCTGATCTGGGTCACGATGAGCCTGTAATCGGCGATGGTCAACTCAATCTTGCAACGGTCACGGAAGCGATTCACAGCGTTCAAAATGATGCGCTGGGCGGGGGTGAGCACAGTTATTCCCATCCAATGCGTCGAAGCTCTGTGGGCCCAGTGTGAGAGCGATCCCAGCAATACCACGCGAATGCTATGCTGCTGCTGGACTGTGGCCCAAGCCACCCGTGCCTGTGCATCATCGGCAGTCTTTTTTTGAACACATGGACGCGCGCAAGCTGGCCACCGTCGAGAATATTTGACCGGCGCTCGCTTTCGAGAAATGCTAGGCGCAAAAGCATGTAGACGCGCGGGCACAGTGCCAGTGCATGTTCGACAAATTCTCCACCTAATTTGTACGGAGGGTTTGTCACGATTGCCTCGACGTCAATTCGAGACTGTCGTTCCATCAAGAAATCTACGCCGCTTTCGCTATCCTCAAGCCCGTAATCGACAAGATCAGTCGCCCAAACGGTATGGCCACGCCCGCGCAGAGCGGAGACAATACTTCCAGGTCCACAAGCCGGTTCCCAAATATGGTGTGGGAGATTCTCGGCCTTCAACAGGGCAAAAACCGCCGCAGATGGCGTCTCATAAAGATCGTCCTTTCGATCAGATAAGACATGCCGTTGCGCTTGGCTGGAATGGCTAAGCATTTTATCTGCTCGAAAGCTTCGGCGCCCACGGCTGCTGCCTACCTCTGGCGTCCGCAACCGGCTTCCCGTTGTTCGTCGTACCATAAATATCGATGATTTTCCACGGCTTCTGATTGCCGCGCGGGCTCAACGTGGAGAGCCCGGTGTGTGGCCCTACTAAGATTGTCACGCGGCGAAAGTTGTGCGCGAAAATCTCAATGCGTATGAAGCCGGCGCGCGCAAGCCGCGGGAGGTTTTTGAAACGCTTCCCGGTTCCGCTATCGTTCATAGGGCATCGCTGACGCTGTAATGCTGTGTTCACCAATCGCTCGAACGTGGCCTTCTCGTCGTCCTTGAGATTAGGCAGATCGACCATCATCCCGCTCCAATAATGGTGTTTAGCTGTTTCTCATCTTGAGGATTGCAGCAGCGCAAGATGTGATCGGCAATCGCAGCCTTGTGCTTGCCACCCCAGATCGCGGCAATCTTCTTGCCGTTTGCATCGACAAGATAGGCTTGAAATTGGCCGTTGGCCGTTGGCGCGGAGCTTGAGGTCCAGTCCCACGGGAAGGGCGGAAATCCTTCAGCCTCTGGCGGCAGTGCCTCAATGACCGGTTCGACCCAAACACGTTTCCACTGCTTGAGTGTCACCGGATAATCTTCCGCGTCGGACTCTGTTGCAAAGCCTCCGCGCAGCATGAAGATGTTGCCTTCGTGTGTTTCGGCTTTGACGGCGAATGACATGCTACCAATCCAGTGCTGATGATCCGGTTGCGATGATAGTGTACCCCGCAAAACGCTTCGGCACAGTATCGAATGGGCCATCAGCGGCAAGAACATTCCGCATTTGTCGCCCAGGATATTTCCCTTCTGGCGCTTCGACCATCGCGAGAGCAAATCTGCTATTCATTTCGTCATACTGGTGTTGCGTCCAAAACGGTAAAGCAGTCTCGCCAAAGCTCTCGGTCATCACACACTCCTAATTTCTACTCGGTGATTGTCTCAGTTCGAAGAACCCTGCCATCTCGGGATGGTTGGCGAGAAACCAGCGCGCGAGAACGCTCGTGTGATTATTATTGATCTTGAAGCTTGAATCATTACGCTCGACGTTGTGGAACCACCGCATCCTGTGCGCCACAGCATCAGACGAAAACCGTTTGTGTCCTTGCCTGTAGAGCATCAACGAGATTTCCTCGAACAGATTTGCGACACTGACCGGAATATCTTCTGGCAGCGTCATCGAGGATAGTGGCGTGCGATCCAGTTTGACGAATGGCGAAAGCTGATAAGGTGTGTCGCCAAACAAATCTTTAAGACTGCCCATTTTCAAAGTCTCCGATATCCAATGACGCCAGCCGTACTGCGCTCGCGCTCGCGCACCATGCCGTCGTCGTTTCCTGACTTCATCACAATCACGCCCTGCCTTGGAACCGCTGTAACAATGCCGACGTGGCCGCCATGTCCGCGAGCGTAAACGGCGACCACGCCGGGAGCCGGACGCGAAACAGGCCGACCGATTCGCAACCAGTTACGCGCAACCCAAAGGGATTTGTTGTGTGTGCCAAGATAGTCATCGAGCCAGCATCCGCACCATGCCCGCCGCGGGCACGAGTACGGGCGACCGTTAAGTTCTGCCGGTAGTGCCGGCTTCGACGTGAGCACGATCGCCAGCATGAAAAGCACAGAGATCCACGCTGCAGACACGTAGAAGCGTTTTGTCACGATTGCCTCCCCCAAAAGACGCTCAAACTGCCGCAAACTAGGTGCCAAAACTTAAATAATCACATGCCGCCGCAGCCCGAAGCTTAGCCCGTCGCGCCGCCTCGTATAAGGCCCTGCAAAGCTTACAGTATCCGCGTCTATTGCCTTCGTGTTCAACGTGACAGCGTGGGCACTCTGGTTGGTGCGTGGATTTTGGCATCAGGCGGCCGTGTCTTGCGCTTTGATCTCTGCCAAGACGTGCTCAACAGCCATGCGAGCTGGGCCGCGCGTAGGGGCAGCATCCGTTTCCCACCGATGGACGGTGCTCTGATCTACACCAAACCGACGCCCAAACGCTTCTTGGGTTTCCCCAAGCCGCTCGCGCGCTGCCTTGATGTCTGCTGGCTGGATTGGGTTAGCCTCTGACATGGCAGTTAGTATGCAGAACGCATAGAGACTGTCAATCTATATTGCATAAATGGTATTTATATACCTATTTTCATTGGATATGCGATTTGCATTGACGCATCAAATGCGATCTGCATAATAGGCTCCGTAAACGCAACCCAAACGGGAGCATCAGCATGACCCATATCCCATACGACGATGACAAATACGAGGTAGTCGACCTCACCACCGACGAAAGCGCCGGCACCTTCGCCAAACTTTCTGACGCCCGCGGCTTCATACGTCTCGCAAAGCTTTCAGCCTACCAAATCTGGCGCGGCTATGTGTCGAAAGGCATCTACGGTGAGGACCGCGAATTCGTCGCAGAGCATCGTATTGAATGTTGCGATCCGTACGATGGTGACGATGATCGCGTGAGGCGCGCGCTCGGTGAATTCATTCCATCCGATCTCGAGGACACTGAGAGCCTCGATGTCTCACAATTCATGCAGCGGTAGGAGGATCAGATGTCCTACAAGTCAGACCTCGAAATGATCCGCCGCAATCCAGCAACACGATATGCGCTGCTCGGCATGCTTGAACAATTTGAACGGATGGACCCAGTCGACGCACTGCACGACGCACAATGCCTGCTGGGCTTCCAACAGAAACGCTGTGAAGAATTGTTGGAAAGGAAACTTCCATGACACAGTTATCCTGGATCAAGCTTGCCGAACTTCCTGACGGTGCCCGCGTCGTATTTTCGGAAGATTACGACATCTTCCCAGAATGCGTGGTGCCCGCTGGCACCGTTGCAACTATCGTAGAAAACAGCCTCAACGAAATGCAGCCGGGGCTATTTCTGCAACCTGACGACGAGTCCATCCGCACAGCGCTCAAACAGTGGGACGGTATCATTTATTTGATGCCGGAAGCCGACTCGGGCGATCCAGAAGATCCAGCTTGGCAAGAGCCATCGCCAGTCGAGGTCGCGCGATGACCGATACCCGCGTAGTTCTCACGTCATCTGGTGAGGTTGACAAGATCGCGGTGGCCCGTGTGGCCATCGCGAAATGGCGGCAGGAAATGCTTGGATACGCCGATGCTGGCGTGAAGATCAATCCGCAGGATGCCTACAATCGTGCGCACGCCGAAACGCTGGCGCTTGCGGAAAGATTGGCGAAGCAGAGCAAGGAGGACGATCATGGGTGAAATTGCGGAAATGATGCTCGATGGTTTTATGTGCGAGCAGTGCGGCGAGATCATCGGCGACATTGAAACCGGAGAAGGCCAAGGCTTTCCGGGACTGTGCGCTGGATGCCAAGCTGAGCAAATAGGCCGCGTATCGAAGCCAAAAGACAAGCGCTTCAAATGCACGGATTGCAATCGTCGTTTCAGTTCGGAAGCCGCGCGGTGCGATCATATCCGCGACAAGCATCAGGCGGCAAAGGAAGCCAAATGAGCAAAGGGCTTGATGACGTGGACATGGCCATCTTGCAAGCCGAGATCGCCTCGGCTGTCGCCGCCGAACAGGAGCGCTGTGCCAAAATTGCGGAGGCGCACAAAGGCAAAGCCGCCAAGACGCGCCGTGATCGCGGTCAAACATTCAAGTTTATGTCTGAGGAAGCAGCCGCTGAGATCGTAGCCGAAGAACGCGGCGAAGATATTGCTGCTGAAATGATTGCCAAAGCAATTCGAGAACAGGTGCCCAATGTCTGACCGCGCAGCGCGCTATCTCACTCGGGTGGATAATTATTTGGAGAGCCTCGCCGACGACTCGGATCGCCTTTTGTTTCTCACCGAACAATTCAACGGGTGGGAGCAAAGCTTTCTGCGCTTTCAAAACTTGGCACAGGACGGGACTCTTGATCTCAGCAATGATCCTAATCCAATCACAGGCGCAGATTTCACGCTGACTCTGACTGGTCTGCAGCAACGCATCACCAAGATCGAGCAGCAACGATACCCGGCAAAGGAAAAACTCAATGCCAAGAACCCAGAATGAAATTGATAAGCTTGTAGCGTCTAGGCTTGACCTTGCATTGCGCCGCACCGGAATGAGCCAAGTAAAGCTTGCCACTTTTTTGGGTGTGAGATTCCAACAGGTTGGCAAGTATGTTAGCGGCCAAAATCGCATGAGCGCCGGCAGACTTAAGCTTGCCGCCGATGCAGTAGGGAAGCCTATCGAGTGGTTTTTCATCAGTGACAAGACGACAGAAGCCGCCCCTGATCTTGTCGAACGGATGCTTAAAGCTCCACATGGGCTAGAACTTGTCGAGGCGTACCTAAAAATTCCAAGCGCGGCGAATCGCGTCAGTGTCGTGAACATCGCGCGTGCTTTGGCTCCAGGAGATGTGACCGATGACAAATGAAACGCTTCTAGTGTTCGCAATTTTTTCAGCCCTCCTTGGAGGAATTAACTTCGGACTTTTCCTTGCGTGGCTGTTTGGAATTTCGGAATTCCACTTCCCGTGGTCCCCAGTTATCACAGCACTTATCTCGTTTCTGTTCACCATCGTGTGCGTCCTCAAATATGTAACCATCATACACGGAGCAAACCTATGACCGACGATAAATTCCCATGCGTGATCTTTGAAAACCCAGGCGAGATCGACCCATTGCTGATTCGCACATTCGGCGCGCATGTGAAAGTTGGCGATAGCCCGATTGGCATCTTCGGCACCGGCCTGAAATACGCGCTGGCGATTATCACCCGCACGCCAGGGCACAAGATCACAATCCAATCCGGCGAGCGCGTTCACGCATTTGGTTTGGTGGAAAAGATAATCCGCGAGAAGGTGTTTCGCTTCATCACCATGGATGGCGAGCCGCTTGGCTTCACTGACGAGCTCGGGAAAACTTGGGACATGGCGATGGCCCACCGCGAGCTTTATCAAAACAACAAGGATGAGGGCGGTTCGTTCTACGAATACGATATGGCCTATGGTGCCCTACCGGCGCCGACTGCCGGCGTGACGCGCATCTTCGTAGAAGGGCCTGAATTCCTCACCCAGCATCGCAACCGTTCGATGTTCATTCTGATGGGGAATGGTCCATTTCTAAAACTGGAAGGCTGCGAGGTGCACGAAGGCGAGAGCAGCGGTATCTTCTATCGCGGCATCTTGGTCCACCGATTCCCCAAGGCAAAGGTTTCTAAATTCACCTACAACATGACGCGCTCTGTCGACCTCACGGAAGATCGCACCGCGAAATATCCGACATGGCTACCGATGCAAATCGCGGCCGATGTCCTCGACACAACCGATGAGAACTTTCTCCGCGAATTGCTCGGCGCCCAGAACAGCTATTTTGAGCACGATCTCAACTTTCGCGAGGAAGGCATTTGGGGTCCAGGCAAGCCGTCGCCGACGTTCCTCAAGGTGGTCGATGACCTGATGAAGGACCGCGTGGCGCGCACCAACATATCGGCAATCCGCCGCTACAAGGATGCAAAGCGGGTCGAGCTTTCCACCAACACGACAGCGCTAGAGGGCGTTGAAAAGGAAATGCTCGAGAAGGCCGTTAAGTTTTGCAAGATGGTTCTGCATTTCGACGTCACCGAATACCCGCTGATCCTCACGGATACGCTTGGGGCCAGCGTTATGGGTATGGTTGAAGGCGGAAATATCTACATCGCTCGACGCGCCTTCATGCAGGGCACTAAGCGGGTTGCCGCAACGCTGGTGGAGGAATTCCTCCACATCAAACACGGGCTTCTCGACGAGACGCGCGAATTCGAGGACTTCTTGATCGATCGCCTCGTCAGTCTCGGAGAAGAAAAGCAGGGTTCGCCGCTTTAATCTGACGTCAACACGATAACAGGAGCAACGACAATGGCACGTACCAAACAGAACACCGACGCACGGCGCGACTTGGCCAAGGAGACGGCCGCAGCCGCGGCGCTCAAGGAGCAACTGAAAACCATCCTGGCCGAAGAAGATCAGGAACTGGACGAGCAGACCCTACAGGACACCATCGAGGGCGAGACCAACCTTCTGGAATTGATGAAGCGGATCGTTATCCAAATCGATGATGACGATACGCGCGTGCTTGGCATCAAGAAGTCGATCGAACGCAAGCAGGCCCGCAAGAGCAGGCTGGAGAACCGCATTGATTTCATGCGAACCATGCTGGTCAGCGCACTTGAAGTTCTCGGCCAGGATAAGTTTGAACTAGACATCGCAACAATCAGCAGGCGCTTTGTCCAGCCCAAGCTTGTCGTTACCGATGAGGCGATGGTGCCGGCAAGCTTCTTCAAGGTGCCAGAGCCAGCACTTAGTCGCGCCGATCTCACCACCGCATTGAGAGCGCGCTCTAAGGCGATCGATGACCTCGAATCGCGCGTTAAGAAGGGCGAGCTTGAGGAAGGCACGCCAGCGTACTCCGCGGCGTTGCAGGCCATCGTCGCGGCAAACCCGCCGATCCCAGGTGCCGAGCTCGGCAACGGGAGTTTTTCTGTCGCCATCAGATTTATCTAAGGAGCACACCAATGAACGCCCTCACAAAGCCCACCAACACACTGCCAGCAACTTCCTGGTGGCAAGATCCGAAGATGGTCTCGCTAGTCAGGCGCACGGCTTTCAAGGATTGCAACGCCGACGAATTCGACGAGGCGGTTGCGGTGGCGCGAGAATTGAACCTCTCGCCGCTTCGCAAACAACTCTACGCTTTTGTTTTTTCAAAGAATGATCCGAAGAAACGAAACATGGTCCTCGTCACCGGCATCGACGGTAGCCGGTCAATCGCAGCGCGCACATGCAATTATCGTCCTGACGATCACCCGCCAGTATGGGTTTTCAAAGAGGAATTGAAAGACCCTCTTAGCAACCCGCACGGCATCGAGACATGCACTGTCGGTGTCTATCATCGACCGACCGCCAACGATCCATTCCAGCGCATCGTGCACACGGTCTACTGGGACGAGTTTGCGCCTCTTATTCGTGCTGGCGATGATGACGATTACGACATGGTAGAAACAGGCGAGACATGGCCGGATGGCAATCCGAAAAAGCGAAAGAAATTGAAGGCCGGCGCGAAAGTCACCGCTCGTCTCGATCCTAAAAAAGACGCTTGGATCAAGTCAGGCCGCAATCAGATCGCCAAATGCTCCGAGATGGGCGCTCTGCGGAAAGGCTGGCCCGAGGATCTGTCACGTCTCTATGTGCAGGAAGAAACCGATCGCTCCGCCGTGCTCGAGGATGTCGAATATCAAGACCTCACGCCGAGCGAGATGGTGACAAAGGCCGAGACTGAGAATCGCCTCGCGCGTCTCGGACCTCCCGGCCTCATGGTCTACTTCCACGACACCACCGCGCAGGAGAAAATCCCATTCGGAAAGTTTGCCGACACTGTGATCGCGTGGCTCAGTGGCAAAACACCGGAGCAGATCAAGCTGTTTGAAGATCAGAACCGCGCCACACTCCAAGAATTCTGGGGGCACAGTAAGAACGACGCCTTGGCGCTGAAAGCTGAGATTGAGAAGGCCAGAGGCGCAAAACATACCCCGGCGAAGCCCGCAGCCGCCAAGGAGCCAGAGCAGCCGAAAGAGCAAGCCACAGAGAAGGCCGCCAGTGCGTCAAAAAAGGATGCCCTGATATCCAGCATGGAAAAGATCGAAAGCAAACTGGGTGCGTTGCGCTGGGCCAAAGACAATGACGAGGCGATCCAGGCGCTATCTGAGGCCGAGCGGACCGAGGTGCGGCTGGCCTATACTGCAAAACAATCAGCCGTCCCGGCATACCCGGCATAGCCCGTGCGCCAGAGGCCGGTGAACATGATGTGGGATGGGGAGCACATGGTTCCCCATCCTCGGCATCGAGACCTCTGCAATTCGCAGTTTTGCGTAGGTGAATACCACACGATGATCGTGGATGAACCGCGGTCGCAGGCTTCTCATCGGTTCTATTTTGCATGCCTCAAAAATGCCTTCGACAACCTGCCGGAAACCATCAGCCATCTGTTCACCGACCCCGAGGATCTGCGGCACTATGCGCTCATTGAGACTGGAAACTACACCGATCACCCAATCAAATGTGCGACGAAAGACGAGGCCATGCGGTGGGTATCTCGTTTGATGCGCGATCCGCAAAACATCTACTGCCGATTTTTCGTCAACGACGATACGATCGTGCGGCGTGAGCCAAAATCGCAGTCAACGAAAGCAATGGGCAAGCAGGCTTTCGAAAAATCCAAGGCCGACGTGCTCGAACTATGCTCGATCCTAACCGGCATCGACGTCGCCGCGCTCAAGAAAGAAGCAACTGAATCAACCAAGCCAAACGAGAGAGGGAGTCATGTCTGACCGATTCATTGTCTCGGGCTACAAATTCATGCAGCACAAAAACATATCTGGCGCTCTCAGCGAGCGCGATCGACTCCGAGCAGAACACCCAGGAAAGCAATTCCACGTCTACCGCATAAAAGACAGGCTCAATCCGTCGAACGCTGGCGAGAAGATCGAGCGCATGAGAGAAATGCTAACGCGCCTGAGAATACTCATCGATGGTTTCCCGCCCAGCGAACCGCGCGACTTCGTCCTGGCCGATATCGATCGATCACTGAAAGACGTCGGGCCATCCGTACGCGAGATCGGTACCGAGGCCGTAGAGAAGGAGGTTGTGTGATGCCAATCAGAGAATCAGAACGGTCAAGATACGCGAAAGACTGGGACTCGATCTCGGCGCTTCGCCGCTTTCGCGCTGGCAACCGCTGTCAGGAATGCGGGTTGCCAAACGGTGCTCTCGGTGGCCGTGACAAGGTAGGCAAGTGGCATGATGCACATCCAACCGGAACCAATGGCATGCGCCTTACTTGGCCGCGCCCTGGCGAACACGCATGGTGTGCTGGCGATCTCAAACTCAAGATTATCAGGATCGTTCTCACCACAGCACACCTCAATCATAAGCCAGAAGATAATAAAATTTCAAATCTTCGCGTGCTCTGTCAAATGTGCCATCTGCGCTACGACGCGAAGGAGAAAGCAAAAAACCTCAAGGCTCGGCGCCGCGCCGAACGAGCTATAGGCGATCTACTGCCATGAGTAGACATATCCCAATGAAGGTGCAGCTTGCCGCCGCGCTATTGCAGATCCCTGGTCCAGACGGCAAACCTGCGATTCCGTATGAGCATGCGAAGCAGATGACCGCAGATATGGTGATTTCTTTGTTCGCTCGAGACCATTACCCGATCCGGTACGACGACGCGATCAAGCAAGGCGTCAACCCTCACCAGCCGTGGAACGTGACGTGGCGATTCCGGAAAGCCCACAAAGATAAGACCGCCAAAAAGGACATTCCCGAAATGCGCAAGGCCGACCGCTTGGCGAAGGCACTGGTTGCGTCTCGGCAGACGGTCGCTACCCGACAACCTGGGAAGCCTCGAAAACGCACAGGATCGATCCCAGGGAGGAAACACCCCTGGAACAGCGGCCGGAAACTGCAATCACGGGGGTTCAGCCGGTGAGGAAGCCAACCAAATACGGCCGCCTGCGCCGCCGCATCAGAGCGCTCAAGCGAGCACTTGAACCGTTCGCACTCGAAGCCGGCGAATGGGATGCCGCACCTCCACGGTTTCATCCAGGACTTACCGCACCGCGACAACGTAGAGTGATGTTCAGAGCAAAATTCAACATCGGCAATCTGCGACGTGCCGACCGTATTCTTAAGGGAGGCTGGAAATGATCTGGAGAATTATTGGAAGTTGCACTTTGGCTGTTGCGTTCGTGGCTATCGTGTTTTTGGCAAATCGCGCAAGTCTGGCATATTCGTGCGGATACCTTGATGCGCAGCGTGATATCATCATAAATATGCGCACCGCTTTGAAGAACAACGACAACGTCGATTTTATCCCAATGCCACAGTGCGAGATCTCAAGGTCTCTTGCCGAGCATCTTGGCTTTAAGAGGTTAAAATGATTCGCATTGCAGCACTTGCCATTGGCATCCTGGTCGCAGCTTTCACGCTGGTCGACAACGATGTGAAGGTCACGGATGGCGATTCTTTGATTGTTGGTGGTAAGCGCGTCCGGCTCTATGGCGTGGACGCGCCAGAGCTCGATCAGACATGCCTTGATGCCAATCATACGCCATACCGCTGCGGCGTGGCCGCCAGGACGTATCTTCTGAGTTTGATCCTGAACAAGCGCGTTGAATGTTTGACAGGCACCATCGATATTTATAATCGAATCATTGCGACGTGTTCAGTCGATGGCAAAGACCTGGGTGAGCAAATGGTCCGCGCTGGAATGGCGATAGATTACGCCAGATATTCCAAGGGAGTTTATGCCGCTGCGGAGGCGGAGGCGCGTGAGAATCTGCGCGGTATTTGGCAAGGACTTTGGGACCAGCCAGAAAGTTTTAGGCGGATGAAGGCACAGCGGCGATAAATCTCCCCTATTTTTGAATCTCGTCAGCAATCCAAATCAACTCAATGAGCAGTCCGAAAATAAAAATAAATCCACTAATCATCTGCATTGCAGGTTCGCCGCCTTCTCGTAGAACATCAATCAAGTTCACTGCGCGGTCCCTATTTCCTGCGTTTCAGTTTGTCTTGCCGTATCGGCTTCGGTTTACTTACTGAAGCCTTGAAACTTGTCATTGACCAAATCGGATAAGTCGCGCCGCGCGCCAATCGTTGCAGGCGGTTTATAAAGCGCGGACTATATTTTAGCTCTAAGGCCAAGCGTGGTCCTCTAAGTTTGAATCCCACGGCGCTTCCATGATCGGAACACCTTGGCTGCGTTCAAGTGCCAATATTTTTCTTCACTGTTTTTGGCCAGCTTAGACATTCGAGAATGCCAACGCGCAACTCGCTCGAACGCATTGCGCTCCGCTAGCCTCGTCATGCTTCCAGCAATCCGAATGCTCATGGCTCGTGCCTTTAAGTTGTCTGTTCTACGTGCCTGCCAACTAGCAAGCCAAGATATTTGTCGATCAGCATTTGCATTCCTTCTGGCGCTTGCGGGTGACGCGGGCACGCGCCGTCACCTACGCGCCCACCGCAAACCCGGCAAAACATGAGCGGCATTCCCCATCCAGTCGAGTATACTTCGCCCCACACGCTGCGTCCCTTTCAAAATTCGTCCTGCGTAGCAATGACAGCCATTTTATGTTGACCGCCATGGCCACCCTTCAAGCTACATTTTAACATCGCCCCGTCATCTATCTTCGCGTGCCAGCATTCGCTAGGACAACCAAGTCGAATTGCTCTAGCCACCATCTTTGAGAACAGCGGGCGCATTCGATACGTTACCCACTTCTGATCTCGCCGTATAGAAATTGCAGAACCGAGTTCAATCGCGTCGGCCAACTCTGCCGCCGTAAAATTATCATTATAAAATTTGTTGACTGGCACCACGACCTCCATGCACGTTCGTTGCAAAGAATTTCGCAACGCATTTTGCAACTGTTCTTGTCGTCTTAATGGGTCTTGGTGTTGCCGTCCGCTATTGCATTTGCGATGTGCCGCCACGATGTTTCCCGCAACAGTTTTGCCGCCCGCGTGTCGAGGGATCAAATGTTCAGCCGTCACATCATTCAACATTGGCATGGCACACCAATAGCAGACGTTGCGTTGCTTTAAGTCTGCGCGCTCTCGCAGAGTTTTAATCAATCGATATTCCGTAGGCCACACGTCGCGGTCCCTTTCGGCTCTATGCCAGCGATCCATCACCGTCGATGTCGCCGTGATACCATGACGCAATTGCATCGGGCGCGATCTTAGTGATGGGCGTGCATTTCTCGCACCATGTAAACATGCGCCCCAGGCTTTCAACGCCGCGAACCTCGCCGCCACATTCGCATTTGCAAATGTGCTTGCCGTCTTTCTTCTTTTTGCGTGCCATCGCGGTCCCTTTATATTTCTGTGCCATTGACACGGGCAAAGACTGGCACGCCGCCAGTCCGCATTGGTTGCGGTGTAGCAACTTCACTCACGGTTTTCTTTGGCTTTGCTGGAATGCACATGATGTGACACGGGTAGCCATGCCAGGTCGCGTGTGCGGTTGAGCAATCGTCGCCGCAGAAATAACATTCAACCTTCATAGTCATGGCTCATTCCTCAAGCATGATTGTTGCGTTTTTAAGTACATCGAGTAGTCGCCGCAAATATTCACATGGCGTCTCGTTCATTCCCATGCCGCCACATTCGCTAGATTTGAGCAGCATATTGATCAGTCGCTCGCCTTCCTCAAAACGATCAAACCCGCGCGCCATCGCCGTCCTCCCGCGCTGGAATAGGTATCGGTCGATTCCAACTCCACCTGCAAATCTCGCTAAGTTTCTCCCATGGCTTACGTCGCTCGCCATCGTGATAGAGCGGGCGCAACTCAAGATCGCGTTCATAGGAAAGCTGGCCAAGTGTTTTCATTGCTATCTGTGCCCCCTGCTGCCGTATTTAGTGCGCCGCGTTTGCCACGCCCGCTTGCGCACCTCGCCAAGATCGTCCCTGCGAACTGGCCGCTTCCGTGGCCTACACCCAGGTAAGTAAGGGCCGTCATCTAAACCGGAGTTGTCCGACTTGTGGTCGTGAATAAAGTCGGTATCGACGCCACAGGTTTCGCAGCGGTTTACCTTATCGGCAATTGGCACAGCCACGCTAAGCGTTTTGGCCTCCATGATCCGCCCACGGCAATCTAGATTGCACGCTGGCCAGTAACATTCGGAGCCCATATCACAGGGGATCAGCACGGCGTCCCTTTCGGCTCTATGCCATCTGCGCCAAAACGACTTCACCGCAATCGAGTGCGATACAGTCCTCGGCTATCTCGCGTAATCGCTCTGCGGTGTCTCGCGGACGCTTGAGAACTTTGTCATCGCGACCGTTCAAAAACCCGTGCCGATAACTATAGCTGCGATTGAGACTTGGCACCGGACAATCCACGTCATAGCCGTCCATGAACCCCTGAACCATTTCGGCTTCTGCCTCTGTGCGCGTCATGGCGTCCCTTTCACTCCAATCCTAGCCAGTGCAAAAGTCTCCGAAACCAAGTTGAGTACGACCGGAGATATTTGTCTCTCTCTCGCTCTCGCATTTCAGCGACATGGTCTAAACATTCGCCTGATATTCCGAATTGCTTCACGGATCGCGGTCCCTTACTTGGTCTGTTCCAGCGCCGATTTAACGGCCATGTGCGCGATCCGAACCATTCGACAATTCTTCGCCGTGCATACAGGACGCTTCGGCTTTTCGTCCATGACGCAACCTCTGCTAACTACTCGGCAGATACCTTGCGCAATATGCCTGATTGCTACGGCGGCAGCCATTTGCGTCCCTTTCAGATTTTGTTCAGATTAGCCTCAACGCGGGTTTCGATATTATGCTCAATGTCTTTTTGAGTGACGCCGAGCATTCTGCGTTGCGTAGCTTCAATGACTAACCGGTCCATCATTGCTTGCTCGCTTGGCCACTTCGTAACTTTCTGACCAATCAGAAAGCCCACGATGCCGCCAAAACCAAACATGATTCCATTGCTCATTAAGAGGTCATACATTTTTCGCTCCTACCTTCTGCCTGTGTGTAGAATGATGAGAAAAATAACTGTTCCCACCACCATAACAAAAGTTGCCTCAAATGGCGTCACAGCGTCCCTTTAATTCTGAATGGCTCGCCAGCCAGTAAGCCGCGATAGCCCATAACACTGAGCGTCACATCGCGACCAGACTTCGGGCTTAATCAAGTTCATGATGGCGTCCCTTTTACCAAATAAAACTTCTCATGGTCTGCACTTTCCGGGTCGCCACCTAGCGCTGCAATAGCAATACGTCTGGCGCGCAAGTTCGGATCGAACTTAGCCCCCGGAAATTTCTCCACCGGCAAGTCTGCAATCTTTTGCAGGGCGCGGCGCAAGCGTTCAATCTCGGTCACAGCGTCCCTTTCAGAATTCTGTTCCACCGTCACCAAACATTTTGGCCTCCTATCCTAATTCATTCTGATGCTTACGTTCTTCGGTTTCTGCCTGTCGTTTTTCTTTTTGAACACAACCGGCACAGGTCCATTCCGAAATCTCATGGCCGTATTCACTATCGGGTTGATAAAAGAAACGCGCGCTGTCGTCCACAAGCTGAGTTGTCGGAATGAACTTGCCGCAGTCGGCGCATCTGATGGTCACAACGCGGCTCCTTTCATTTGGCTGCGGGTGCGGGATTCCATACCCGCGATCTGCTCATCTTGGCGACGTAGTATGCTAGCTACCTTGTCGTTGCATGAGCCGTTCTTATAGAGACTTGAACTACCCCGCCACAAACTCGCTCCTTTAATGGTTCAACTTAATTCTAGGATCATACATCTTGCAGATTTGCCCGCGCTTTGCATTTCCAAAACAGATGGCGGTACAAAAGCAGGTCAATCGCTTTTCCTTTCGCCGCTTCTTTGTTTTCGGCTTTTTGCGCATCGGGCTCCTTTCGTCAGGCAAGGGCCTGAGATGAATTAGCGTTCGCAGGATCAGGAACGCATTGTTCGTCTATCCAATCGGCAATCTTGCGACACAGTTCGTGGTTGGCTGCACCCTTCGGCATCCGCCGATATTCGCGATCCTCAAGAACCGCCAGCGCCTCACACGCGGAAAGTCCGCCGCGCTCATTAAGCCTCTCAAGTGTCTGACTATGATTTTTGTGCGCCTGTCTTTCGTGTGATGCGATCATGTCCCACGGCATACAGACGCATAGATATGGCGTGCCAAATGTACGCGCGTCCACAATCTCATTGTCCATGCGATACGTCGCGACCATGATCGTGAACATTCTCACGCCAAGCCTCCTTTATCTGCCACGGTTGGCGATGCTGAGCGCGAGCAGTTCAGCTAACTGAAGCCCGCGCTGTTCCAACTTATCCTGTCGTTCAGGAGCAGTTGTCCATCGGTAATTATTCATGATGGCCTGGATCGTCAAAAATTCCAGCATGTCCTTCTCCATCACGGGCTCCCTTCACATTCGTTCTAAATCAGTGATCGTGCCGGGGACAATCCAGTAGCAGTAAGACGGCCAGCGAGCCGTGCCGTAAAACACCAGCTTGTGAAAATTAGCCCATGCCATTTCCGCGCCGTACTGATTTTCATATTTGATCATGACTCGGCTCCTTTAATGGACTATAGACCAAACGAAATAGCCACCGAAGAACAGCACCAATACCGCGAGACTGACGATCACGTAAAACTCCGGCGGTATCCAACCCGTAAAATTCATCGCTCGGCTTCTTCACAACATTTCGATTTTGGCATAGTGAGTCCTCTTACTTCCACATCCCGAACATTTTATGCCAGCCGCAATAGACTGTGAGCGCCAGCGCGATGAGAACAAGAGTCAACTCAATCACGGGTCGACTCCTTTCTAGGACTTGTCTTTTTCCAGCTTCCCACAGTGAGGACAGCGCCGTTCGTAAACTTCGACGTGGCACTGATCGCAATACCAACTCTTTGGTTCACGGTTCACGTCAGCGTTCCTTAGCGGCGTTCGATTCTTTACCCGCGCTAGTTCAGCTTCGGCCCAAGAGATTAAATTCATCAAGTCAAATAGACGCTCTACTGCCACGGCCTTCTTCCATTTCCTAATCGTTTCCATCGGCACGGTAAAATCAAATCCATGAGGTCATCCCAGACGCGCATGATTTCATCTAGGCAGGTCGTGTCAGTCATGCGCGGCTCCTTTTATTTAATCGTGCCGATCATTGCACGATATGTTTCGAGTGCTGTGTCTTCGATGATATTGTCAGCAACGGCCATTTCGCCAGCGTCAATCATTTCTTCGGTCGGCTCCTTCGGAACGATAGCGTAGCCCTCTAACTTCAACCTACCGACGACCTCCCGCGCAGCCTCCATTGGGGTCCACTGACCGGCGCGGGTGAGCGCGAGCCAATCTGCAATGACGCATGAAGGTGTTTTGGCATTCACAGAACGGCCCCTATCGGCTTTCGGCTTCGTCAATTTTTATACAAGGACGGCATAGCCACCCATGCTGCTCGATACAGCGCAAACTACGAAACTCACCGCACCGCCAACAATGCCCGCATGATTTTGGATCATTGCGGAAATCCATTTGCTGTGAATCTTCGCGGTGTTCGTAACCCACGGCTCGGCTCCTATTTTCTGCCCGAGATCGGGCCAGTCTTAAGCTTGCGCCTGCCAAGATCGCGGTAGGCCGTCGATCGAGTCCAGTTCAGTTCGTAGCCTGGAATACCGTTGATGCGGTCCACGGCCTCATCAGCGGTTAGCCGACCATCCAGCCAGATTTGGAGCGCCCTGCGATCGGGCACCTTCCGCCCGGCACGGGTCTCAGCCAACGCTTTGCCGCCTTTGCTGGCATCCTCGGCCTGTACCTTCTCATTGGACCATCGTCGCCCCTTGTGGGACCATCGATCCAAGGCGTCCTGGATCATGTCTGCAAGCTGTTCGGCGTTCGTGGAGCGCCGTTTTGTCCGGCCCTCAAGGATTGTCGCCCCCTTGGCCTTCAAGGCTGCCCTGATCGCGCGCAAGTCCTTTTTATTGATTGCCAGCGCTTCCAAATCAGACACCAGTACTGTGTCGCCCTTCCCATTGACCCGCAGCGAACTAATTAGCGCCGCCCGTTCCTTGGGAAAACTGGTCCGACTATCCGTGTAAACAACATTCCGATCCATGCCCTTACCTTGGCATATTGCCGTCTGTTCTGCGGCTGGAACCCCGCAAGCGGCGTTTATGTAAGTTCGAATCATTCCCAGCGCCTATGCCAAAATAATTTGTTCCACAGGCATTGACATAAACTCACCCGAGGCGTATGTCAATAGTCGTTGGAACAAACCCGCCTGAACTGGTGGGATTAATTCGAAAGGCCCAAAGGAGAACCGCCATGCAATTTCAGCAAGTCGTAATGCCGGATGGAACCGCCAAAGGCCGTAAAATGTGGCGTGCCGTAGCTGGTGAAGCCTACGCGGCTTTCTACCCGGTCGGCCGCAAGGGCGAGTTCTATGTAACCTGGGGCTACCCAGGCCGCGATGGTGGCCAGCGCGTCATGTCTCGCGCCGACGCTGAGAACAAGGCCACGCAAATCCTACTCGACCACGCTGCCTGAAAGGCCCGCATGTCTGAACGCTACCAGCCCAACGGTGTGACGCTCACGGACTACGAGCGCGAATTGCTTGTGATCCTGATGGAGGAATGCGCCGAGGTTATCCAGGCAGCGAGCAAGCTGATCCGGTTCGGAAAAGAGAACCGGCCAAACGATGGTATGTCGAACACCTACTGTCTCGGCCTAGAAATTGGTGACGTATCTCAAGTCATTTCGATGACGCAGGATGCCTACCTTGTGCAGGCCACAGCCATACGTGAAGGGCGCGACCGCAAGCGTGAGCGTCTTGAGAAATTCATGCAAACGAGTAGGCAGTAGAAAGGCCCGTAGTGAAGAACGACCCACTTTTTGCCGCGCAAAAGCTACTTAATACCAAGGCGGTAGGTCGCCCATTATTGCGTGCCTTATGTGCAAGAATTGGTGAGTTGGAGAACGACCTAACATCACGTAATGCAATCGAACTATCTCTGCGAAATTCGCTGTGTGCAATTGAACAAATGGCGCATCGCGCCTTCGAAAACACGAAATAAAAGCTCGAATGAGTAAAAGGACAACCACTAGCCATTTTCTCGTAGAGCGCCTTGAAAGAGACGGACAATGGCACGAACATAGTTTTGAAAATAGCGAACGAATGGCGCGACGAGCGGTAAGGAATGTTGTTCAACATCACAATACGGCAGCAAGAGCACGTGGTAACCCACATAATCCAAACGTGACAGACTTTGCCATTATTTTTGAGGAAACCACAGATGTCATTCCCCGATGACTGGCCAGAAGACAAGCGAACCGGACCCGGTTTTTTGCAGGAACTTATGAAGCGCCATCCCAATCAGGTGCAGATCGGATCGCTACAACAAGGCATCAAGTGGCTTGAGAAAGAGCCACCCGAAAAACCCAAATCAGAACCCTAGCCCGTTAAAGGCCCGATCGTGGATCACACGTTCCTGCGCACCGAAGCTAAGGCACGAAAGGCCAACGATGACGGCATTTGGGAACTATTGGAGGAAGCGGCCGACGAGATCGACAGGCTGCGCAGCGTGGCGCTAGTAGCCATGATGAGCGCAGGACATTCACAGACTGAAATTCAGCAAGCTCTCAACCAGGATTAAGGCCCGAACCGTGGTGAACATTGCAAATCTAGCGTCCGAAAAGAAGCTGGTGCCAATTCCAAAGGGCGCGCTCTTTACCGTGACGACAGGATGCTACAGCGATTACTCGGTGTGCGGCGTGTTTCGAGCGCTGGCCGAAATCGACTGTGAAGCGTTGCGAGAGGAATGGCTGCGCAAAAACCCAGAGCAAGCCGGAGATTATAAGTTCAACGAGTCTGGATTTCTTGCGGCAAACGCGCATCTGATGGAGCCGCTTGAGTGCTGGGATTGGCATTTGGCCGACTACGCTACGATCAATGAAATGGACGTTAACAAACGAGACTGAGAAAGGCCCGAATGCCACGCACAAGCGCACTTCCGTTCTACAGCGAAATGCCCAACAGGCTGCGAGCCAAAGCACGGGCGGCGCTGCGGCGTGAGATTGGAATGGATATTGAAAATGGCAACGCCGATGCTGTCATCGAACAAGTCTGGAATGCACTTGTCGGGCACGACCAAATCGAACCCGAAAAACCCATTCGCAAACGCAAACGATAAAGGCCCGCTGCAATGATGCCGAAGCTCACAGCAGGAACCCTCGACGGTCTACGCTCTCCGTCCACGTTAGCCGTAGGTTCTTCGCAAGCCGCCGTGGCGGGCTGTGAGCAATCTTTCTATGACTACCTTGTTGATTTTGGTGCCAAAGCCTTAGCGCGGATGGCTGGCCTTGATCCCGACGAACTGGAACATCTGCACGATGGGAAAGATTTGCGCAAAAAATTCACACTCGGAGAGCCACACTTTATGAAATTCCGCGCTCAATCAAAATGTGTGATTGATGCGACATTTGCGGCTGGTAGAAATCGTACAACCTCTAGTCCACGATAAAGGCCCGCATGTCTGACGATCTAATCCATTTGTCAGGATACACGCCGGAAGGTAAGAGAATTAATCGGCGCTACAAAACGTATGAAGCTGCAAAACGGATGGCTGCCAAGATGAGCGTCGTGAACATGGCGCTTTTAAAAGCTATAAGCCGCGAAGCCATTGATCGCGCGCTATCTGAAACAGAAGAATAGGCCCGAAGTGAACACGATCCAGCAAATCACGAAGGATTGCCCCCGCGAGGATTGCTCTATTTCCTCACGCGGCGGCGCTTCAACGTGCATGGGCTGGACGCCAACTTACGACAAAAAGGGAAACCGGACGGACAATGGTGACCCAAATATTACCTCGCATAGCTATGTTTGCGGGTCGTGCGGGAGAGATTGGCTTGCCAGCACGCAATACGGCAAAACGACGATAACTGAACACAAGCGTTAAAGGTCCATCGTGTCAGACCCGCTCGATAAGGTGAACATAGATCAGGTGATGGCCGAAGTAGGCTTCGAAATGACGATGGAGCGCAGTAAGGAAATTGATCGGCTGCGCGCGGCAATGTTGGCTGCGGTGAATGCAATGGATAACAGTGACAACCTAACTGCGTATCGCATTTTATGTGAAATTCTCAACGAGGAATAAGGCCACAAAAAAGAACCCCCGGCCAAAGCCGAGGGTTCCTCCCAATATCTTCCGACGATTACGATTAGTCGTCGATCTTAGTAGCCAACAGCCAACCAAAGAACGCTGACCAAAGGCTAAACGCGACCACAAGAATGATCGCGATCGTGGTCCCGTCCATTAGTTGTACGGATGGAAATTAAGACCGACTCTCACAACGTCGAATTCATTCTTCTGCTTCAACACCGCCGTAGCAGGATTGTCGCAGATGTATCCAGCGAAGTTGATGCCACTGTCTGGCAGCCATGTGTGGCGATAGTCGATGAACACCGACCATGCCCGACGCGCATCGAGAGCGGCTTCAAAGCCGGCGCCGAGGTTCCAACCAACCTTGGTGCTGGATGCACTTTGATTGGCTTGATCGGTGCAAACCACGCCAACGCAGCCGCCCAAGTTGTTAATTCCACCGAAGGTGCTGATACTATCCTTGACTTGGCCGACGCTCATTCCGCCGAGCGCATAGATTTGCGCCCCTGATGTAATGAGATAGCCGATCTTCGCATCGAAGTTAGCTAGCCAAGTGAGCTTCGATGTTAGCTGGGTATTTTCACCAGTCCAACCACCGGAGCCTTGGATGTTTGACCATGCACCATCAATGAGGACGCCAAGGCGCCAGCGCTCCGACATGGCCCAATCATAGCCAAGTTGAGCACCGACGAGCATTCCGTCACGATGAAGCGTGCCGAGATTTCCAGTGTAGTATTTGTTCAGATAGTCCAGTTTTCCGGAACTGCAGTCCGGACACAGATATTGCGATAACGCGCTGTTGTCGTTTGATGTTCCGTAGCCCCAGAAGGCGCCGATGTAGACACCGGTGAATGCGACCGGCTGTGCCGTTACAATGGGAGCTTCAACGCCACGTTGCCTGCTGCCTAGATCAGCAGCCTGCGCGCCGATGCTCAACATGAGCAAGGCTCCCAGTCCCATTAGAAGCTTCTTCATTTTTCAATCTCCGTGGTTTGGAAAAAGCGGAACGCCCAGGTTCCGCCGCATGCGTGTTCTGCTTGCCCTAGTTCGTCGTAATTGTGAAGATGCTACGCGGGATAACTTACAGGATAGTGAACGGTGTGACTATCCGGACACACAAAAAAGCCCGCCCGAGCGCGAGGCTAAGGCGGGTTCAAGTCTGACAGGTGGTACTAAAGATTACACCGCGACTGCGTCGATTCGGATGCTTGTGGGCACCTGTTCCTTCGCATCGACTGTGATTGCGAGCGATGCTGTCACCGGGGTCGTTTGTCCCGGCAATGTTGCCGTCACGGTCCACGAGTCAGTCCCGACAGCGACCGTTGTGCCGTTGTCAGACAAGCCATCGGCCGAAACAATCATCGTATCCGTCGCTGGGGTTGTCTGCGTCCAAACCGGAGGTGACGCAAACGCAACTGGCTTCAGCATGGGATTGAGGTCAGCATCGAGCACGGTGAGCGTAGCTGCGATGCCGTGTCCTAACGTGAGTTCGAGCATGAGTTTATTCTCCTTCTGTTCGTCGAGGACGACGCCGACGCCATTGACGAATAAAATGACGTGACGATGATGGTGACGTCTGTGGTGGAGATGGTGATGGCGATTTCGTAGCCATTCCCACACCAGCCGTTGGTAGTAACTATGATGATGTCTCAAGACACAGCCTCCGTATGTCAGCGGTGTGTCAATTAGCGCGACAACAGCGACCCACCGCTTGTGTGCCCGATGATGTTGAAGCCGGCGCCACCGAATAGAACCGCCGCGGCGAGCAGTAGGATGGCGATCAGGGCGACGACAGCCACGATGAACATAATCTGTTCCTTGAACGGCACAGCTTCGCCCAGGTAAGCAATACCTCCGACGATGACGTAGAGCACGGCAATCAGAACCAGCATGCCGATAGCAAAGTTGATGATGCCGTTCGGCGTAACCGCAAGACCGCTAGCACCACCGCCAAATAGAACATTCTTGATGGCAATCAGAAATGCGATCACCAGAACGCCGCCAACAGCAATCTTGCCAATTTTCTTGAGACCTTCATCGATCGGCTTAACGAGATCGATGCCAGCGGAGAAAATGGCGTAGATTATGCAAATTCCGAAAACAACGATTAGAAAATCCATCAGCGCCGATCCACTCATAGTGTCCTCCTATTTGGTTTCTCAGATTATCACCTCGGAAGTGAGGCCGTATGGTCACTTTTGACCATTTAGTGTCAGGCAAATTTAGCCATCACCTGAGCAATCAACCATTCGTTCATGGGCGCGGTATCGTTAACGTCGCCCGGATAGCCCAATTCACGGGCTAGCGCCTGTCTCGCAATCAAACTTGAATCCATCCCGAGAAGTTTCATCAGATCGACAATCGAATGTTGCCAGTCCAAATGTTCGCTGTTGTGCGCTGCGAGATCGGACATGCGCGCCCGCGCCGCTGCAGCATCGGACGCCGGATCGCCAAAGATTGCCAGGAGAATTCTTCCGAGCATGCCCATTATTTCTGCTCCGGTTTTTGCTCATTTGCGACAATCGCCGCTTGTGTAGCTCGATCGGTAATGGCGGCGCTCAATTGTGAAATCTTGCCTTTGGTTGCCTCAACTAATGCAAGAGTTTCGATGTTAGGCTCATGACCTGCTGCTTTTTTCAGCGCAATCACCTCGAGCATCATTGTCAATTCGCGCTCAGTGGCGTCGTACTGTCCCTGCATAGCGGCGGTCATGTTGCTGTTCACCAACGTATGAATTTGTTTTAGCTGGCCTTGCGTAACCACTGCGGCATCTGCCTGTGCCTTGTTGTTTTCCTTGAGCAGTCGCGCGGTTTCTTCTGCCTTAGCGGCAACAATACGTAAGGCTTCCTGGGCTTTCGCCTGATTATCATCAAGGCGCCGCGCACTTTCGGCCGCAGTTGCCGCAACCTGATCCTGTCGGGTGTAATCTTCCTGCTTCTCTTGGCGGCGATTACGGTTCGTCATCCACGCCATTAAAACCGGAGAAAGCATCGCTGGGATTGCAACAATCAGCGCGATCCAAACCGGGTTCATTGAAGCTGCTGCAGTTTCCATTCGACATACTCCACAAATAGATGAGGGCCACGCTTTTGGCGCAGCCCTCATTACCATTCTCAGCGTGCAGCAATCGTTACCGACGCGGGACAAAATGCCCGGTGATACGCACGCCTTTAACTCTCGGCACAGCACCACGCATGGCGCTCTTGGACGTAACGGCCGAACAGATAGCCTTGGCTACAGATACCGCCGTCGATACGACCCCATCGCCCGCTGCGGCAATCTGCAGAATGACATCGGCGTCAGCGACATAGCCGCAGATTTGCGTCGTGTACCGTTGCACCAGTGCAATATCAGACGCGACAGCATCCGATGTCGTCGGTGGGACAAGCTTTCCTGCTCCACATCCTGCCAGCAAAAGCGCAGACGCCAGGACGGCGGCTGCAAAGATTTTATTCATAGTAGTAGCTCCTTGGTTGCCTTGTTACAGCCTAGCCGTCAGGGCATCGGCGCCAGTTGTTGTACTCAATGCGTACGGCATCGGTATATATAGATTTCCTGAATCCCCCCATAAGGGACCGTAAGAATTTCTTGCCTTGAGCACAACATCTGACATGCGCGCCGGATCAACGCCAGAATTTTTGAAGGTGTTTGATTGTTTGAAATTGAGGTCAAATCCCACAACAGTGACCGCGTGTCCACCAATCACTTGTTCGCGCGCCACATCTGGCATCGCCATCACCCCAGTGCGCGCTAACTCTACACTATCGAAGGATTCGTAGACCTCCATCCCAAGCGCGAATGGATACCGCTGAGCCAAACACGCGAGGTATTCGGCTTCTGTCGTGAGGCGCGAGAACGGGCCAATGCGGTACTGCGCCGCCATCGCGTAGACGCCCTCTGTGGGTTCGTCCGCTATTTTAAGCTTATCGTATGGCCAAAGGTTCTCAGGCGCCGCACCAGTCGACTGCAAAACCCGAAACATATTACCGGTTTGCAACCCTGTATCTTCATCGACCGTATCCTCGATCGCCCGGCCACCGTAGTAGATTTGCAGTCGGCTAACACCGGTCTCTCGGATGGCTGGAAACAAAAATGCCTCAATGTTGGCCCCGACATGAGCTACACAACTCTGCATATCCAATTGATCGGATACTTTGCTAGGCATTTCAGGGTTCAGGTCGATCTTTGGCGGCAGCGACAACGCCATAGCTTTGGGGTGAGACACGCCAAAGCGCGGATCGTCTTGCGGCCGCTCGTCCTTTTTCCGTCCGAGATAGCGTCCGCTCTGCGTTACGCCGGTCATTTACGATGCTGCCTTTGCTGTTGCCTCAACTGCCTTTTGAGCCTGTGGTGTGGCCTCGATCTTATTTTCCTGTGGAGCGACTGCCATTGTAGCAAGCGTAGCGTTTGCCTTCTCGTTCACCGTGATTTTCTCAATACCCGGCATCGCCTGCACAGCCTTGATCTGGGAAGCCTGCCCTGTGATGAAGGTCAAAACCACCCCCAAGGCTCCGCTTACAAAGGTAGAGACAGATACAATCTCCTTCACAATTAGCGGGGCCGCTGAACCAAACGGGGCAAAGATGTCCGTTAGCTGTGTGCCAGATGCCGCAAGAAAGCCCAGCGCAGCAATCGACAAAGCGATCTTCTGTACAATTGTCAGGTTCATTCCAATTCTCCCTAATTTCTCACAAGCTCTCCAGCCTTCATCGCGATAAGACCTTGCTTGAATAAATCGGCCTCATGGCCGCGCCGTTTCCAGAGATCGCCGTCGACCGGCCACAGGCGCCGCATCGCGAGAAACTGAGCTGGAATATCGTCAAAACGCTTTTGCATCATCAGAGATTTGATGGCGCGCATTTCGCGGTAGCGCCCGGTCGCGTCATTCGCTGCCGAGGTGTTCCATGACTCGCCTCTGTTAAAGGCCAAGCTTACTAATGCGCCGCGACAGTCTCCGTGGAGATCGCCAAAATTCGGCAAATCACGGTCGCAGATATCAACCCACTTGGGCAGATCGCGATTGGCAAATACGTCCATCGCAACTTCCCACGACACTGTAACCCAGTGGAGTTCGTGGGCGTGCGAGCTCGCAGCAGCACCGTGGATACCTGCGACTGACTGCAACGCTACAATCTCATCCTCTGGCAATGCTGCCCAATCTGCTGCGATAGTGCTCGGCGTTGAATAGCCCAGATCGTAACCTATGCCGATTGTGACACCGGACTGTCCACCCGGCCAATCCGGATGGTTCTCTCCCGAATGATAAAAGTATGCTTGTCCACCGGTTTCCTCATTTACGATCAGATCGATTCCCGCCTGGGAGATATTGAGATCAGCCATAGAGTCCCACCATCAAAGATGCGCTTGTGCCGGTTGATAGCACTTTATCGAATTGGATATTGAGCAGTGTTCCGGCCGGTACGGCTGTAAAAGTTGGTGTCGAGCCGTCCAGCATCCGAACTGCGACGTCGCCCACTCCACCGACCCAAAGCCCACGGCAGATCGTCCCGAGCACGGTTGAGTCGCTCTTGGTAATCGTGATTGAGCCGGTCATTGGGTACGCCGGCCGATAGTCAGCTTCGTTCATGCGAGCCATGGTGATCTCCTACAGGCGGATGGTAACTGAGTGGTTAAGGCAGTGCCGTTGGCGCGTTTCTGCGAGTCTCGATCTGTTTGCGTGCACGCATCATCAGGTCCAACTCGCGCTTTTCCTGCACTTTAAGCTGCGTTTCTCGATCGGCGGCAGACAGATCCTTGTTTGCCTTTATGCGGTCGACTTGTTCATTAATTTTCTTCCGCTGCTCGTCGGTTCGCTTAAATATCTCGTGGCTCGAAATCTCGGCTTGGTTTTCCTTGCGGAAACGCTGGACGGCCTGTGGGTCGTGGTCCTTCCTATATCCTTGAAGGCGCTCGCTTGCCGCATTCACCTTCTCGCGTTCCTCAAAATAGATCGCACGACTCGCGGCAGGATCTATCTCACCGAAGAAGCGATGCACGATTGGTGTCTTGTTGATCTTCCACTCCTGCCCCTCGTAGGCTCGGCCAACGGTTCCAGCGGTGTTCGCGACAAAGCGCCCGAGGCCGCCGGTTATGGTTCCGAATAGGTAATCGAGACTGCCGGGAGAAATATCTGCCCATCCAGGCTCGCGCTTGGTGCCCCCAGTCAACGCATTCAATCCCTCGGCCACAGTCTTTGAGCCTTCCGATGCCGACCTAAACGAACGTGATGAGCGCGGCTCGTGCTTGTTCCACGGCTCCTGCGATGGATTGATCGGCCGGCCGGTCCAATTCTCGTTGGTGTAAATGTGGATGGCCGGCTTAACGATAGTCGGTGCGAACTGCGCGAGCGAATTTTCGTCGCGCCCGAGCGGATCGAACGCATCGAATACCGACTTGGCCATCGCTGGAACAGCCTTCGAAGCCTTCTCTTTGCCGCTCAGCATCGTCATTGACCGCGCACCAATCGTAGCAAAGAACGAATAGCCGTATGGCAAAGGCAGTTTGACGTACTTGCCGTCCATACCCATGCCCTTGGGCCACATCAGGATTAGATTGGTATCTCGCTCCCAGGGAGGAATTTTGAGATAGAACGGGACACCGTCCTCATCATCTCCGCCCCAACTGAGATTATACAGCGCCATTGCTGCTGCTGCTGCTGCCAGCGCATAAGCCATACGCCGCGCTTTCGGCGATGACGATAGCGCCTGCGCCATGCGCGTAGATCCCTGCAGAGAGGCGTTAGCAAACATATAGAGGCCAGAGAGAATCTGCCCGTATTCGCCCTTACGGTTAAAATTGACCGTCAACTCTCGCGCGATCGAGGCCGACTTCTCTTTGGTTAAACCAACATCGCGTCCGGCCATGAACGCCGCCAGACGTGTTGCATTCTCAATACCACCGTTGGCGATTTCAATCGCTGACATGAGCTTGCTGCCAGCAACCGCGGCGCTGTTCATGACGCCGCCCTCAAGCCGCTTCATCTTGCGCTCGATATTGGTCTTGATATCCTCCACGTTCTCCATGCCGAAGAATCGGATGCGCCCGCCGGCCTTATCAAATTCGTGGAATGCCTCTGTGTATTTGCCCGTAGTGCCACCTTTCAACGCATTGAACGCTCCGCCGATGGACGGAATCAGATGCTTTGAAAACTGTTTGACAAACTTCTTTTGATCTTGAGCTTGCAGATTGATAAAGGCTTCGCCTGCGTCACGCACGAAATTCGGGATCATAAAATCCGGATTCCATGAGGTGGAGAGCCGCGCCATCGTGCGCGTCAGCGTCGACACAAACCGCATGATCGGACCCATGTTCGCGGTGCCGAGATTGTTGAGCCCACGCGCCAGTGCCTCGCCGTAGTCTCCTTGGAAATTGATGTAATGCACCTTGCCGTCCTCTTTGACGGCAAAGACGTTGTCCTGCATGTGCCACATGGGCTCGGTGATGTCTTTCACCAATCCAGTCTGTGTGTCGATTTTGCGCGATGTGTTTCCCTTATCGACCTTCCAAAGCCCTGGATCTGGATGGTTGCGCACGAAGTTGAGTGCTGTCTGTCCAACGCGGTTTTTCTCCGCCCTGATTATCGCGTTCTGCGCTTGCAGAAGCACATAGCTAAGCGGACTGTCGGCAACAGAACTGCGCCCGAGCGCCTGTTTACTTTCTTCGCCTCGCACGTCGAAGCCCCGACCGGTGCCGAAGTTAGGATCGTCTGGCCCTTCCGCCCAACCACGCAGCGGGACATAGAATTTGTATGCTTCTGCCCATCTCGCCGCAGTCTCATTGCTGATAAGGCCACCTTTGACCAAAGTTTCTAGCGTTTGCGTCGTCAGCGCCCGAACCCGCTTACCGATTGCAGCGTAGTCGCTGCGCTTCGGACTATCATATATCTCCTTCATGATGCGCCGTGCTTCGGCATCCGACATACCGGATGGATCAGCGATCGATGGATTAATCTTGCGCAGTTTCTCATTTCGTTCTTCGGCGTGCCGCGCCATCAGAAACTGATCGACCTTTTCGAGCGTAAGGCCGCGTTTCTTGATGTCATCAATCAGTGGATCGATATGATTCTGGTCGAGGCGCTCGAGCTGCTCGCCAGTGCGCCCATAGTAAAGGCTTTCACGGAGATAAGTCTGCATATCCTCCGGGATTGGCTGCCCAGTTTCGCGCCCAACTGCTTCTTCAATCCGTTTCCAGCGCAAGAATTTATCTTGCACCTTTACGCGAAGCTCGATGGGGTTGAGGCCACCTATTCTGATAGATTGCGAGATTTTGGCAAGCTTCGGCCAATTTTTCGCTTCCAATATATCGGAGATAGTCTCCGCTACTGGATATCGGCTTACGGCTCCCGCTGGGCGCCTGGATGGCCGCGCCATGGCGGCCTCAATCGGTGGCTCGGCTGATGCCGTTGGCCTCGCCCTCTCAGCCTTCGCCTTCTCCGCCGCCTGCTCTGCCCTGATGTCCTTTATCAGTTTTGATTCTTCGCCCTTGTCGCGGCGCGATTCCCGCTGGCCCATCTTGCCTTCGTAGATGTCTGAATAGATGTCGTCGATGGTTCGGAAGCCGTGGCCGTTCAACCACGCGCGCACGCGGCGGAAGAAATCCATGATGCGCTCGAACAATCGACGCAGACCGATATGCACCCCGGCACCGTTACCGCCCTTGGCGCGATCATCGATATAGGCTTCGCCGTAGTGTGCCTCGATCTCGTACTGGGACAGCGAATTGGCCTGATCGAATGTGAGATTGCGGTCCTTGGCAACGCGCTCGACCATCCTTGGGCGCTGATGCTGGAGCAACGCGCGCTCCTGATCGGTCGCAAAGTGGTCTAGAATCATGTGGGTGGCTTCGTGCGCCACACCGCGGAACGGGTTGGGGTAGTCAGGATCGGAAAGCGCTACCCTAATGACTTCGTAGACCGGGCTGTAGGTGCCGCCACGATTCGGGGCGAGATTGAGGTTGCCATAGCCAGATTCGGCCGAGCCTGGGATCGTATCAGGCAGCAACACATGGGCCTGCCCGCGCGAGAACCGACCACCGGTCATGTGATCGAGCATGGCCAAGACGGCCTTCTCGACCTCCGCGCGTTTCGCAAAATCGGTGAATTGCAGTTCGCGGCGCTGCTCGGCGGCCTTCAAACGGTTTGTTTCCGCCGCCTCAGTCAGACCACGGCTGGGCTGCGAACGTTGTACTGCGGCTGGTTTAGCCTGGAATACAGGAAATCCTTGGGCAAGTGCGGCATCACGGAGTTGCGGGGTAATGTCGAGGGAGTGAACCCTGCGGCCTTCGGCGTCCGGATTTTCCTTGATGAACTTGCCTTCTCTACGCGCGTCTCGCATTTCGCCGAATGTACGAGCATTGCCGAGGAAAGGTCCGCCTTCGCTGGCATACACTTCCCAAGCTCCGCGTTCAGGCAATTGTCCTTGCCCAACCTTCCCGCCGTATTTCTTGACCAACTTATTGACTGCGGCAGGAAGGATTTGGTCGTAGAAACCGCGCATCCCCTCGCCGCCGACTTTGAGAGATGCACCGCTAATCTCGTGTGCTGGCCCTTCCGTTTCCGAATGTTGGTACTTTCGATCTGGTTGATTCAAAACTTTGTCGGCTGCATCCTTACCGATATAATCGCTCAATTGTTCTGGCTTGACGCCATGCTTGCTAAAAATCGTGTCAATACCCTTGGTCGCATAGAGATTGCCGGTCTTTGTAAAATATGTAACGCCGTCGATCTGCTTGCTCAGATCGTATCTCTCGGCCTGCACATCGCCTGGTGTCCACGCGATCTTGTCGTAGCCATTCTCCACCGCGTAGCGGATCATCCGCTTCATTGCGAGTTCTGGCCATGTGGTTTTGAATGGAGCGTCGGGGACACCGCGCTCTGTAAGTTGATCTGCGACGCTCTTGATGGCTTCGGCTTCGTCTGCCGCGAAGATATATTTTAGAGTTTTGCCATCCTCATCTAAGACTTTCCAATATGGAGGATTTTTGTCAGCAAATTGCCGGATAGCTCGCTCATTTGATGTCGTAACTCGTTCTGCAACCCACTTGGACGTATCTGGTCGCTGCTCACCATAACCGCGGCGCTTGCCTTGCTGGTGCCAGTCGCTTTGCACTTCCTCAACGAACAGCGTTTTCTTGCCGTCGATCACACGGTCATTGAAGCGAACATGCGCGAGGACGTTGGGCTCGTCCCAGTGGGAGGAGTGATAGTTCGGCGGATTTGAATCTCTCTCGATGCCATAGGCATCATTGTGGATGCGATCAAACTCAGCGTTTTCCTCTGGCGTCCATCTATTGAACGCATCTTGAAGGCCACCGTATTTGTCGATGAGTTTCTTGTTGATATCCTCGACCGCAGTGCGCGCTGGATTCTTCTTCTCCGGCAGCGTCAGCAGCAATTCGCGGTAGTTCTCGCCTCCGGGGAGAGTGTAGGTGCCGAATTTGGTCGGGCCGCGTGCTTGCACGGTTGAGGATTGCAATTCCTCCCAGCGTGCCGACAGTATATCCAATTCCGCCTGATTGACTGGATTGCGTGCGGTAGATGGATCATCTGGCCAGTTTGACAAAACTCGAATACCAGCATCAATCCTGGCTATTTCACGTTCTGGGTCGGCCTCCGCGAGGAGCCGCGAAAATTCATCTTCCTCAGTCGGTGTGCGGCGTGGGTTTTCGCGCAATTCTTCAAGCCTAGGAGAATCCTGTTTTATGCCCTTCTCTACCTCCTTCAACTCAATCTGATTGGCGCGGACGTAGTCGGAGAGTTCCTGCTTACTGACGGGGCCCTTATGATCGCGCAGCCATTCCTCAAGCCCGAGCCATTTCATTTCTTCCGGCTTCACACCTGGGGTGTTGCGCAACATTCCAAGCCATTGATTAGGCGCGGCTTTCTCATGCTTCGCTGTATCGATCGCGTTTGCGACAGCGGAATAATACCATTCACTTTTTGGCTTTGCGGGCAGAGCCATCGCAGCGGTAATGTCATCTTCCTCGCCGCCGGCCTTGCCAAGTTCAATCACCGGTCTGTGCTCAATCAGCCGCGCCAGCACGCGCGCGCCAGCCTCTGGATCGGTCGGCACAAAGTATCGTACGGTGTAGTTGATACGCTCGGTGAATACGCCGTCCGCTTTAACTTGTTGGCCTTCCGAGAACGACGTTGGGCCCGTCAATTCGATACGGTGCTCGCCAGCCACCAGCGATCGCTTGAACCTCCAGCCATTTGCGAGCTTCGCTTGTGCACCGGCCATGAGTTGCGAAAGCAGCGCAGTAGGCTCGACAACCTTAGCCTTGGTCTCCGCGCCAAGCGCCTGCAGTGTATCTGAAATGTGCGATTCCGGAATGACGCGCCCAAGAAAACGCTCGCCCTTGTCTGTCTGCAGCCGCACCACCCGCGGACTACCTTTGAGGCGATCCCACACCGGTAGGATTGCGCCCGTGATGAGATGCAGATCGCGAGTGACAAATTCAGGAGCTTTCTCGGTCTCAACCTGCCACAGATCCTTGGCGTCCTGTTTCTCGATCTTCTTCCATTCGGTATCGCGGCGATCTACGTTGTCTCGTGCGATGAGACGCGACGGAGAAACAGGGCTGATGATGCGGTATTGCGGGATGATGCGTCCAGTATCGGCCTGGGTAATGTCTGGCGCTTCCGCAATTCCGTACACCTTGCCGTGTGGGCTTTTCGCCCACGACACTATTTTGCGGTTCGGATTGTCGGCAACGAATTTGAACGGCGTTGGGTGAAACTTGTCCGAGACCGCAAGTTTGACGTATTTGGTCTCGGCGCCGCTCTCCTTGGCGGTATGGACTACTTCCTCGGTCTCTTTCGCGATCTTGTCAGCCTTCACAGTCTCAAGGCCAACATCGAGCAGCCCGGCCTGTTGGCGTACCTCGATAACGTGATCGAGCCTATCCGAGAACGCGCGGAACACCTTGTTCTGCAGATCAATCTTGAGCGACAGCAGACGGTTGAGGAATTGCGTTATCGGCGGCAGTTCCTGCTTGGCCCCAGTAACACGGCCTTCGTCGTCCTTGATCCGCAAAGAGAGGCCAGTCTGCGCCTCAAAATCATCGATGCGGACACCCTCGATGTTGTCATGCAGGAGATCATTGTAGAACTGGGATATTGCCTGATGTGCTTCCTTGCTTTCCAGATTGTCGCGCGCCGAGAAGATGCCCTGATCGCCGGCCTTGCGTTCGCCCTTCGTCAGTGCCCCAAGTTGCCCGAGGCGCCGCGCGATCGATGATATGAAACGCTTCTGCCCATCGAGGTCAGTGGTAACGAGGTGAAAGATCGGCGCCGATGCCTGATTGGTACGGTGTGTACGGCCAAAACCCTGCACGGCCTTGTCGGCTCGCCAACCTGCTTGCACCAGATAGTGCGAGCGGCGCGCGTCTTTTGAACCTGAACTATTGTCGGCATGGTACGAGGCACCAGTGCCGCCAGCCTCTGAAAACACTAGCACCTGTTTCTTGCCAGCCTGAAATGTATCGGTCTCGGACTGGTTGGACGATCCTGGCCGGCTTTCCTCCATGCGCTTTTTCTGGCCGGTCTTTTCGTCCTCCTTCATCACAAAGCGGCGCTTGCGGCCTGTCACTTCGGCCACAACATCGGTGCCAAAGTGATCTAGGATCATATCGAGCGGGCCCTGCGGCACGCGCACTGAGGCAAGCCGATCGATCAGCGCCTCTTTCATCGCTACGGCTTTTTTGTTCTGTACGGCGTTGCCATTTGCATCGGCTACTGGTCGCGAGCGCTCATTGCCGTTCTCGTCGCGATATTGTTCATATTCCTGCGTTGGGAACGACTTCTCGACCAGTTGAATAATCTGATCGCGCGGCGTGATATCGAGATCCTCGATATCCTCGGCTGTCTCGGCCTTCGCGGCGGCGCGCTCTTGCGATGCTTCATTCGTGTTAGTCAGTTGCAGGACGACTTGGCGCCCCTCCTTCAAATCCTTTTCTGCCGCCTTGATGACGGATGGCATCTGTAGCGAGGTGACAATCTGATTAAAGAACCGCTGGTGCCCACCCCAGAACGCCGACATTGCCGCAGACTTGGCGCGTGCGTCCTTGTTGCCGCCTGTTTCCTCTAAGGCAGCATGGATGTTTCTCAGAACGATCTGCCATGCCTCGGCAACGGTGTCGTAAATCTCACGCTGGTTTGGATCGAGCTTGTGTTCGAGGCGATTGTATTCGACACCGTCGTAGGACAGATTGCGCGCGATGTAGATGCCAAGCTGTTTCATGTCGCGAGCGATGAGCTCCATCGCCGCGATACCACCCTTCTCAACTTCCGTGATGAACTTGTCGCGAGAAGCAAACGGCGTCCCGCGTCCCCACAATCCCAAGCGATCGGCATAAGACAGATTGGAAACCTCCGTCGCACCTGTCGCTGAGACATAGACGACGCGGGCATTCGGCAAGCGATCTTGTAGCGCAAGTCCAGCGAGCGCCTTTTGCGCCGCGTCCTTCGTGCCGCGCTCACCCTTTGTCGTTATCGCATTGCCCATGTTGTGGGCTTCATCGAACGCGATCACACCGTCGAAGTCTTTTCCAAGCCAATCGGCAAGCTGGTCGACGCGGGATTTAACCGTCATCGCTTCGCTAACTGTTACCTCGTTTCCTGGCACCGTCACTGTCGTTTTGTTGTCGAGAGCGACCGTAACTTGTGGCGGTTGCCCGCGGCGCCCAGGCTCAATCTTTTGCACAGTTCCCGGTTGCCCATTAACGGAAACCGGCTGCTTGCGCACAAACCCGCCACGCGCGAGCGATGCTTGATCTGACATGCCACCTTTGAGCGTATCGTAGGTGACAAAGCCGATACCACGCTCCGCGCCGATCGGTTCACCAGACTTGACCTTGCCAATGTCGAACAAGACGTTCGGATTTTGCTTTAGGCCCGACCAGTCGCGTTTGGCGTCGTTGAGCAGTTTGCGCTTCTCGGAAACCCATACCGCCTTCGTACGTCCTTGCTGCCAGTTGTCGAGGATGATGCCGGCAACCTCGCGGCCTTTGCCGACGCCAGTACCGTCGCCAATGAAGTAGCCGCGGCGTTTCGGTGTCTCGTTCTCGGCGGCCGGGAGCATCGCGGAATGTGCTTCGCCGGCATAGATGACCGGCTCAAGCTGGGCGTTCGAAAGCAAACCCTTGTCGATCACCTCGCGCGGTAGTGCTGGCTTGTACTTCGGAAGCGGCGGTTCGACCGACGCCATAGCTGCAGATTGCACAAGCGGACCAGGATGCTTCTTGGCACCAGGAACCTTGACGCGCTGTGGTTGATATTCCTCGTACAGACTTTCGCTGATCTCGGACGCTGTCTGCGTGCCCGGCTCGGCGTGCTCTAGCTCAATTCGCTCGCTGCTGGTTGCAGTGCCGGATTCTGGCTTTGCTGTCTGCTGTAAATCTGGTTGAGGACCAACGCCGCCGCCCCCTTTGGGCTGCTCGCCCTTTGCAGTGCCCTCAACAAGCTTTGCCCCTGCTCGTTCTGTTCCGGCCCGTTCGGGTTCGACAGCAGCCACGCCAGGGCGTTTTCCGGCTTCCAGCCCAGGAGTTGCCCCACCTGTTCCTCCAACGCCGGCTTGTCCCTCGGTGGCCACTCCCCGCCCGCCCCGTTCTCCAGCCCCCAGAACGCTAGGCTCAGGACGTACAGGTGCTGCGGCGGGGCTTCGTCCCTCGCCTCCTTGAGCCATTTCCACGCCGCTCGGTTGAGCAGGTTGGAATTCTGGCTTACCTCCAATGGCTTGTGGTCTGGCATCGCGGATCGGCTCCAATGCGCGCATCAGGTCATCGACCGTGTGCGCTTCGGCGGTGATCGGCTTCTCTCCTGATGTAGGTGCGACTTTGTCGATCACCAGGAGACGGGTGCCGAAATTGGTCCCGTATTTGCCGTATACGTCGCCGTCGACTCCGATATTAGCACGAACGGCGTACTCATCCTCAATCAATTTCCACCATGGTTTGAAGGCAGGAGCCTCCATGGACATGCCGCGGCCGACGATCGCCACAAGGCGCCCGCCCGGCTCCAGCCGCCCAAGAGCCTGTTTGATGTGCGTGGCACCTACGGTAATGTCGCGCTTATCGCCCATCCTGCCTGCGGTCTGGCTGAATGGCGGGTTCATCACCACCACTGATGGCTTCACGTCGGCCGGCAGGATATTGTCGAGTTGCTCGGCGTTCTCCGTGAAAACACGACCGTCATCCCCCACTAATGCGCGCAACAATTCGGCGCGGCGCGGTGCTAGTTCGTTGGCTATGATCTTCACGCCCGGCGCTGATGCAGCCGCAACTAAGCTGCCAGTCCCGGCAGACGGTTCGAGGACCACGTCACCTTTGCGTAGACTAGCGGCATAGACCACAGCGGCCGAATAGTGCGGCGGTGTTGAGAATTGTTGGAAGCTCTGTTGTTCCTCGGAGCGGACGCGCTGGGTCGGCAATTTGTCCAATATCTTTATAAGACGATCGACGGTCTCTTTCCAAGGTGCATTGTCGGTACGATACGGCGGTATGCGCAACTTGGGATCTTCGCGTACTGCCATATTGACGGCGAGCTCGAGCGCATCGTGTGCGTCCTTGCGATCGAATTTTCCCTCGGCCAGCGTGCCGCCAAAGGCCGCGGTGCCTTCATCTTGCAGCACCTTGTTCGTGATTGACTCGCCATTCTTGATGCGGTTTGCCAGCGCGCGCGCGAGTTTAATGTCTGGTTCTTCGGCGGCTACTCCAGATTTTGTGGTTTTCGCTTGATCAACATAAGCGTCATACCCGGCCTTCTCTTGATCTGAACCTCCACGCCGGCGCGCGCTCTCTGGGCCATCCGCCTTGGCATTATTCCATCCACGCTGATAATCCGGAGATTCTTCGGCCTTCACCTCTGATGTGAGTAGCCATTCATTGCCGTGTTTCGCGCGCTCACTGGTCGTTGGCTTGTAGGGCGTGACACCACCACGCGATGGCACGATCGGCACTGGCTCAGTACGACGCACGCCAGCAACAATGTACGATCGCACCCCGCGCTGATCTTCATAGAGTGTGTGGCCGGTTTCGTTTCTCCCGATTTCTGTCCAATCGCTCTTGGCCTTCGCACCCAGCGGTGCCGTGCCGGGCATCGCCTCGACCTGTGGCGTCCTTACCTTGACGTGAGTTTCCTTGCCGGTCTCAAGAGACTTGATGACGAGGCCGGGGTGTTCGGCGGCTGGCTTCTTCGCAGCATCGAGCAGGTCGGTCTGCTTGCTCTCATCTCCGAACAAGCCTTCGTCCGCGGCCTTCTGCTCTGCCTTCGGCTTTAGGCGCTCATCGGCTCCGCGCTGGGCGTGCTCTCGGTCGGAGATTCGTTCTGCGCCTGGAAGGACGGCTTGCTCTCCTGCGCTTGTTCGCTCGGTTGTGGACTTAGCAGGTTCTCGCTCTCCGGGTCGCTGCTCGCCTTTGACTTCGGCGCTAGGCTTGACTTCGACCCCTGCGCTCTCGCTAGCCCCAGGTGCAACCCCGCGCTCTTGTGCAGGAAGGACTTCTGCGCCTTTTGGCCCTTCGGCAGTTTTGCCGCCTTCTGCCGGTAATGCTTCGCTAGCTTTCGGTGCTGCGTACCTGTCAAGATCATCGATTAGATCCTCAGTTATTTCGGCGTCTTGCTTCGCCTCGGCGGTTAGAACCTCATGATTACGCTCAAGCTCAAAGGCTGCCGCCTCAAGTGCATCGAGCGGATCACCGCCGCGCTCATGGAAGATGGCAACTGCCAAATCCTCATGCTCTTTCGTGCTTGAATCAAGCGGAATCTTCTCCTTGGCCATAGCCTCATGGAGAGCATCGCGATCACGTTTTAACTGGCTTACGCTGGGCTCTTTTGTCTCTGGGGTGTAGCCAGCGCGGTACTGCTTCTCGCCCCTAAGCTCTTTGTCGACCGCATCCAGAAGATGGACAATGGTGCTCTCGGTAACGCCGCCATGCTGCTCGGCCGGATCATGCAGATAGCCTGCCTCTACTGCGGCCTCGCGGATACTGTCCAGCCGCTTGCCGCCTTGGCGAATCAAGGTGCCGTAGCCTGGAATGAATTTGTTGGTGTGTCCGATGCTTTGCTGAATGTCCTTGACGAGCGGATCGCTCGAATCGATGCCGCCGCGCGCCGCAATAAATTCCAGCAAGGACTGCTTTTCTGATGGCCTTACAGTGGCTTTGGTAGGCTTGGCAACTTGCTCTGCAGTTGCTGCGGCGGTACGGCCTGCGCGAGCGGGCTTGCCTTCGGTAGTCCCTGCTTCGGCAACGCGCTCCCCGCTGGTGGCTGGCTCGACAGTGCCCCGCCCACCCTCGGGACGGCCGGCTGCTGTGGCTTCACCGACAGATGGCTTTTCACCCCCTGTGGCTGTTTCTTTGACAGGCGCAGCGCCGCGTGCAGGCTCGCCACCCGCGACCGCGGTAGCCTCCCGACGAGCTGTGGCGCCATCCGTTTTAATAGGTGGCTCGCCCCGAGCGCGTGCGATGGCGTCCAATAACTGGGAGGCTTCGGCATGGCCTAGTTCCTTTTCGACAGTCTCTCGGCTGATATGCCCATCTTCCACCAGACTGCGCACTACGGCGACTGGGAAAGCCTCATCTGGCGGAGCGCCTTCCTCGGCGTGGATTTCACTAGCTCTGGCCACATCCGCCGGCCGCACGGTGGCAGGATCAACGCCAGCGGCGCGCAGGACGTTTTCGACGGCTGCGTGGTGTTCGTGGCCTGCTTCAGGCCCAACCTCTTGGGCGGCCTCGGCTGCGTTGCCAGGGGCCTTCTCAGCCGCCTTCATGGCATCAGAGACTGGGGCCTTGAGGTCGCCTTCCTTAACCCATTTTTTGAAGTCATCGGCCTTGAAAATCCTAATCCCGCCAATCATCCCGTGGCTTTTGCCTTCGGTAGACTTGTAGGCAACAATCGCTTTCTGAATGGCGTCTAGCCCGCTGAAACCAATAAATGTCTTGTGCTGCCGGAAGGCTCCTGTGTTTTTATCCTTCTCGTCAATGACGATGACGCTTTGATTCGGGCCTTCGGTGCGATCAGGTCCGACATAGACATCGAGTTTCCCGCCATCGGCCCCCATCCCCACATTCCAATATCCGTGGGGCGATCCCATCTTTTGTTGCCATGGTTTGCTGGTCTCTGGGTCTACTCCTGTTCGAACATTATTCTTGTCCGTTTCAAGCGTGTAATTGAGACCCTCCCACTTCCCAGATGACTGAGGGACCGTGTCCTCTTTCGTTGATCCGCGAGGTGGCGTTTCCTTGCCTGGAATCTCTGCGCCGGCATCACTGGCCTCCTTCAATGCCTTGTCGAATTGCTCCTTGCTGCGAAGCTCTTTTGTTGGGATGCCATAATCTTCCAAGAAATTCCGAACGCGGAGGGCTTCCTCCAGCCCGTCTGGGCCGATCGCTGCGATATCCTCATCCGTCAGGTTGAAATGTTCTCGTAAAGAAGTCTCGTATTTGGCTTGCCGTGCGGCTGCCTTAGCTTCTGGGCTAGCGTTAGCCGCCCGCGCTTCTTCCTGACGTTGCTGCTCGCGCGCTGCCTCGCGTGCGCGTCCATGCTCTCGCGCTCGTTCTTCCCGTGCTGCGCGCTCTGGATTTTGTGGAGGCGGAGGCGGAGTAATACGCTCATTCCCAGTCTCATCTGGTGTGACAGGCGGCGGAGGAGGTGGAGGCGTCTTACGCTCGTCGCCAGTGTTCGTACCCTCCTCGCCGGGGGTCGTTACTGGTTTCTTCGCTGTACGCGCATCGATCAATCCGTGCGCTGTGCCCAAGATCGCCCCAGTCGCGAAGCTAGCAATCATGCGTTGGGCGTCTAGCGAATAACCAGAGGCCGCATCGATCGCTTCTTCGTAGGACTTAACACCGGCCTTAGCCTGCTTAAGCCACCCGCCATTGGCCGCTGCTTTCGCCGGGTCAGATTCAACATCAGCTATTTTAAGCTTTAGTTCTTCTTCCTCTCCCTTGAGTTTTGCAACGTACTGCGGATTGTAGATTTTCCCGATCTGTTGACCAAGAAATTCTTGTGCCTCGCCAATGCCAGTAAACGTGACTCCGCTCTGGCCCGCGCGCGCGAGTAATTTTATCGCCAGACTTTCGGTTTCTGGCATAAACTTCTGGATCGGTTTCAGCACAAATCCAAGATTAACCGTTCCAAGAGCAGCGTTCACGGCACCTGATAATCCGGCGGACGTCATCGCATCTTCTGGACTCGCACCTTTTTTGCGAGCATCTTCGTAGGTATCGGCCGCGCCTGTCAGCCCAAACATAGCGCCGCCGATCGGGATAGCCGCCTCTGGCGCTACGATGCCAGCCGCGACAAGTGGCGCTACAAGCAGCGTTCCCTTCGTGATTTTGCTAGTGAGACTCCCCTTCTCGGTATCAGTGAGCGGGAACTGCTTCTCGCCAAATTCCTTGACTGATTTTCCAGCTTGGTAGACCGGATTATCTTCTGCCAGATATTTGGCTTTAGCGTCCTTCTCAAGTCTCGGCTGGGTCTGAGTACGGAACTCCTTGCGCTGTTCTGGCGTCATATCGCCGTAGCCAATCGCGTCGTCTACAGGGCGAACTTTTTCGCCCTTATCAATGCGGTCCATCACATCGAGTTGGGCTTGCGAGAATTTGGCTGCTCCTTGGAGAGCCTTGGTGCCTATAAGGCCAGCCCCCTGCAACAGGCCGCCAGCAATATCGGTAGGGACTTGCGCCGCCGACTTTCCAATTACCGATCCATAGCCACCCCAGTCTGGCTTTTTCTTTTCCTCTGGTTTTTCTTCTGGCGCTTCCGCCTCGCCGTACTGACTCAAATCGACTATTGGATCGCCGTACTGTGAGAGGTCTGCGGCTGGTTGTTTAGCCGGCTTCTGCGCGCGACGTCGTTCCTGCTCTTGCGCATCACGAAATATGCGATCCGCAACCTCGCCCGGATTGACGCGGCCAGGAGGCAAATCCGGCATGCCGCTACGGAAAGTGCTGTCAGCTACATCGGCCGGGTCTACTGGTTGATCTTTGACGATGCCTTTACGAATGTGCCTATTGCGAAATGTCTGCGGATCTATCTCCACATTTTGGGCATACGTCGGCGCTTGTTGAACAGGAGGATTTATGTCGACACTTTGCGGATCGACCGCACCCAACTGATCTTCTAGGGACATTGACTATCAATCTTCCTCTACCGCTGCGTTCCATTTACGCGGCACATCAAGCGAACCCCACTCGCCAACATCAAGTTTCTCCTTTCGATGCGGCAGAAATGATCTTAGATACCGATATACAGAACGCATTTTGTTGGATTTTCTGTACCAGTAGCAACCGTCTGTTTCGTAACCCAAACGCTTTAGAATAAGAACCGTGACTTCGCGTGATGGGAGAAGATCAGATGCAGCAATCAAATCATGCGTGATATTTGCCGCGATGAATAGCTCGACCTGTTGTGTATTTTTTGGGCCACCATAACGATCAGAGCAATAACAGTGCACGGCTTCCACAACTGGATCACACGGACTTGGCTTACGATACGCGCGAGCAATGCTCTCTAGTTTTATTCTGTGCCCAATGGCTCTTTCATCGGACATGACGATACCATCTGGCATGATATGCTCCTTGCCTAAAACCACTTCATCACGGTTCCAAAGAACCAGAACGCATCCATAAAAAACCATGCGAGAGCAAACATGCCAGCGGCGCGAACCTCGCGCGGCGTGATAGGGGCACCTGAAAGCACTCGGTAGAATTCATTCATGGTTTATTGTTCGGCTCCAGCACCAACTTGTTCATTTTGCCCTGGCATGGCAAGAGCATTCTGCTCGCCAGTGACTGGCTCGCTGAACTGATCTTTCTTGCGTTTTAGAGTGGTGCCAGATTTTGGATCCCAGAACGGCGTGCCAGGAGGCAGATGCTTGATCTGGTCCTCAGTCCCAACAAACCCTTTCTTCGCAGCATCTTCGGCCTTCTTCGGATCAAGGCTATATTTTTTATAAGTTTTCTGCCGAAAATCTTCGACACCATCTTGGACGACTTTTCTCACTTTATCCAGGCGCTCCTTGTCTCCCGACAAGGTGGCATCCTTGATTTCATCGCGGTACAACGCAAGGAGGCCCTTTTCATGCTGCTGAATTTCAGTCTCGGCAGTGTGGTACTTCCCAGGCTCGCTCATCTGCCATGCCTTCGACGAGGCATCCTGCGCTGCCTTTGTTTTTAACACATCAGTGCGAGTCTGCCAGAATGGTATTTTCTCGTTCATCATTTTAGTGCTGATGGCTGCTTTAAGTTTAGAGATATCGTAGTTTTTGGTTTGCAAATCTTGGCTGAACGCATCGTTTTGCTTCGCCCTCGCCTGCGCGATCTGCGTGTCCTGCGCCTGATTTTGGCCGGTGAGCGTACCGCCAGCGCCAGCGGCTAACGCCGCGACTGCGGGTGTTCCTGGTCGGATATTGCCGACAGCGCTGAGGCCACGTCCGAGCCCAGCCATTTTCGCGCGCCACTGGTCATTGTTTAGACCAAGCGCCCCAGCGAGACCGTTTCCGGTCGTGCTCGTCACCGGACCTTGACCAGTCGACGGCGGAGGCGGCGGGATAGCGCCATTTGGCGGTGGAAGCCCGCCGATAAGGCCGCCAGAGATATTCGATCCAGGCGGCCCTTGATTTAACTGTACTGGTGGCGGGGCTGAAGGCGGGAACCCGCTCGGCGGCGCCGGACCCTGACCGCCGTTCGGTGGGATAGGGTTTTGCGGCGTTGCGATCTGCGGATTGAGTTGCGCTTGGAACGCGAGATTAGGAGAGACCGGACTACCGCCTGCGTTCGACATGCCCATCGTGTTCGCAGACGGCGGAGCCTGCGCGGTGTCCATCGGTGCATTGGTCATCGCTAGCGTTTGCGGCGATGGCCCAGGTGGTTGCTGCGGCTGCGGCATCAGCGTGCCTTGCGGTGCTGGTTTTGCCGCAGCCGGGTTTATCCCGAGGATGTTCTGCACGAATGTGCTGTTGTCCCCGAACATGTCATCGAGCATGCCCATGGCAGTGATCTTTCTTTAAGCCGCGATTCCGAACGATGGCCCAGTGGCGGTGGCTGGGGCTTTCGCGCCGTCGCGTTGTTTGATCGCAGCGAGCAACACTTCGTACGGGATCACCACGCTCTGCGTGTTCGGTACGATCAATTCAGGCCCACGCTCGCCTACAACGGTAGGCTGACCGGGCGCAACAGGGCCGCCATCGGCTTTCCTGCCCGGCAGCATGGCACCAAGCGCAGATCCGAGAATGCCAAATCCTGAATTATCCGGAGCCGTCGTGGTGCTCGTCCCAGTCGTCGAGATCGGTGCACCGGCACGGCCCGCCTGAACCGTTTGATTAAGAAGCTGCGTCGTCTGGAACGGATATTGCTGTGCCATCAGCCATTGATTGTAGGCGGCATTCAATTGAGCTTGTTGCTGCGCGGTCTGTTGGCCACCGAGCGTGTTGATGAGATTTGTTGCATTAGTGCCAGCGCTTGTGAGAGCGTTTGCGCCGCCAAGTTGGCGATTGAGTGCAGTCTCCCGCAAGTTCGCGTTGGTAGTTTGCCCTTGCAGATTGCTCGCTACATCCTGCGCGCCAGCGCCGATCGCCGTATTGAACGCGTTGTTGTAGGCATTACCGATCAGACCGGTGCGCGCGGTGTCCTGCTGCTGCGTGAGATTGGTGCGGCCGAGGTTCCATGATGAATCGCCGAATGCCCCCGCTCCAGTCGCCGCAGAGTCGAACGACTTGTTCTGACCGGCAAACTGCTGGTTGAGCTGCTCAAGCTGCGGCTGCAGCGCGAGGTTGACATAATTATTCATGTATGGAGACATCTGCGAGGCAATGGTCTGTGGTGACACAGAGCCTGGGCCAGCATTGGCGTAGTTCGATATCAGCCCGCCAGCCTGCCCGACGTACGGCTGGATTCCACCAGCAATATCGGAGCCGAGCCCAAATGACTGCTGTTGCTGTGGGCTAAAGCTCGCAACTTGTGACCCGGTGTAGGGCGTAAATCCGGTATTCTGTAGGTTTTGAGCGAACCCCACGTTTTGCTGGGCTGCACCTGACAGCCAAGCGGGCGGTGTCTGTGTGCTTGAGGTGTCAGTCTGTGATTGTTTTGTATCGTTGCCCAGGCACATGACGCTTCTCACTCTTGTTGAACACTTTAAGGCGGCCGCCGTTTTCGTCGTAGATGTGCAACTCGAGATCGGACGCTTTCGCGATCGCGATCCCTTCTTTGAGCAGTGGCTTCCCGATGCCAGTTTTTGGCGTCAGCACGAAAAACCACCGGTTCGCCAAGAACCAGACCTTACCCCACCAGAATTTAGGACGTATTAAGCCGAGCGTACCGACGAGTAAATCGCCGCGCATCGCCATCAGCGCTACGTCGTGGTTAACCACGCGCCACACCTCAATTGAGGAATCCTTGGGGTCTATTGGGCCTGGGAGCGTCGGCCCAGCTACTACGCAAAGAAACTGATGGATCGCGACGACATCTTCGTCGGTCGCGGCATATCGAATGACGATGTTTTGGCTTTGCTCTATGCCAGAATCCATACCCTAAGTCGTACGAGTTGTCCCGCCGGACTGCAAGATTTGCAATAGCGTTGCCAACACTGCATTCGTATTTGCCAACGTCGGCGCGCTGACTAGCAACTGCATTTGCTGTGTAAACGCCGCATCGAACGTAAAGTTTTTCGAGACCTCAAGGACGTCGTTTTCGTGAGATGCGCGCTCTATCTCCGCTAATGACGACCGCAAATCGTTCTGATTGAGAGTAACAGGTCGCATTAGTTTCGCTTTCCTGTCGGCCGAACAAACGCACAATGTTTCCCGGACCTCATGTAGTTTCCAAGATCTGATGAACTGAGTGTTAGCCCAAGATATCTGCCCTCAACGCGAAAATCCGTCAAACCAGCGTTTGTATCCGGGATTGTCTCCGTCTCCGAATCCATCGGTGCCGCATCGGTCAAACGGTCGAATGTGTTGACGGTAGCGGAGATATTTCCAACCTGATCTTTGAAATCAAACAGCATGTGCGCCAAGTGCATGCTCTGCATTCCTTCTTGCATTGCGTATGGCGCGAGCGTCATTGTCCAGGTCAGAGGGTTTCCATTGTCGTTGTTTGCGTCATTCGGGCCGTCGTGCTCGTACACGTACCCGTCCGTTCCGGCCATCAGCGTCGATGTATCGCCTTGCGTAAAATGTGTCCCTGACGCCCTAGCAGCAACAACTCCAAGGCTGGAATAAAAGTCACCAACCCCTGGTGCAAAGCACTGGTTTATAATGCTGTAGATCACGTAGTTGGTCGGGTTGTTCGCGCCAATCGTCGGATAGAAAAACCAGATTTCGCGGAAGTTTGGAACGAGAATTGCGCAACACTGAAATCCTAACGTATCAGGGATGGCATCAAAAATATATTTTCGGACGTCGTCTTGCCGCGGCATTCTTTGCACGGACCCATTGAACATATAGAAATTATGATCCGCCCCCATCCAATAAGCCACGCCATCGACAGTGACCGCAGCATTTGGCCCGAGCAGGCCACAATCTTTGCCCGCCATCGATGAATTGTAGACAAATTGCGATCCAGTATATTGGAATATGTAAAGCGCGGCATCAGTCCAGATCAGTGAAATGTACGGCGCAAGAACGCGGCCAGCGATAAGCTTTGTGCCCTCCTGCAGCGTGCGCTGGAATGCAGTGTTATCAGTAGCCGGCGTCCACGTCGTTGGGTCATTCTGGCTGCAGACCTTCACGACCATCTTGTCGCAAAGACCGACGACAAATCGCTCTGGTGTAATGAACATCGACCGAAAGTCGGTCGGCGCATTCATCGGTATACCGTTGAATGTGCTTACCGCCCGTGGCCAAGGCTGGTTCTGCGTTGGATCAAAGGCCCAAAGTGTTCCGCCGTTATATGTGGCGAGCAGCACAACACCGAAGTGATCCAGAGCCCAAACGCGAGGTTCAAAGAAGATTGTCGATGAGCCGCGAGGTGTACCCCATGTGCCTAGCCCCCATGGGCCAACACCCCAACCCTGACCGAAGGCACCTAGTTCAGTGCCGATAGGTATTTCGTATTGGAATGTGACTGCCGCCCCGCCGCCTGCTCCACTATTATTGGCAGTCGTGGTGGCCACCACGGTAAAGTTGTTACCGTCGACGACAGATGTGACAATAAATGTGCCATTCATTGTCACATTGTTGAATGTCGATGCGCCAGAAAATATTGCGGTGTCACCTACTGACCGCCCATGAGTTGTCTGCGCGACAACAACGCCGGCAGAACCATTCGATGTCGTGAACGGGTTTGCCCCAAGTGCGCCGGTTGAACTAAATGGCGTTATGTCATTCAACGTCCAACTTGAATCGAAAGCGTATAGCTTTCGGTAGGTGCCGGCAGCATAGTATTGGTTTTGCAGAAAATCTCGCCACGCAAGACTGGTGCGCGGCGTCCCAGACATCGGCGTGCTGGTGAGACGGATATTCCCGCCGATTTTCTGTGGGCGTCCATTGACAAACCTGATCTTGTCAAATGGCAGAATCCATCGCCCCTCTGCAACGCGACTTGTTTCCGTTACCACAACACCGGGAGGGGGAGTAATCGGGAGTGGAACAAGGGCGGACATTATGTCTTTATAATTATATTAGTGACGCCAAAATCTTGCATGTTGTTATGCGCCGCGCCCCCTCCGATTGCAATTACTGCACCTCCATTGCCGAAAAAGTTGTTGGCATTTACTGGTGATCCTATGGTGTCACCTTGCAAGAGATAAACGAGGCCACCGGTGCCTCCGGTGCTAGCTGTGTTTATTGTGGGTATGTCGTGTGAGTGAGATGGCATTTCCGAAATCGTAATCGTGTGGCTTTCCTCACCACCTGCTGTGCTTAAATGCGTTCCGGCGAAGGCAGACGAACGACCGGCTGGATTGTTGTTCATGTTATCGCGGCCGACAAGTGTGCGATAACGCCGGTCTGGCACGTTGAATGTAGTTGAGGCGTCTCCTTGACCGAATGGGAGCGCGCGAATCGTAATTCCGGGATTCGTACTGGTCGCCGCTTGCGATATGACCAACGATGTTGCCGCAATACTGACAATCGTTGTAGCGGTCGGGATTCCAATCCCTTCTACCAACCCGCCCTCTAGGCCCTTGCCGCGCAAATCAGCCGATAGATTGTCTATCGTTGTGTTTGAGTGAGAGTTCCCGGTTGCAGTCTTGGTAATTGCGTTGAACAGCGGGGCAAATGTCACTCGACTATATGGAGCGCCGTCTGTCCATAGCCAAGCTCCTGACGGCGATGGCAATTCAATCCCGGCATAAGCTTGTTCAATTCCTGGTGGTATTACTTGAGCGCCGCTTAGTTGCAGAATGTTTGGCGCTAAAATGTTAAAGATGTTCGGAGAAGCGGCCCCAGCCCCTGTCACTTGCAGAACATCAATCCCAGCGATGGACAAACGCCAGTCTTGTGTGCTGTTGCGATACCACCCTGAATTTGTCTCGTTGATGTTAGACAAGACTGGTGCAGAAGCCGAACCGTCAGGCATTTGAACTTGCCTGGAATTGAACGGGAACACGTCGATTACGTTATTTCCTTCGCACTCGACAGTCTGATGGCCACCTTGCGGGATTACGACAGCAGACCCACTCGTCGTCTTAAATGAAAGTGTAAATGCACCGCTTGTCGCATTATTGACCCGCCAGAATTTGGGCAGGTTTGGAACTATGACGATTTGGTTAGAAGTCAGAACACCATTGAAAATAAGTTCATTGTATCTGACCTGAGATGGGGCGGCAGGAGGCGGCGATCCTGATAGATCAAGAGTCCCACCCGTAACCGTCGACGTCAACTGACCAGAAATTGCATCTTCGAATATCTGAAAGACAAATGTATTCGCGTTGTTGCCCCACGAATTATTGTCATTGCCGGTCCCCATGATGAGGTAGCCGAGGCCGGTGGAAAAAGTGTCTGCTGGCATTTACGGCGTCTCCGTGTCAAGCTCCATCCCCCGCATACCCATATCGTTCTCGATATTGATCTGCTGGACGATGCCTTGCAGTGCCGTGAAGTCTTTTTGATATTCCTGGTCGTCTTTCATAAAGTCAGCCGCTGCTGCCACGCATGCTCTGCGCATAAGCTGCGGGTATCGGTTGGTGAGAAAGTTGCTTTGATTTGTGACCGACAGAAGCGGAAGGCTTTGATAATATTGCAGACGCCCAAGAGAAACCTGCGTAAATGCCGTATCGAAGTGAATGGCTTCATCCCAGATACCCCAACAGACAGGCATACCTTGGACCAGATTATCGATGATGTATGCGACCGCCGACCCGCCGCCAGCGCCGCCAGCGCTCGGTGTCGTACCAAGAACCGTGATATCGATCGTGAAGTTGTTGGCGTCGACTATCGATGTAACCTGAAACGTCCCGTTGATTATTACACCGTTGAAAATAGTAGCCCCGCTGGTGTTGATGATCGAATCCTGACTGAACCCGTGTCCAGTCAAATTCACAGTTACAACATTTGAGCCACTGACTGTCGTGAACGGATTGGTCCCTAATGTTCCAGAAAGTTCCGTGTAGTTGCGGTTTGTCTCGACGAACGAACTATCCTTATGCCGTACCGGCAGATTGAAACCCGTAAACCTCATGCGCCCGATTGGATCGAGAAACCGCGCCGGAAGCGCGAAGCTCGCTCCGCCGACCGACATGGTGAACTGCATGGAGGTGAGCATTTCGCGACAGCGGAGTGCGGAGTACACCAGCGCCTGAGCTTCGTCGATGATTGTTGTGACGTCTAAAAGACTATACGAAACCCAGTTTTTCAAACTTCCCGCGACTCCTTTCGCGGCTGATAAACTGGTATATGTCATTGCCATGAGATTCTACCGGAGCAGGAGGGCAAGATGAGTGTGGAGAGCAACGAAAAACTTCTCTCTGAATTCAACACACGCTGGGTCAAGAAGATGGAGCCAGTCCTCGACGAAATCCGTAAAACCTACGCAAATAACCCAAATCAACACTGCTCAATATTAAAATGCATAATCGGGATGGCCGTTGGTGAAATGCTCGGTATTTGTGAGTCAAACGACAAGAAATATAAAGGAATGCTACTAACTGACTTCGCCCAGAAGCTGTTTGACACCATTTTAATCTCCTGGCGCCGTCACGATAAACGCCAGGAGATCGTTAGTGGATTGATGCCGAAAGACGTTAAGCCGCCCGCTTAGGAAGGTGTTTCGCCAATTCCTCGCAGACCTGATCCTCCGGTACCATCTTGTGATCAAGAACCAGATCCTCAACCATCTGCTTTTTGCTGGTGAACATGATGGAGAAGTTTTTCTTGGCCGCCTTTTGCAGCATCAGCCATTCATATTTGGCCTCACCGCGTAGCCACGATGCAAGATTAACATCGTCGATCGGATCGTGATTGTCATCGTCATTCGTCTCGCTGTCAGCCGGTTCTTCAATCTCGGTTACCTTGGTAGCGCCGCTGGCTGCGCGATTCTGCATAGTCGCGACGAGATCGCGCATTGGCTGGTTGTAAAGCGGAAAATATGTGATGTTCTTGTTGTCGACAACACCAGGACGAGGCTCCGTCGCACCATCATCCGGAACAAGAATCTCGTTTGCATCGAACGGCAGAAGAACCATGTTGCCGCCAACTTTGCGGCCCTGCCAGTAACTTACGCGATAGAGAGGATCTTCAGGCTGGCGATCACCTCTGCACTCTGAAAATGGCCTCGAACGATCCATTCGGATTACGACGTTGGTAGTCATGTGGTTCTGCTCCTATTGCTGTTGGTTGTGGTGATGCGTATAAAAGAACGGCCCCCAAGGCGTTGATGCGCCGTTTGGGGGCCTAACCTCAGTCGATGGAGCACCCCATGACAAAGGCTGTTTCTGGATATACCAGAAAACTTACCGCTGGACAGCGGTTTAACAGACTCACCGCAGTTGAATTTGCTGGCCACGAAACAGGGGCAGGCCGAAAGCTTCTTTGGAAGTTTCGGTGTGACTGTGGGACCGAAGTAATCATTCGATCTGAAAGCGTCAGAAGCGGCGGCACAAAAAGCTGCGGCTGCCTAAAGCTAGAAACCTCCGCAGCAAACGGACGCGCCAACGTCAGGCACGGACTTGAAGGCACAAGGATTTACAGAATCTGGGGAGCGATGCTGCGCCGCTGTGAGAACCCCAAAAACTTTAGATTTGAATACTACGGCGCGCGCGGCGTCCGCGTGTGCGAAGAATGGCACGACGTACACAAATTCCGCGAATGGGCACTAGCCAACGGATATGCCGATCATCTGACGATCGACAGATATCCAGATAAAGACGGGGACTATTGCCCAGAGAATTGTAGATGGGCGACTTGGAGCGAACAGGCATTTAATCGACGACCAGAGAGATGGCATAAGAGACCGCCCCCGACTACAACTTAGACGAGGGCGGTTCTTATAATGCAACTATTTAGTGCGATGGGATAATAATGTGTTTGATTTTTCCAGCCGCCCCGACTTCCTCATTGACCACGCTAGCACCTGTCAGGCTGTGCTTGAGATTATCGACGCCACCAGCGATGCCAGTCGTATCGAGGATCGACGTCTCGATCGGCATAGCGAGATCGACGTTGTCCATCGCTACCGCAGTCAGGATTGACTGATCGGGTCGATCAATCTTTTTGCTGCTCATTCCCTCGGACGGGCCGTGCCCGCCTGTGAGAGCCTCAGAAATAAAACCTTCGCTCGAACGAGCGACCTTGTCTTTGCCAAAGGGCATTTTCGGAAGTGCCATGGTATTTCCTTTCAGTATGGTGAAATGCAAGGAAGGCGGCCGCCCTCCTTGGTATTATTGCTCGAAACTCTGATCTGGACCGCGGTACACAGGCCCAATCACCCCCTTAACCGACGGTGGATTACCCTGCGCGTTCGGATCGGCGCGGGATAAACAGGTAAACCCATCGAGTCCAGCGTTGCCGCTTTGCTCATCCTTAGTCCCGTAGTCCGTCACCGGATGCGGGTTTTCCATTTTGATCGGATCGTTGCGGCGGTTGCTGCCGAAGAACAAACCTAAACCACGCATCTGAATTCTCCTTGAAAGAGGAAGTGGGGAGGCCCTACGGCCGCCCCACA